AACTTATATTAGCTGAACTAGCATAGATTGTAACTACATCAGTTGTAGCTAATGTCAACCCGATAGTCATTGTTAGTACGTCATTTGCAGGGATACTAGTATCATAAGCAATATAGTGCTGTGCTGCAAGACTTGCTCCTGCTGGGCGAATTGCAATTCTAAATGAACCGGCAGTTGCTGCTTGATTGCAGATAGCAATTGTTGAACACACTGCACTGGTCGTTGCCGGTACTGTATATAACGTTGTCTCTGTTGTTGCTGCAGGGTTTGATTGCCCTAATACTTTGTATGTGTTTGCCATGTTACATGCCTGCTAATAAAAATGGGTTCAATGGGTCCGGTACGGTAACTGTTGCAAAACTCAAGTTACCTGAACCATCTGTTTGTACGTACTGTCCAGTAGAACCACCGGTAATATGAACATTACCTATTGCTCCCAATGTTGCATTACCTGTTACCGTCAAGTTAGACAAATTCCCGACACTAGTAATGTTGGGTTGTGCATTTGTGTACACTGTTCCTGCTACTAAGCTGTTTGATACTTGTCCAGATACATTTGCAGCAGGGATTGACGAGACAGTGATTCCCGTCAATAAACTACCGTTGCCTTGAAAGTAATTACCAACGACTAAGTTGCCTAGGTTTGCCGAGCCTGCGTGGAGACTTCCGTCAATCTCTAAACTAGTTAAAGTACCGACAGATATAATTGTGTCGGTTTCAATATTCTCGCCGTTTACTTTAGTGGTCATTTACTTACTCTGGTAAAACTACTTCAACCCATGCGGTTGTTGCTTCATCCCAGTTGTACATTTTACCGTCATCTGGCATCGGTGTAGGTGCTTCATATTGACATGTGTTTTCATTCAATACCCAGCTAGCAAAACCTTTCGGTGGAATGAATGCATCACGACCTGAATCGTAAGTGTATCCGATACCTGCGTAGTTCTTACGCAATGGGGTGCCACCTAACTTGTGTTCACCTGCTTGTGTGTTATAACTTGTTTGGACCCATTTAGATGGATCACCTACAGCACCCGAATCAATAAAATCCTGCTCTGCTACGATAACGTTTGTGACGATGTTGTTTTCATCTATTTGTGCGAAATGTGACATTTCATTCTCCTTGTTTAAATTTATCCTGTTGTCCAGTAAGTTGTGTTTGACGGACCTGACGTTGCATTTGGATCAACGTATGTAACGTTGTTACTAGCTTGAATTATTTTGGTATCATTTTGTACTTGCATGGGTTCTTGGATAGTCATGTTAGTAACTTCCAATACATCAAGAGTCACTCTAACTGAAGGTGTTGAAGTGGGTGTGATACTTGCCATTTACATTGCCCTCACTAGGTACATATCCTCGTTAAATACGATTGCGATGTACGGCTCATTATTTATAGTAAATGTTTGGTTCGCTGATACCCAATACAATTTCATCATTGCTAGCGGGGCCGTCATACTTTTGTACAATCCTCTAATAGCTCCACCTGGATTCCAAGCACCTGAAATGTTTGTTCGAATTTCTATAGGTTCTGCATTTGGTACTAGGGATCCTGTAACAGGATCCACAGTTGGCATATTTTGAATATTACTAGTGAGTGAGGCTGCGGTAGGTCTCTTTCTCTGTCTATGGTTAATAATAGGGCAAACTAAACTCATAGTTCCGTTTGATTCCCCTGCTCCACCCGAGCCGCCACCTAAATTCGATGATGACACTGGATCGTTAAGGCTACCGCCGTTGAACGGGCCATTTTGTTTTTTAATAGCAGTTCCGGTGATGACCCCATCATTTCCTATTGTTGCCATATACGCAACTGCAAGAGAAGGTGGTGCCGGGTCAGTATTATAAGCAAATGTGTTACTTTCTGGTAAATGCACCGATTGGATTGCAACCCAAGGTGGGTTGTAAGAAAGTGCATCTTCCCAAGACTGGGTAGTTCTTAATCCACAATAAAATAACGTTCCATATTGTGATCCAGTAGTACTTGGCGAAGTTGCCGTAGAATTAGATAGAGTCCATGATGAGGTGTTTGCATATCCACTAGCATATGAGTTCGAACGATGAACATCCCATATAATACAGTAATCTTTAGTAATCGCCATGCGATAGTACACATTTGAGGAATTGTTAACATTAAACCCACCTCGACCGCCTGAGTAAGAAGTAGTTGCCATATAATTACTAAAATAACTATTCAACATTGCACTTGTTGCCGCTGGTACCGGTGTATGAACTGTCCAAGAAGGTTTAAAGTTTGTATCTGATAAATCTGAAGCTGTGCTGCTACCATATGTCATCTCTATTTGACCTAAATAAGCAGCCCAGTTTCCATATGAACCGGTTCTGATATATCCTAATGCAGCGTCTCCGCTCATGCTTGCACTTGATGCTGCTGCGCCGCCGTGTGAATGAAAACATAGCTTCATGTAAGGTTGAGTACCTTTGTTTGAAGCAGTGTAAAAGTCTGCTTTCCATTGAAGGTCGAACGTTGTTTGACTGTTCATACTAGTAAATGTAGCCGAAGATGGTACATTATGACTTGCGCTAGTTGTCCATCCACCTGCTTCGGTATTTGCATCAATACTTACTATGCAGTTTTTTGTATTATCAACTGTTCCAGTGTTGTTTACATATGGATTAACCGTCAGTGTTGTTGTATTGGCAGCAGCCGTAGCGATTGCCGTTACGCAACGTAAAAAATTTACGTAGATTGCATCACCTGATGCAGTGTTATTGATATAAGGGTCGAAGGTTACAATCATGGGTTAATCCACTAATAAAGAAAAGTCGTTGACGGTAAGTCTGTAAAGATTTGAACTATCTTTATACAACTTTGAGCCAGCCATTGCATTTATTGGAAGTTTATAAACTCCGTATAATAAATGATACACGTTTGAAGACTGAGAAGCGTAAGTAAAAACCGGGTTTTCAGTTAATATAACTTTTCCCTGTGAGTCATATCGTTTTAACGGTGTTTGCACAAATATGCTTGTTACAATAGTACCGTATGATAATGAATCAAAATTGTAAGTGTACGGGATAGTTCCGCCAGTATTGGTTTTAAAATTAATCACGTTTGACATATCTTGAAACGCCATTAGCATACTTGAAGTATATGCACGTGAAGTTCCGTTATGACCCATATCAAATATACCTAGTTGGAACGAAGACATAGGTGAATTGAAACATATCATCTTATCATTGATAATAATATCCAACCCGACCGGATAGTATGGATCAAATATGTAGAGCCCATGATTAACGGTTTGCACTGATGTATTGAGCAATGTATCTGTACCGCTAGTATAGTCTTGTGCTAAGGTTAGTGCAGTCAACATAGTAGAGTCAAAGGTTAATCTAAAATAATGAGTATACGTACTTTCAGTATGATGTTTCTTACTATAAGTGTACGATGTTCCGTTCACACGTTCATAAATGTTTGATGGATACGATCCATAAATTTCACTATTAGCTCTAGCATTAGTACTTAATTGGTTGACGGACGTTATAGTGCCTTGAATGATGCCATCTAAATCTGCCTTCAAATCGGCGATTGTTGTACCAGCAGTAGTTCTATATCTAACAAGCATTACAGTGTCTCCTCTGGTGGTGTTTCAACAGGGATAACTTCCTCAACTACAGGTTCGATTATTTCCGGTGTTAAATCTACAATTTCTTCAAAATAAGTAGATGTTACACTATCTACTAAATCACTGTAGACAACGCACATGTTTTCCAAATTAACTACCACGATACTTACCAAATCTGTACCTGCATCTTTGATGAATTGTTCAGTGACTGTTGATGTTTCCGTAGGCAGGTTGTCCACAACACGGTAAACTTTACCTTTAGTCGATCCAAACATTGTTTGAAAGTGTGCTTTATTCATAGTCTTATATTTATCGTTAGGCCGCTACGTATTGCAAATCCATACGTAAGTCGTTTCCGTCGCCCGAAACAATGTTTACTGTCAAATAGTCACTAGTAGACAACATAATATTCGCTGAGGTTTTAGTTAAGGTATACGAATTCGCAGATATAGTAAAAGCTGCTACGTTTGATCCATTCTTACATAACTGGAATGTCATATTTGCAGTAGGTGCAGTGCTTAAACTTGCAGATACATTATTAATATTAACGTTTCCGGGTGGATAGTAACGTGATGTTCCAGTAGAAGCACTAATGTTTCCAGTAGTGTGCATAGTGATATATCTAGGGCTTGACAGTGTTCCAGTGGCTGCTGCTACATTAATTGCATTTGCTGTAAGTACACCGTTAGTAGTAGTGGCAGTCGAGATACCGCCGGTAGATGATATGACTAATGCAGTTGGGTTAGGTTCAGCTACTGTCGCCGGTGGGACAAAAGCGATAGCTCCAGAAGTTACATCAGTTTTGATTTGTGCTCCGCCTAAGTCAATTGTATTACCTGACAAGAACAAATCTTTAAATCTATTTGTACTATTGCCCAAATTATATGTTACGTTTGCAGTGGGTACTATGTTCCCTGTAACACTGATGTTGTTTACAGAAAGCGTATTGGATGTTTTGTTGAATGTGAACTGTGCGCTATTGCCAAAACTTCCACCGTCATTAAACAACACTTGAGTGTTTGATCCAACTGGCGTGATTGTTGCCACTGCAACTCCCAATTCACGTATTTGAATCTTAACGTTGTATCCAGGAGCAGTCGTGAATGTTAACGTTGAGCCAGTTACAGTGTAGTCAGTTGTTGGTGTTTGAACTAAACCGTTTTCAGTTACTAGTATATTAGTTGCGTTTACACCAGCGGAGACAGTGTAATCTGTCTGTACGCCGTCAGCCGTATAGTTTCTAACTGTCAGGTTACCTGATCCTGAAGTAACTCCCATCTGAGTTGTTACTTCAATGAGTGAGCCATTTGCAGGTGCTTCACTGAATGTGATGTCTTGACCACTTATTGTATATGCACTGCGCAATTGCAATGCACCATTATAGTTAATGAATGTTTGATTGATACTCTGAGGGGTAACACTCAAAGTGAACACAGTCTCTGTGCCGTCACCGGTAAAAGTGTCAACTGATGTTATAGTTGATTCACCGCCGCTGGTCCCGCCTGATGCTTGTGCAGCCCAGCTTAGATTACCCGTTCCGTCAGTAGATAAAACGTAATTAGCCGTTCCGCCGGTTAGTTTCAAGTTATCTGAACTAATCGTGATGTTACCTGGACTTAAATTGCCAGTATATGTCGGTAAGTAAGATTCTACATTTGAATCAGTGTATCCTGCTGGTAAGCCAGTCAATTGACTACCATTACCAATGATATAGTTACCGGTTATATTACCAGTGACTAGTAAACTTGTTAATGTACCTACTGAAGTGATGTTTGGTTGAGCATTTGTATACACTGTACCAGAGACTGTTGCGTTAGCTACGACACCTGATACATTTGCTCCGGATACACTATTTGCAACAGCAGCATATGCAACTTCACCTACAACATTTGATCCACTTACACTATTCGCAATCGCTGCATATGCAACAGGACCACTTACATTTGAGCCTGACACTGAATATGCAGTGTTTGCAATGTTGGCAACAACTGCTAAGTTATCAACGAATGTCTTAGTTACACGTGCATCAATTGCCGAGTTTGCTCTAGTTTCAGTGTAGTAAAGATTCGTGCCTTCAGTTAGATTACTTGTTGTCTGTGTACTAATCCAGGTGTTTGCCGTACTTGTAAAGTTACTAGTTGACAATTTATTTGCCAATGCATTAGTAATAGTAGTCGAGTAACTTGCATCATTACCTAACGCAATCGCTAGTTCATTTAATGTATCTAGTGCTGCGGGAGCACTTGCTACTAAATTAGCTACTGCATTGCCTACATAACTTTCAGTTGCATAGCCTACTAAATTAGCCGGTTGTAGTGCAGTATCTGCTTTTGCACCTTGAGTGCTTGTGGCGAAATATGTGTCCGAATGTCCGTTCAACGTGTTAGCATTGACACTAAGGTTATCTACGAATGTCTTAGTTACACGTGCATCAATTGCCGCATTAGCATCTGTGTTAGTATATCCCGCTGGTAAGCCAGTCAATTGACTACCATTACCAATAAAGAAATTAGCTGTTATTTCGTTAACGCCCGAAATATTTCCGCCTGTTCCATTGCCAGTAACAAATGTTCCGCTAGAAACATTCAATGTTCCTACGTTTGCGTTACCGGTAACAGTTAAACTTGTTAGTGTACCGACGCTTGTAATGTTGGGTTGGTCTGCTGTATATACAGTTCCTGCCACAAGTGCGTTTGCTACTTGCCCTACTACGTTTGAGCCCGAAACACTATTTGCAATTGCAGCATACGCTACAGGCCCACTTACATTAGAACCACTAACCGAGTATGCAATGTTGGCGATATTGGCAACGACTGCTAGATTGTCAACAAATGTTTTAGTAACTCTTGCATCAATTGCAGTATTTGCTCTTGTTACTGTATAGTATAGATTAGTACCTTCAGTTAGGTTACTAGTTGATTGAGTTGATATCCATGTGTTTGCAGTACTTGCAAAATTACTTGTTGATAATTTGTTAGCTAACGCATTATTAATAGTAGTTGAATAACTTGCGTCATTACCTAACGCAATCGCTAGTTCATTTAGTGTGTCTAGTGCTGCAGGCGCGCTTGCTACTAAGTTGGCAATTGAATTACCAACGTATGATTCTGTCGCATAACCGGATAAGTTTGCTGCCTGTAATGCAGTATCTGCTTTTGCACCTTGTGCTGCCGTTGCATACGCAGTTGCATCAGTTGATGCCGCAGTACCTAGTGTAGGTTTATTTGATAGGTCAGTATATGAACCACTGAATAGAGTGGGCTTGTTTGCTAACGAGATATATTCACCGTCAAACAACGTAGGTTTGTCAATTAAGTCAGTATAGCTCCCAGTTGTTGCTACTGTAGCCAAGTCTCCGGGCTGAACCGCAGTGTCAGCAAGACTTCCTTGAGTACTCGTAGCAAAATATGTATCTGAATGACCGTTCAATGTAACAGCGTTTACACTAGTAAGTGAGCTACCGTTACCTGAAATCTGTGCTACTGTTAATGTTCCAGTAGTTTTGTTGAATGTAAGATTCGCATCACCGGCAAAACTATTACCGTCATTGAATTGAAGTTGAGTGTTTGTTCCAGCAGCGTTAGTGTTAAAAACGTATGCAGTACCGTTAGCATACAGTAAATGGTCAGTTTTAATGTTGCCAGCACTAACGTTACCCGTACTGGAAATACTATTAACTACATAGTCACCGGATACATCTATCCCTCTAGGTTTGATTGTTGTTATTGGTGCTGCCATTTCTTAACCCTTATAGTATATTTATCTCAAGGAGCTGCAGCCAACCTGTCGAGATTCACTATTTTTTAAACCCTAAATGTACCTGAGGTGGTAAATTTGTAATACCGGTAACCGTCTACAGTAGTTACTGTTGGGTTACCAGTAGTAGCACTAAGGTTGCCGCTGGTATCTGCATATCTAAGAATAACAACTCCGCTTCCTCCGGCTTCGGCTACTTGAGATCCTGGATGGTATCCTGATGAGCCGCCGCCGCCGCCTCCAGTATTAACTGTACCCGGTGTTGCAGGAGCAGTTAGTGTAGTATATGATCCTGCCGGGTACGTTGCTCCTCTTCCACCACCACCATTACCGCCGTTGCCCGGAGTGTAGCCTTGTGAATCAGAGTACGCAGCGCCGCCGCCGCCGCCTGCATAATAATTACCGTCACTCCACTGAACTCCTATGCCTCCATTACCGCCCGTAAATGATGCACCGTTACTACCAGCAGCTCCGGCGCCGCCACCACCACCGGCGCCATAAGTGCCACCATTACCACCGTCATAGCCTTGTCGTGCTTGACTTAGATAAGTTGATCCTGGATATACACCCTTACCAATACCTGCTTGATATCCTGATGCGCCGCCACCGGATCCCCCGTTAGCAGCTAGTGCGGCATTGCCTACACCTGATCCGCCACCTATAGCAGTGACAGTAGTAAATCCACTACCTGATATTGATGAGTTTGATCCGTTATTGCCCAAAGTGCCGGCGCCACTCATGGCTGCTCCACCTGCGCCAACCTGAACACTATATGTTGTTCCCGGAGTTACAGATACGCTAGTAGCTGAAAGTAAACCACCGGCGCCGCCGCCGCCTGCGTTGTAATAGCGACCACCACTTCCGCCGCCTGCAACTACTAAGTAATCCAATGATGTAGGAACGTTTAATACACTTATACTAAAACTTCTACTAGTTGTTTGTTGCTGACTATCTGTTGCAGTAATAGTAAATGTACTAGTACCGATGGTACTGGGTGTAGTGCCAGTTATAGCGCCAGACGCACTATTCAAACTTAAACCAGTAGGCAGACTACCCGAAGTGATACTATATGTGATAGTTCCATCACCAGTAGCACTCACGGTTTGTGTATATGATAACGATGCCGGAGAGCTAGGTAATGCGCCGCTTGCAGTAACCCATACAGGTACATTACTGTACACCAGACCAAGCGGAAACATACCAGAACTTCCGTCAGTATTGTATACATACAGATGGTATGACGCGACACTTTTTGCAGGGCTAATAAACGTTAAACTGGTCGGACTTACATAAGTCGTGCTACAAAGTGTAGTGTCGATATACACTTTAGCTCCAGTGTTGAATCCACTGCCATTTACGGTGATTGTTTCACTACCGGCAGGGTTACCTGCAGTAGCACTTCCAGTATATGTTAGACTAGTTATCTTAACACCTGCGCTTGCAACGCTATTAATAACAGAAGTTAATGCGGTTGCTTTTACTGCTTTTAAACTTGTTGCCATTATAATTCCAATACTTTCCAGCCATATGTGCTGTTGCTATATACCAAACCAAAGCTACTCTGATCCGTATCTACTAATAAATCCTGAGCAATATTTTGTATCTTGTGACCATTTCTCGCTACTGTTAGGTTGTTTGTACTAAATGTGCCAGCCAAGTCGTTAATGCGAATTGTGTCTCCTAGAGTTGCACTAGTCGGTAATGTCATGGTTGTTGCGCCTGCGGATGTGTCAACAAAGTACCCATTATTTACTGACATTGTTGTGTTACTAGATACAATATTCCAAGTCATAGATGAGCTTGAGCTTCCACCTGAAGTTGTTCCACGAACAAATGTACTGACTTCAATCACACTGTTAGTTACCGGCGTGCTACCAAAGCTGATAGAATTTCCAAACAAGTCGAATGAGTCTCGCAACTGCATCACACCGTCAATGTTGATAATTATGAAATCTTTACTTGACGGAGTCACTGACAATTGAAAGGCGTTGTTTGATCCATCTGCGGTAAATGCATCTACCGCTACGTCAGGTAAAACTTCTTGAGTTCCACCGCCGGTCTGTGCGGTCCAAGAAAGATTTCCCGTTCCATCTGTTTTTAATACGTAGTTAGCAACGCCGCCAGTAATTTTTACATTACCGATATCACCTACTGTTACTAGACCATTAACAGTCAAGTTAGCAAGAGTACCGAGACTAGTGATGTTTGGTTGTGCAGCGATAGTAATATTACCTGCGTATGCCGCATAGTTTGCATTGCCCACTGTGCCACTGACATTTGCACCAGTTAGGTTAGTAAGAAGACTTCCATCACCGCTGAAATAATTTGCAACTACAATATTGCCTAAATTTGCATTATCTGCAATAACATTACCTGATACAATTATAGAATTAGCAGAGACAGTGTCCGATGATACATTACTCGATGTTACTGTATTTGAAGTAATGACGTTAGCATTTACTGTACCTGCAACAATATCACCACCGTTGCTCAATACCGCATCCACATACGCCTTGGTTGCAGCATCTTGGCTTGCCGAAGGAGCTGCCAAGTTCTTCAGTTGGGTGGGTGATGGGAAAGATAAAAATGCCATATTATGATGTAGTTACGATTGTCGTTACTTGACTGAAATTAGTAAAACCCCATACAGAATATGTTTGACCTGATATTGTTACTTGCCCAGTTTCATCGGGTGTGTCAACAATATCAGAGCCTAAAAATACGTGCTTGAATGTATGTGATGTTGTGTTAGGTGTTGCAATCCAAAGATAGTTATTTGGATTAGTTCCAGTATTTGCTCCTTGACCTACGGTAAAGTTATTGCTATTGTGTGAGTCACCTGTTGTGAATGACGGAACACTGTTAGATGTTGTTGTTTTCCAAAACAACGGATAATATTTAGTAGCCGCTGATACTGTTCCGTTAATAGAACCTGTCATTGTACGTGAGCCTGCACCGAAGCCGCCAGTACCTACATAATCACTACTGTTCATAATATATGTAAGTGTGCTATCTAGTGACGGGCTTGATCCTGATGTTGATCCAGTTGAGGTCAATGACCCTGAAATATTCTGTACACCGTTTGCATATGTTAAATTACCTGCGGTAGCAGTTGCTCCTGTTGTCGCAGTTGCGGACCAAGTGAACACCTGATTAATGTCCCAATATGGAACAGAACTTGACGGGAATGAACCAGTGAATGCAGTGATGTTGAATGGTATAGGTTGATTGTTAGTTAATGTATTACCGGTAGAAGAGTAAACTCCTCTAGTTGTAGTTAAATTAAGACTAACAGTGTCAGTGGCTTGTGTTTGCGGTGTTGAGCTTAGATAACTACTAGGAATTGTGTAAGTACCACTGTTTCCAGTAATTCCCAAAGCTACGATGTTTGCGCCAGTTACTGTGCTTCCACCAATCGTAATAGTATCAGTCGTTTTAATATCAAATGATGCGTTAGCAAGACTAAAAGTTATTGATACATTTTGTGAATTAATAGAATTAGTGATGTAGTTGATGTAAGCGTTCTTAGCTGTTCCACCACTCGCCCATGCCGATGTTGTAGAAATGCTAACTGGACCTAGTTGATTAATAGTAAAAACACCAGCGGGGTAATTAGTATCAGAATAGTCTGATACGATTTCTAAAGTAGAACCAGCAACGATTGTGTTAACGTTTGACACGACACAAGCGTAAAAATTACCAGATAATGATGAAGTAGAGATTCCGGTAAGTTGACTACCATTACCAATAAAGTAATTTGCGTGTAGATTACCGTACTCATTGACAGTAACAACGTTGTTACTGACTGAAACATTACTTCCCAATACAAACTCGCCGGCTGAGTTATCCCAACCCATGAAAGCATCAACTGGTTGGGTAGTGAAGTAATGTAATAATTGACCACGATCCTTTGAATCGTTGTTAGTAAGTGCAGAACCGTTAGGGTTACCGCCCTGTTCAATCAACGGATCTTTTATGTTTAGTGTATCAACGTTAGAATATACAATATTACCGTTGATAATCAGATTGCCAGTAAAAACTGCATTGTTTGCACCAATATCTTTAGTGACAACTAAATTGCCACCGATATATGCATTTCCGTTCGCGCCTAAACCACCGGTTACGACTAGTGCGCCAGAAGTCGGTGAAGTTGCGGCAACCGTTCCAGCAACGGTTAAAACGGTATCGATTTGTGCGTTACCGTAAACTCGTGTCCCTGAACGTAATAATGCCATTTCTTATATTCTCAATCTAGTACTTATGCAATTCCTGAAGTCTCGTCAAAAACCCCAGCAATTCTCACAACACCATTGGCGTGTTGTTGCATCGCTCTACTATTTAGCGTACCTGAAACTTCGTCAAATTCATAAGCAAACACCCCCGAAGGAGTGATGCTTATGTTTGATTGGCTAATTTCGTTAAAGACTACGCCATTGCTGGCGTAGAATGTACCTGAGCTATTCAACCTAGCTGCAATGTTAGCCATTTATCTTCCTTAGTTGAAGATGAAGTCTAAGCTGTTTGCAGAAGCGTTAAATTGAATATAAGCTGCACTGTCTGTTCCACCGTTATTATTAGCGAAACCAACTGCTTTGCCTGTATAGATGTTACCTGTAGCACTCATACCACCTGCAACCTTAACAGTACCTGTTACTGCGCTTGTTGTAGCAATGTCACCGCTTGCAACGATAACGTTTGCAGCAGTAATATTGTTAGCAGTAACGTTACCAGTAGCGTTAATAGCACCGGTTACGTTTGCACCAGTACCAGTAACTGCAATGATTTGACTTCCGCCAACGCTCAATGAGATGTTACCGTTTAGCGCAACTGAAACGTTGCTTGTACCATTGCTGATAATGCTTGTGTCAACTGTAGCCCATGATAATGATCCTGTGCCGTCAGTCTTCAAGAATTGACCATCAGAGCCACCAGTAATAACAACATTACCGACTGGGCCTAAGTTAGATGTACCATCAACTGTTAGACCAGTTAGTGTACCAACAGTGCGAATGTTTGTCTGAGTAGCAGTAGTTAATGTGCCGCCCAAATTATCTGCATCAACAGTGGTCGCAGAAATTACGTTTGCACCGCTAATATTTCCAGTTACAGTCAACACATTTGTAGTGCTGTTGAACGTGAAGTTTGCACTTGCAGCTAAATCGTCACCAGCCGAAGACTTGAACTGAATTTCAGTTGCATTACCTGCTGCTGATTGGAAGTCGATTGGAGTTCCGTTTGCATAGTAATAGTTGTCAGTTTTAATACCACCGGTCGATACGTTTGCAGTAACACTCAATGATGACAATGTGCCAACGCTAGTGATGTTAGGCTGTGCTGCTGTGTAAACAGTACCTGCAACTAATGCATTACCTACTTGACCGTTAACGTTTCCACCGTCTACTGAGTAAGCAACATCAGCGATGTTAGCATGGTTTGCACCAGAAACATCACCTGATACGTTGCCGCCTGATACTGAGTAAGCAGTACCAGCAGTTGTTGCGTATGTTGCGTTTGCGACTGTACCGGTTACGTTAGCACCAGTGATGCTCGACAATGCTGAACCATTACCTTGGAAGTAGTTAGCAATAACCAAGTTACCTAAGTTAGCATTAGCTGAACTGATGTTACCAGTGACTGCCAATGACTCTAAATTACCAACTGAAGTGATGTTTGGTTGAGCACTAGTTGTTAATGAACCTGCTACTGTATTAGCTGCAATATTATCAACAGTTAATGTACCACTAACATATGTGAAATTATTGTCATGCGCTAAAGTGTTGCCTGCGCCTACAAATTGCAATGCGCCTGCAACGCCGCCAACAGTGATGTTACCAGAGATGTTACCTGATACGTCACCTACAACGTTACCGATGAAGTTTGGAGCAGAGATTGAACCGTTACCAATTGTTACGCCACCAATATACAAGTTACCAACAACGTTTGCGTCACCACCGATTGTGATGTTACCTGTAGTTTCTAAACTTGTACCAGTTGCTGCACCAATGTTAGGTGTAACCAATGTTAAACCATCTTTTACTTGCAATGTATCTGCTACGATAGTAAGTGTAGATTCGTCAACGTTAACGCTGAAATCTGTACCTGTTAAAGTTAAACCTGAACCTGCACTATATGCTCCTGCACCAGAGAACTGAGTGAAGTCAATATCACCTGAACCGTCTGTTGCACCCATTGCAGTAAATGTATCTGATGTTGCAGCAACTGTCCAACCTGTGTTCTGATTTGTTGCGCCTTCAGCTACGAATACGAAAGCACCCTTTACTTCGCTTGTCTTGTTCATGTCTAATGAACGAGTCAAGATTAATACAGGAGAAACTTGAGTGATATCATAGATACCATTTTCCCAAGCATCTGCTTGATCCTTAACTAGAATACGTTGATTGATTTCGACTGCATGAGTATCAATGCTTGATATAGTAGTTGCAAATGTCAATGTTGCGCCTGCGCCGTCTGTACCATTGTCATATGTTGCATCTAAAGCTGCTGTTGTTGCGCTATGAGCACTAATCTTTACAGATAGACCTTGAGCAACACCGTCAACATATCCTTTGTTTGCTGCATCTGAACTTGCGTCAGGAGTAGCAACGCTAGTGATGCGCTTGTTAGATACATCAACTGTACCTGTGCCTGTAGGAGCAAGAACAACGTTACCGTTTGTGTCTGATGCACTGATAGTGATATCAGCAGTTGTAGCAACGATATCAGCAGTAGTTAGTTTAGGAGTATCGATGTTACCAGTAACTGATACATCGCCAGACGCATCAATATCACCTGTTGTGATACTACCTGAATCTGCGATTCCAGTTACAGAAATTGCAGCACCAGAGATGTTTCCAGTAACGTTAGCATTACCTGTTGCGTTTAATGAACCTACGTTAGCAGCTCCAGTAACAATAATGCTATCAGTTTTAACTAAACCGTTAGCAGAGAAGCCAACATCCAATAATCCACCGCCGCCTTGTGATGCACTGTTATAAGTTAAGTTTGCACTTGAACCAAAGTCACCGTTGTTGTTGAATTGTAGTTGTGTGTTTGAACCAGCAGCTTGTTGGAAGTCAACTGGAGCGCCGTTCGCATAGTAGTAGTTATCAGTTAAGATACCACCAGTTTGTAGGTTACCGACAACGTTTGCAACAGTTAAGTTACCCAATGAAGTTACATTTGGTTGTGCAGCAGTAGATAAAGTACCTTCTAATGTAGTTGCTTTAACTGTACCAGAGTTTGCATAAACGTTACCTGAAATGACATTAGCTGAAGCGATTACGTTATTTGCAGCAAAATCAGCAGTTGTAGTCAATGCAGTTAAATTTGACTCGATGATTTGGTCACCTAAATAGATGGTGTTACCTGCTAAGTATAAGTCTTTCCAACGATTAGATGCATTACCTAAGTTGTATGTTACGTTAGCGTCAGGGATCAAGTTACCGTTAACTTGTCCAGCAATCTTTAGATTACCGATGTTTGCAGTACCCGTAGTATTGAAGTTTGCACCGTCAACGTTACCAGTTGCAACAACTGCACCAGTACCTAAGTTACCTGTATTTGCATTACCAGTTACACTCAATGTACCTGTGAATACACCTGCAGTTGCGCCCAAATTGCCAACGTTTGCATTACCTGTTACAGATAATACACCACCAGATTCAATGTTTCCACCAGCAATATTACCTGAAACAGTTAACGATGTCAATGTACCGACACTAGTGATATTACCTTGAGCAGGGTTTGTTACGGTGTTTGCGTTTACAACTTCACCTGAAACATTTCCACCGGCTACTGAGTAAGCAACGTTTGCAACGTTTGCGATAGTAGCGTGGTCTGCGTCTGGAACATATCCAGTTACGTTTGCACCTGTGATACTTGACAAGCCAGCGCCATTACCGCTGAATGCATTACCAGTGATAGTGTCACCAGTAATGTCACCAGAAAGTGTCAAAGCGTGAGTTGATTTGTTGAACGTGAAGCCGGAAATTGCGTTTACTGCGCCACCGTCGTTGAACAAGATATAAGTATTGCTACCAGGAGCAGCTAGAGAACCTGAAACGTTAGCGTAGATAGTACCAGTAACTGTTAAATTACCACCAACTGTTGCGTTGCCTGTAATGTCAGTATCACCTGTTAGTGTGCTTGTACCAGTTACTGATAAGTCACCACCGATATCTGCATCTCCGGTAACTGATAAATCTACCAATGTACCAACACTAGTAATGTTTGGTTGACTTGATGCTGTTACAAGACCTGCATATGAGGACATGTTAGCGTAAGCAACTGTACCGTCAACGTTTGCGCCAACGATATTTGTTAAACCTGCTGCGTTACCAAAGAATGTACCAGCACGTAAATTACCGTATGTGTTGTAAGATACAACTTCACCTGAAACAGTAACATCGCTACCTAACGCAAATTCACCTGCTGAGTTGTCCCAGCCCATGAACGCATCTTTAGCTGCGCCGTTATAGTAGTGCAACAATGAACCACGGTCTTTGCCGTCGTTTGATGCTAACGCACCTGAATCTGCTCCACCTAATTCGATTAGTGGATCAGTGATTTTCATAGTATCTACATATGAGTAGATAGTATTTCCAGTAACTGTTAAGTTACCATTGATAGTCGTATCGCTTGAAACGGTTAATACACTATCGATATCAAGATTACCGTAAACTCTAGAGTCTTTTAACTTTGCCATTTTTTATTTTCCTTTTGGTTTTCTATAATGTATTAACTTATAGTAGTTACTTCGTCAATGATATTTGCAACTTGCAAAGTACCATCTCTTAATTGTTTCATTGCACCGTTATAAACAGTAGACAATGGAGTAGTTGAACTGTAAGCTGCGGAACCAGTATTAGTTAATACTTTGTCACCTGCAGTTGATGAATCAACAAGCATGTTTGCCTGATTAGCAACATTTAATAATATTACTGTGTTTTGCACATCAGAAAGTGATTGCACTGGCATAGCAAAATTGCCTCTATACACTGCAATACCTTTAACAATTCTAAAGTTAGTAAAGAATCCATCTAATAGGTCTTCACCATCTAAGTTTGCACCTAACGCCAACGGACGGCTGTTAGTTCCAGAGTAAGGTGAGTTGTCAGTGATATGACTTACGCCATTGATATAGACATCTACTACTCCGTTGTGTTTTTCTAATGCAACGTGAAACCATTGGAATTGAGGAATAGCACTTGGACCTGATGTTTGTACACCGTTTGCATCTGTGCCGTCCCAATAATATAATTTTCCATCTAGTACTTCTAAAGTGTCACCACCTGTGAAGAACCATAGTCTCATGTGCGCTGTGCTTCTAATAAAAAACCAGCCTTCAATTGTGAAGTCATCCTCGCCAAAGCCGAAATCAGCGGAACCCAATACAGTAATGTATTGAGTTGTTCCATTCAATTCAATAGAACCACCTGAGGGTAAACCTGCAGGAAGTGTAATCTCATCAAACTCGTCAGCAAAAATTCCGTCAGCTTTGATAGAATGAGTGGATTGGAGAGTTTCATCAAACTCCCCTGCTGTTACTAGCGTTCCATCATTGACTAATCTAGCCCCGATTGTTGTTGTCATAAAAAGTTTTACCCGTTAAAATTAAAATCTATACTTTCGACACCATCATTATAGTTAATGATTCCTCTAGAAGAAGTTCCCCCTAGACCATTAGCTAAATGAATTGCGCCGCCTATATATAAGTCTTTCGCAATGCCTACACCACCCGCCGTGACAATTGACCCGGTATCCGTGGATGTTGCATCTATAGTACTATTTATGACCAATTGCGTATTAACCGTTGCAGTGTCGGTATTTAGGCTAGTTATTGTAGCAGAATCTGCTACCAAAGTGTTGATATTTGCACTAGAAGCAGTGATTTCACCAGTGAAATTAATCCCTGTTGCGTTTGCAGAAATAGTCTGCGTTCCAATGTTTATAGTGTTAGCTAGGTATAAATCATTGAACTTTTGTGCAACGCTACCCAAGTCATATGCTGCATTTGTTTTAGGTATTAAATTAGAACCAACTACATCCGCTATTAACTCTGCTGCGGAGACTTTAGTAGTAGCAATTATGTTTGCTGAGGTGACTGAGATTGAAGCAAATACACTGGCAGCATTGATGCCATCAGTAGCCGCATTAAGACTTATACCGCCCGTCTTTAACCCAGTTCTAACGTTAAATGCTTTTGTTACCATTGTATTACATACTCGCTTTAATCAGCTAAGTAAGTCCCCATTATTCTTATTGTTGTGTTGGCTGCAATGTTAGTCGCATACATCTCTATATTTCCTGCTGATATTTCTGCTGTTATCTCAACTACATCCATATCAACAGTAGAAATATCTCCGTAGATAGTAATGAATGCGTCAACGTCATCGTGTATCAACAGAACTTCTAGAGTTTGAAAACCTAAATCACTGCTTGCTCTTATTATATATTTAGCTGACCTAAAATCTGTGGTAGTGAAGCTATCAACTACAGTGACTCCGTCAACTTCAATTATCGGGTTTGCGCTAACTAAACGAGGAGTAACTAGGTTACTTGTTGTTACTAAATTTCCTCTGACAGTAGTGTTACCAGTAGTAGAACCAATTGTTACATTACTAGAAAGACCCAAGTTAACATTAGAAACACCGGTGTTAAAAATTCCAGCAGTCTCATTAATAACTGCGATTGGTGATGAGCCTATTGTTAAAATACCACCAGTTACACTAACGTTTGCTACGCTTAGTAAGTTAGTAGAACTATTGAATGTGAAAGTGTCGTCACTAGAAAATCCGCTACCAGAGCCAAACATGACTTCAGTTGCAGGAACTGCTGCTGGATCTGATGACCCTGAAAGAACACGATATATAGTTACTTCGATATGTTGACCAGCTGCCGGAGCCTCATCAAATACGATAGCTCCGTTCTCTACAGTGAACACTGGTTCTTGCTGAACTAAACCATCGATGTTAACTACAACGTTGTCAACACTATGTGGGTCAGTTGTTAAAGCAAATACAGTTTCAGTTCCATTGGCAGTAAATCTATTTTTACTAATCCCAATAAAACCTGATTCTACTACTGTGCCACTCGCTGAAGGTTCCCAGCTTACATCACCTTGACCATTTGTAGTTAATACATAACCAGATGCGCCGCCGGGTAGTACTAGATTATCAACTGCGGTTAGTGTTACTAACCCAGTTACATTTAAATTTTCTAATGTTCCTACACTAGTAATGTTTGCTTGAGCGTGAGTAGTTAGTGTACCGTTAATAAAGGGAGCAGATAGTAATCCTGTAGTCTTATTAAACGTGAATGTTTCGTCTGCGCCAAACAGACCCATATCATTAAACTGAACGTAGGTATCGAATCCAACACAACCAACGTCTGCTGGATTAGTCCAAGATAAGTTACCTTCGCCGTCTGTCTGTAATACGAAGCCACCAGTACCACCCTCGATTCGGATGTTGCCAACTTGTCCCAAATCAGTTAGATTAGTAACTGTTAGGTTATTAGCAGCAACGTTGGCAGCGTCATCAATGACTTCATGTATGACAACATCTCCGACAGAGATGCCTGCGATTGCGTTGAACTTTTTAATTGCCATAATGGTTATTACTGTTGCAATTAGATTGTTCTATACTGGACTGTCCAGACTGTTTCGTTACCTGATGATGGGTTAACGTTTAGTAGCACTAAATTATTTTCTCCATCATATACTACGTTAAATGTTCCAGTAGATGCACCTGAATGTACGCCACCGTATGTTGACCACTCAACTTCGTCAACACTATTGTGAACTGCTGAGATTGTTGCGACACTATATTTCTTAGGTGTGCTTACACTATCTTCGCCCTTGACAAAGAATTCAACTGCTCTAAAGTTTGCAACTGGTAGACCAATAATTGTGCGCTCTGTAGTAGCAGTAGTAGTTAGTGTAGCCGAGCCAACTTTACTATCACCGATTACTAAGTCGCCAGTGTTTGTTGTGCCAGTAACTGTTAAATCTTCATCAATCGTAGTTAATGTTTCTGAAATTACAACAACGTTTGAAACACCTGCTACGCTGATAGCAATATTACCACCCAATCCAGTAGGACTATCTGGTCCAGGACCAGTTACTGTTACATTGCTTGTACCGTTTGCTAATCTATATGTATCGATTGTAGCCCAGTACAATTCACCTGCACCGTCAGTGCTCAAGACTTGGCGAATGTCACCATCGACTAATGGATACTGTAATCCGCTAGCTTCTAATGATGCAATGCTTGCATGAGTGTCTACAGTTAGTGTTCCTGCTACATCTAAATTTGTTAATGTTCCTACAGTAGTAATCTGTGTTTGTGACGCAGTTAGTATTGTACCTGATACATTACCGATAAACTTTTCAGCATGAATGTTTGCATACGTACCAGTAACAACTTCGTTTGTTACTGTTACACCAGTCATTGCACGGAATTCGTCATTACCTGTGCTCCAGTACAATGCTTGATTGTTTACAGCAGTGTCATCTGAAGTTCTGTTACGTAACCACAAGCCACGGTCTTTACCATCATAGGCTGATAAATTTCCACCGCTTCCAGAACCACCTAAACTAATTAAAGGATCTTTTATATCTAACGATGCTACGTTAATGTATGTTGTTGTACCACCAACTGTTAAGTTTCCTGATACAGTTACATCACCTTGCAACAATGCCTCATCTGCAATAGTTAGCTTGTTAGCGGTAATTCTGTTTGCAGCAGTTAATGCATCAACTTGAATTACATTACCAATAGCACGAATGTAACCTAATGAGCTTCCTACGAATACATTTGAGCCAGCCCAGACATTGCGCCATGCTAGTGTAGAACTACCCAAGTCAACGGTGTTGTCATTCGCAGGGATTAAACTTGTTAGAACTCTTGCACTAACACTTAAATTTCCAGTTTCTACATCAGTCGCAGTGATTGTTGTATCAACGTCTAAGTAATCCAATGTACCAACAGTATGAATGTTAGGTTGTGCGCTAGATGTTGCATCGAGTACACCATGGAAGAAATTTGCAGTAGCTAAGTTACCTAAGTCTGCATTTCCGGTAATCAAGTTACCAACCAATGTCAATACGTTTGAAGTATAGTCAAACTGTAGATTTGAACTGTAATATAAATTGCTACCTTTAGTGAACGCAATAGTTTTGTCAGTGGCGCCAATGTTAACATTACCACCAGAAATACTACCAATCAAATTACCAATGAATCTTGGTGCCTCAACATTACCAGTAACTACTGCTTTGCCGTCAATTGCAATATTTCCAGTAGTATGTAAATTGCCTGTTTCGATGTTACCCGTAACTGTCAATACACTTGAAGTTTTATCAAACGTGAAGTTAGTACTTGCATCAAAATTATCACCGGTATTGAATTGAATCTGTGTGTCAGAGCCTGCTGCTTCTTGCAAGTCCCATGCTACACCGTTTGCATATAGCAAGTTATCAGTACGCAAGTTACCAGTCAACAATGTGTTTGTTACATTTGAGTTACCAGTGACAGTCAACGTATTAGTAATACTATTGAACGAGAAGTTAGCTGATGCACCAAACTGTCCGTCTAGATAGTACTGAACTTGTCCGTTAGCAGAACCAGCAGCTTCTTGAAAGTCCCAAGGTACACCGTTTGCGTATAGCAAGTGGTCTGTCTTTACATTACCTGCGTCTACGTTTGCAGTAAACGTAGCAAAATCGGTAGTAATGTCACCGTTTGCTAAAATAATCGTTTCGGGTGTTTCACCTACTGAGAATCCGCCTACCGAGTTAAAGGTTCTAATTGCCATTTTTCTTTTCCTTATTCTTTATAACTTGTTGCCATTATTTTGTATGTGATGCTATGTGATGTTGCAGGTTTAACAGTTAACGCTACATATCCTGAAACGTTTTCTACTTTAAAATCTGCAACGCCGGGACTAGTTACAGGAACATCAATTGTTCCGTATTCAAAATATCCTACTTCACCGTCTAATACACTAGCAAACAGTTTGCTTGTTTGTCTACATCCAATCGTTCTATCAGTTGCAATAATAGTGTAATCAACTGAACATATCGTTGATCCTAATTGTGAATGAAGTACTTGCCCAGCTGATGCACTTGTTGTAGTTGCAAACATCACTGATGCAGTTGAGAATTCGTTAGAACCTATTCCCAATGTGTATGCATTTGCAATTGCTCTACCATCAACCGTGAGTATTCGAGCATCGTAGTCAAAGGTAAGATGTGAATCAGTACCTGCAAGACCTTGCTTGTTTATCAAAACATCTTTGTCATTACCAGTAACTGTTAGTTCACCTTCAATTTGACCTTGAAAACTTCCAACAAATAATCCTGCACTTACATTACCACTAACTGTTACATCACCACCAACACTAACCGTATCAAACGTAGCAGAAGGTGCAGTAATTGCACCTGTCTCACTAATGATAGGTTGAGGAGGAATACCTACTGTATAACCGCCTACTGAATTGAATGGATCTACTGCCATGAATGGTCCCAAATATAATCTTATACATTATTTATCATAATTCGACAATAGCATCTGACAGCCGTAAAAAAGAGCACCGAAGTGCTCTTTTTAAATTTGCAAAATTTAGTTATTAAGCTAAAGTTGCGCCTGTCAATGACTTAGCAGTAACTGTAACTGATGCGCCAGTTGCAGCAGAAACAGCAGCGTCAATCATAGAAGCAGCAGTTGCGCCGTCTTCTGATGTAACAGTGTCTTCTGAAACTACAACAACGAATGCACCAGATGCTGGTGTACCCAAAGCGTAGATTTCAGCAACTTGCTGAATACCTTGAACTGCTAATTGGAAATCGCTTCCAACGTCAGCATAATCAGTATCTGCGCCAGAGAAGGCTACTGACAAGAAAGCCAATTTGCGTGTTGCAAAGTTTGTTTGTGGTAGTGTGCTACCGTGTAATTTATTTGTGAATGCCATGATATATTTTCCTTTAAATTTTGCCTTCATATAGAAGTGCATAATATTATTTATGCTCGGAAACAAAAAAGCACCCCGAAGAGTGCTTTTTGCTTCATTAGATGAATGATTAATCGTAGTTCAAGTTGTCGCCATCTAAACGTGCATTCCATGCCCATGCTCCGCTTTCGCCTGAAGTTTCACGAATTGCTCTTGACAACGGGCTATTTTCGCCACCGTCATAAGCTGATTGACCGTCATCGTACGGTAATGTGTCGTCAGACAAGATTACTGTGAACAATTGTCCGTTTGGTTGACCCAATGAGTAGATTTCAGCAACTTGCTGAATACCTTGAACTGCTTTTTGATACAATGAATCGATTTGGTCGAAATCTGTTTCAACGTCTGTGTTCATGTCAACAACAACATAAGCTAGTTTACGTGTTGCAAAGTTTGTTTGAGGTGTAGTGATACCGTGTAATTTATTTGTGAATGCCATTTTTAATTTCCTTTTAAAGTGTGTCTTCGTAAGAAGTACATATTATTATTTAGTCTACTAAAACAAAAAAGCACTCCGAAGAGTGCTTGATTGTAACTTCCCATCCCGAGGGTTGATTAGTTTTCTATTTGATTAATAGAATGATAGGTTAGCAGCATTGATACCGATAGCAGCCAAGTAATCAGCAGCGTTACCGAATGATGATGCTGTGTTTGTCAACTCAACATAACCGTAACGAGTCATAAATGATACGACTGGTTCGAATGTTTGTGGGTCTAGAACAACACCAGAACTCATCAATGGGATGTATGGGCAATAGAATGCCGCTGCATCTGTCTCTGATGAACCTTTGTAACCAACCAATACTGGTGTGTTATCAGCAGCATATGTGTTAACGAAAACACGCATTGCGCCGTTCAATGTACCAACTAACTTAGTGTTTGTTGGAGCTTCGAAAGTACCTTCTGTTGTACGAGCAAACGCTGAAGTAGTTGCAGATTGCAATACTGTCAATGCAGCTGGAGAAACAACAGCCCAGTTACCAGCACCACGACGAGTGCGTTGAGCGATACGGTTAGCAGCGCGGTTGATAAGAACAGCCAATGCAGCGTGTTCGTCACCAACGAAAGTTGCTGTACCAGAAACGTTAGCTTGGTTGTACGTATCTTCAACAGTTGCCAATGAACCTAGAGACAATAGAATCTCTTGGTCGATTTCAGCAGTGATTTCTTGTGCTAGAGCAGCCATGATTTCTGCTTCAACGTCAATACCATGTTGAGACTGTGCATCTTGCGCAGCTTCGAATGTCCAACGTGCTTGCAACTTACGTGACTTAGCTTCAACAGCTTGACGCAAGATTTGTACGCTGATTTGCTTACCGCCGTTACCTTCTAAAGAAGAAGTGTTAGCGCCAGTGTAGCTAGATGTAGAAGTTTGACCGTTACGTGCTGTTGAGTACGCTTGAGCAATCTTGAATGGTGACAATGCTTCTTCGCCTGCAGTAACTGAAGTGTTTGCACCTGAGTTATCTGTTAGACCTTGAGCATAACGTACACGCAATGTGTGAATTTGACCGACTGGACCAGTCATTGGCTGAACACCAACCAACTCGTTAGCGATAACTGTTGGCATTACACGACGGATAACTGGAAGAATAACGCGGTTTAGAGTAGCGATATTACCAGATGTAGTTGTGCCGGCTGACGATTCAGACAACAATGCTTTTTTGGTGTTTTCTAAGATAACACCCATAGTTGAACGGCGAGTACCTTTTAAACCTTCTAGCAGGGTATCTTTGGTCTCGTCCCAACGGCTTTCTAATAGAACTTGTGACATTTTTATAATCTCCTAATTTATGTCTTTTTATAGCCCTGCCAAACGCTTCAAAGCGATAACGTTATCACGTTCTTCAACTTCGACATGTTTAATGGCAGCTTTATTACCAGTAACTTCTTTAACGCTTTCACTGATTACTTGTTTTTCAACTTTCTTCGATGCATTTGCGGTATTCAATACTGCTGGTAAATACTTGTCGAAAGCGGCTTGCAGACGAGGTGTCTGTACGCTTTCTAGTAAGTTACGCATTACGCTTGCTTTTTCTTCATTTAAAGAACCTAGCAATGTATCCATAGCTTTTTGGCGGCTATTAGATTCTTTGATAATACGAACTTCACGTTCTTTGCTTTCTACTAATTTCTTAGCAGTAGCAACTTGTTGTGTAGATTCAGCTAACTGAGCTTCTTTCTGTGTTAATGCTTGCATTAACTTACGTGTCTCAGCCTTCTCATTCAAATGAGTAGCACTGAATTCTGTAGCGAAAGATTCGAAAATACGGCGACCAAAATCGTTTTCACGAGCAGTCTTGATATCTTCTTTCAATTGCGTCATTTCACCCTTTAGATGTTTAGAAACAGCTTCGTTTACACGTTTAGCAGACTCAGACACAAAACGTGCCTTTAGTGCTTCTAACTGTGAACGACCTTCTGCAACTAACTTGACCTTAGCTTCTACAACAGCTTGCTTGTCTTGTGAGAATTCTCTGATTTCACGCGCCAATGCGCCAACAACGAATTGTTCTAATTTGTTTTGGCTTTCTGTTTGTAGCTTACGTTCTGCACGTAGTTCTTTGATTTCTTCGGCTAAGTGTTTAACCATGAAGTCATTGAACTTGCTTACGTTTTCACGTAACTTTGATTGTGCTTTAACGCGGTCTTCGTTCATTGCTTGCTTTTCAGCTTGAAATTCTTCAATTTCTACTGTCAAGCCTTCTGTAACCATTCTATCTAGGGCTTCTACCATAACTGTCTTGTCATGTTCATAACGTTGTGCGAATTCTTCACGCAGTTCTGAACGTACTTGCTCACGAGCTTCATTCAACTTAGATTCCCATGCTTCATTCAAAGCAGAAGATGTTTCTTCGTTGATAAGTCCACTCTCAAGTAATGGTTTGATAGCATCTAACATGCATTTTCCCCTTATTTAATTTTGAGGTCATTGATAAGTCGAATTACTTCTTCTCTCAAAAACTTCTGTACTTTTTTGTCACTCTGAGCATCTTTTGCAATCTCTAACGTTCTATGACCATGACGCATATTCATCATACCTTCATAGATTGCTTTAGGATAAGCATTAGGTGCGCTCGGTTGAGCAACAATATCCACAGTGACTATTTCAAAGTCACTAACTTGGCCGTTCATGTCGTTAACGTTTCCGCTACCACGTGAGCTGACTCCGAGTTTGACACCACTCTCCAACATGGTCGAAACTAATTGACCCATTGGAGTTGGTAAAATCTTTAGCTTGCCGAAACCGTTAGGACCATCCATCCACATTTGAGTAATCATATGTGATACACGATCCAAGTTGATTTTTAAATCATCTGGGTGGTCGACTTCGCCGAGGACTGAGTAACCGGTTTTGATTTGCTCGTTGAGAGTATCGACGGCAGCGCCGATTTCAGACACAGGGTAAACACGCTCATTTGCGTTTTTTACCCCGCCCTGAATGAAGATCCCTTTCATGTAAAGAGACTTCTTGCTGCCATCACCTTCACTTTCAACAACGATATTAGCGTTGTCGAATGTTAGGTTTTCTCTGAGATACAAAGCCATTTGCTCAGGTATCCTTATTTAACAATACGCTTAGTAGTCTTGCGAGACTCACCAACGATTGATTTTGTATTTACACCGTCATCACCGTGTTTAGCTTTTGGAGCTGCTGACGGGTCAACGTTCTTGTTGCCTGGTGCATTCTTGAATTGACCAGCGCCTTTTAGGTCTTTAGTAGTTGGGTTCAACAAACCACCTTGTGTACCGCCCTTAGTAGACTCGCCACCAGCAGCTACAGCTTTAGCGCCGTTACCACCAACTTTTGGTCCGCCTGAAACGATTGACTTTGTGTTTTGACCATTGTCACCATGTGTTACGGAAACTTTTTGCAACTGTACAGCTTCTTCTAAAGTTTCTTCTTCGTCTTCTTCAGACTCTTCCAATTCTTCTTCTTCTTCGCCTTCCATGAATTCTTCGCCGCCTTCTTCGCCGCCGAAGTCTTCTTCGCCGCCCATGTCGCCGCCTTCAGAACCCATTAGTTCTTCGAATTCAGCCATTAGTTCGTCTAACTTGTCTTCCAAGTCAACAACGCGGTCTTCGATATTTTCTTCACCGGTTTCTTCGCCACCGATTTCGTCTGAACCTAGTTCAACTTCTTCACCTTCTTCGTCACCGATGTCAGCAAATTCGTCTTCTTCTTCAGTCATGCCTTCTTCTTCAGCAGAGATTTCATCCATCAATCCGCCTACTTGGTCTTGACCACCGAATTCTTCGTCCATGATTGACTCATAGATTTCACGTGACTTCTCAACCACGATATCGTGGAACATAGCACGAGCTTGTTCTTCATTTTCGTTGATGATTAAATCAATCAACGCTTCAAATTTTTTGTTGTCCATTGTTTGTCTCCTGAATAGAAATGGCTTTTGTAAAAATATTTAGTGGCTAGACATAAAAATAGCACAATAAGTGCTAGTTTTTTGCATTTTCCGCTAAGATATATGTTTATAAGGTCGGTTGGTCTGGATTTACCGGCTTATACTGTGTTCGAACTTTTTTCAAATTGGTAGACTTTTCGTAATTACGAACGTCCATCATCTTACGCAACTTACGAATCTGACGAAGGGTAAGTTTTGTTTTTCTAGTTTCCTTCCATTTGACTTTGCTGTTATCAGTCTTTACATCTTGATAACCGTCAATTGGTTGGCTGTACATTTCGAATAATTTCATAGAAGTATTTATCAATTATACTGGAGGAGGTGCGGGTACTGAGCCGCCGCCACCCATTGTCTCAGGTCCACCTACTGCTGGAGCCATTTCCCCTGGCATTGCATTTGGATCCATGTCTCCGTCTTCCATGCCTTCGAGTTCTTCACCGTCAGTTTCGATATCGCCTGCGCTAATACCAATACTACGTAAATCACTACCTTCGGCTGTAGCTGATTCAGGTTCTTCACGTTCTTCAAACCACATTCTTGAGTTTTCTTCGATTTCTTCTTCAGTCAATCCTAAGAATCGAGTTAAAGCAAAACGCTTAGAGATGTATGGCAATTGTTCCATTGTTTGGAAAACTGTTACACGTGCTGTGTCTAGTTCACTTTGACGATATGAAGCAAAGTTTTGTGGGTTATTGAACTTAATGTCAAACAACCCGCTGTCAATGTTCAAGCCTCTCCAGCGCATGAACAATTTGAATTCGTCATTTAGTTTTTGACTTGCATAGTTCTGCAATCTTTTGCAATATTCATTAAAGCGGAACTCTTGAATCATTGCTGTTCCAACCCTACCGTCACTTAATGGAGTAGGATTGTCTTCCGGACCTTGAGGCAAATATGAGCTTGGGACTCGAAGACCACGTGCTAATCTGTTATTGAAGTAGCGCAAGTCATCAATCTCACCTAAATTTGCACCACCCGGTAATGTAGTTACGTCACTACCACGACCATCAGCAGTAACCGGGAAGAAATAATCTTCATTCATTGACAATGGGTTGTATGTTGCATCCATCATTGCTGCGCCGCCACCTGATGAAGGGATTCTACGTTGGTGAATTTCGTTCTTAACTCTGTCAACGAATGCCATAGCCATGTGTGATGGCATGTTACCTACGTCAATTTTGAATACTCTGCGCTCAGGAGCACGAGATATACGATAGATTAGAATCGCATCTTCAAGCAATTCTTTTTGTTTGTAGACTTTGAAAATGTTTTCTAAGATAGATTGCCCAAACGGCCAGAAGCGGTCAAGACCTTCAGTCAAACTTAAATGTAGTACGTGTTTAGCGTCAACTGCTGATTCATTCATTGCTAATGCAAAACGAGAACCAGTTGTACCTGAAGGCATACTTGGCACAGTATAACCCTGTGCGCCTACTCCACCACCTGTGCCACCAAAGCCAGTAGCTGGATTGGCTGCAAAGTCGTTTGATACTTTCTCTGCAACACTTAAATTTTGTAAGTTAGGGTTGATATCTTTAACTACGTATTGCTCAGGCTTCTTACCTTCACTTTCGTTAACGATAACTTTACTAACCTTGACCATGTCAACCCAGTATAACTTGAAGTTTTCCGGATCACGAATGAATACTTGGTCACCGTACTTGATAGTGTTACGGAAGATTTTGAAGATGCGAGTCTCAAACTCTTGTAGTTTACACCACTGCTGTAATTGCTTTTTAATAAGTTCTACTTCGTGGGGAGTTGGATCCTCATGAAAAACAACTTCAAACGGGGTATTGTTTTGTTCATTTTTCTGAGTACTAAACTCAGCAATGATATCTAAACAGGCATTAATTTCAGCATCAACATCCATCATTTCATACTGATTGTATCGTTCTACTCTGTTTGGATGTCCTGTATAAACTTCAGGTAATCTACTTTGGTAATTACGATAACTGAACTGCTGGGTGCCTTGTTGTTGGTCAACTACGGATCCGTGGTTCCATGCGCCGCCGTTGCTGCTAGACCCTGATATTGGGCTTGACTGCCCGGTTGTGTTGGAAAAACGCTTCTTATGTGACATGATGATATTTATCTGTTATTTTGAGTATGAGATTACTTTGTGTTTTTTGCAATCTTGCCTTGCATTGATGCAGATGCTTGTAGCTCAGATATCATATCATCGAACTTAGTGCTCAACATTGACATTAATTGACGCATCATATTGTCTGAATTGCTATAACCCACACTAGTCGTATTCGTCATCGCAGAGGCATTAAGCTGATGCTTAGTAACTCCCTTGCTTGGATCATTTTGTTCTTTTGCAAAGTTTTTGCCAAAGGTACTAAATGAGTTCATAGGAACTACTGCTTCTTTTCCATGTAGTTCTACTTTATAACCTGACTGAGGACCATCAAATACGCCACCTGTTTTAGCTTTAAGTTCAGCGTGGATATGCTGTCCAGTTTTACGCTTGCTTCCACCGAAGTATTCGTCTTTTGGTGATAGACCCATACTACGGATCTGCGACATTACGTTTTGTACTTCTTCTTTTGTTGGATTCTTGTTAGCTAATACGATATCAATAGCTCGACCTGCACTGTGTGCCGAAGACCCGTCGTCTGCATGGTACTTGTCATTAACTGACGAGAAGTAATCAAACCCTTGAATACGTTGCACATCGTGCATCTTTTTGATTAAATCAGGATGCACGAATGCACCGGGTCGTTGCACATCTCCGTATTGTCTGAGTTTTAATCCTGCTAACGGGTCAGTGCCGCCTTCGCCACCTTGACTTTGTATGTTTCCACCAGCAGCCGATGCTCGTGCAGTTGTACGTTCACTTCTTGTATTTTGTTGTTTTGCTTGTGCATTAGATTCTTGTAAGCGAGTTTTATCGCTTTCTTTCATTCCAATCTTTTGCTTTGCCCACCAACCTGACCAGCCGCCTTTATCTGCTTCAGGTTTTAAGTCTGCTATCTCTTTTTCATATTCTAAGATTTGCTTGTTGTTTTCATTTATCTTAGTTTGAAGTTCGATTTGTTTCTTTTGTTCTTTACCTAATGTTTCTGCAATGTCTGCTAAGTTGTCTAACTTTTTATATGGTCTGTTCCAATCATCAGTGCCCATGTAATCAGTCATTGTAGTCAATGCATCGGTTGCTGAACTAACTGCATCCGTGAACTGAGTAACCGCATGTACAGCAACGTCACCCATTGCGTAGGTAGCGTTGTCCATTGTTTGTCGAGCTTTACGCTCATTTGCTTCTTGTTGACTTAGTTCACCAATTCGGTCGGCGCCCAGACCTTCTGGTTTAGTTTGTAAACGGTCTCTCATATCAGTGAGACCTTTACCTGTTAAATTAGCTAAAGTTTTACCACCTTTAAGGTACTGAGTATCCATGCCTGCTTCTTTGAGACCGGAACCACTAGACAACTGCATAGCTGAACTAAATGTTTTGAATGTTCTATTAACCGAGTTACCGGCACGATTTAAACTATTGACTAAGTTTTCTTGTTCTTTTCTTCTAGCTTCTTCACCTGAACCAAAGTCTTGTTTTGTATAATTCAACAAGCCCTTCATTGAGCCTTGACCCATTGTCATTGCCATGTTGCCGGCTTCTTTACCAGCGAACGCACCGCCTGAACGTAAATACTGTTGGATACCAGTCTGTGCTTTCTCACCCATAGTAGCACCGACCGTTTGTGCTACTAATCTCATTCTATCGGCTTCTCGCTTACCTGCTTCACCTGATTCTTCTAGTTGTGCAAGTTTCAATTGGAAGGCAGTATCTTCTTCTTGCTTCCTACGAGCCGCTGCCATATCATCTCTACTCTTACCAGTAAGTTCTGAAAGTTCACTCAAGTTTTCCAAATAACTAACAGTACGTGTGTGAGTTGATGCTACGTCTTCTTTTGTTAATTTTGCTGAAGCTGACATAGAGGTCATGAATTCAGCGGTACGACCGAACATTTCTTCGGTGTCCATACCAAAGCGCATTAAACTAGTTTTTACTTCATCGTTTAATGTACCCTGAAATACTTCAGTTAGAATCAGTCTACCGTCACTAGCAGACTTACCTAGCATTGCTAAGTCACTTGATGCCTTAGTAACTATGTCAACATACTTTCCAGCAGTTTGTACAGAGAAACCTGCATCATGTATATCATGCATTACATCTTTAAAGTCAGATGTATCTAATTGTCCAAATTTACCAAGGGCAAAGTAAGCGGTCTTGAGAGCATCGTTTTGTTTCAAACTTGCAGCGGCAAGCGCCATTAATCTTTCGCCGGCGAATCCTGCTATTTCACCGTACTTACCAAACGCCCCTCCCAATTTTTCAACTGAGAGTCCCATCTGAGAAACACTTTTTGCGTATTTACCAGTACCTTCTGCTGCATCATTGAACGCTGTAAGTGCTGAGCCGCCCGCAGTTAACAGGTCTCTACCAAAACCCTTAACTGCTTCTTTACGCTTTTTAGCCTCGTCATCGGTATTTTTATTGCTCTTGTCAATAGCATCACCGGACTCTCCCACTTTATCGGCAAAGTCGCTTAATGAATCAGTTACGGATTTAAAATCTTTCGCTAAACCTTTAAGGATTTCTAACTTCTTTACGGCTTCATTGAAGTCTTTTAAGTGTGCGGTCGCGCTAGACGTACCATCACCGAAGCCAGTCAGGTTCTCATTCAGTCTTTGTATTTCATCAGGATTTAAATCAGACATGGTTTCTCACTATAAATATGGGTATATACATATTTAGCAATAGTAAATATAGTGTTTTAGGAGAAACTATGCAACACACAAACCCATTACAACAGTACTTTCGCCGTCCGGCAGTCTATTTGAAGCTACCTTCAGGTGGCGTAGGATATCCCGAAGGTGCATTGGATTTGCCCGACAACGGTGAATTACCTATCTATCCAATGACTGCTATCGATGAAATCACTGCAAGAACACCGGATGCTTTGTTCAACGGGACCGCTGTAACAGAAATCATCAGAAGCTGTGTTCCTAATATCAAGGATCCATGGGCTGTTAGTAATATTGACCTAGACCCTATCTTAGTTGCTATCAAGGCAGCAACAAACGAAGGTGAGATGGAGATATCATCTGAATGTCCGAAATGTTCGGAAGAATCAAAGTTTGGCGTTAATCTTTCAGGTGTTTTAGCCGGGTTTAGACCAGGTGATTACACAAAAGTGTTGACGATTGGACAAGACGTTCAGATTAAGTTTAAGCCATTGAGCTTTAAACTAATCAACCATGCAAGTGTGCAGCAATTTCAGTTTCAAAAGTTCATGCAATCATTATCCGAACTTAATGAGGAAGACCGAAATGAAAAGAGCAAGAACATCTTACTTGATATCAATAAAATCGCAAATGAGTTGATTTCCGAAAGTATCGAGTACGTCAAAGTTCCCACTGCCACTGTTATGGAAAAAGAATTCATCATTGAATTCCTAGCAAACTGTGACAAGAATACGTATGAACGTATCAAGGAACACAACATCAAACTCAGAGAAAGCACTGAGACTAAGCCTTTAGAAATCAAATGCCCAAGCTGTAGCAATGAATACAAGCAGGCTTTTAGTATCAACGTATCTGATTTTTTCGATTAAGGCTTCTCACCCTTAACTCCGAGGGTGTTAGTAAGCTGATTGAACGAATGGAGAAAGAATGCACCAGCATAAAAAACGACTCACTAAAGATGGCGTGGTTTATGAGAGGTGGTATATCCTACACGGATATTTTAAACCTCTCAATCAATGAGAGAAAATCCATACACACAATCATTGAAGATAACTTAGAGACTACTAAGACAAGTAAATTGCCGTTCTTCTAATATCAGGCTACATACCCATAGAGATTCATTATACTAAGTTTACTGTATTCTTTATCTTAACTGATGAGCTTCGCTCATCTTCCTTCACTTATTTCTTCGCTATCGCTCAGAAATTACGTTCGGACATTCTTTAACATATTTGTTTAAGGAAATCTTATACTGAACTTCTATCATATCTACGGAATACATATTGCCGCTTTGAAGCCATGGTAGTGCTGTTCAAGCACTACCAATGGTAAAGGGATTTGCCATGCCCGTCATCCTTGCTATCTGTACCCGTTCAATCAGCTTCTTTGTGCTATTGAACGCCACCGGTTCCCCTGTAAAGTTTTTGGTCTGTAGTTGAACTTACGCACGTATGTTTTAATGCTTGGGTCCAGAAACGCATGTTCTATATCATCAAGATAGAGTAGATATAGACTCATTGAAGGTTCGCTTTTGTCGATTGCCTTCTCGGTGTTCCTTATCATTACTGATAAGCATACTCCAGAATCTGACGGCTTGTAACTTTCAAAGCAATCTCAAGGAGGACTGTCAACACAGCCTGCGAATTTTTATTTTAATTAAGTTAGGTTGTTTGTTTTGACGTGGTGTCTGAGATGCTGTATTGTTTGACTAATGTAGTATTAGATTTGAAAAAGTTAGAATGTTCTACAATGATCCAGTTGCCCCACTTTTGGCTACGATACTGTACACAGTTATCAGTAATCCAATTGAGTTTCTCCTGAACTACAACGTATTGACCTTTGCGATTGAATTTCATAAAAAGTAAATTCAAATCACCTTCGTCTTCTACATCAAGTAGTTGTTCTAACCACGAATCAAGTTGCTTACACTCACCCGAAAGAGTTAAGTGCCACGGAAAGTCAGCATAGAATTTGCATTCTATATTCATTTTAGAAAAACTTTGTCCTGGAACAATGTCTCCTTTGAATGAACGAATCTGACCTTCGTGCAAGAATTCGGTTCTTGCTTGATTCTTGCCACCCACATAAGCGCCGGATCCGGGAGCACGAATGAACGACTCTCCGTATGTTTCAGAGAGAAATTTTGCAACTTCTCTCTCGTAACCTGATCCTTTGTTTTTCTGTGGTGATGACATATAAGTACTTATACTAAAGAACAGTGCCCAAAATTATTCTATGTCTACCGCTGTGTTGTAGCTTGTAAACCCATTCTCTTTGATAACCTTAAGAACGTTAGGTACTCGGCCGGCTAGTTCTTCGCGGTGAGAAACAAGCCAAATTGACTTATTACGCTTACGTGACATGTCTTTTAGAATCGCAACACTGTTTTCAACACCCATTGTGTCTAAACCGCTGTCAATCAATTCGTCAATGAACAACGTGTTGATTGGTGAGTACAATGATTCCCATACATCACGGAAAGCAAAACTCAAGCCTAGAATCAATCTATTACGTTCACCGCGCGACAAGTTATCAAAGTCAAGTTCACGACCCAACTCTGTAATTTCAACTTGCAAGTCGTTTTTAAACACAACTTGATGAGGCAACCCGATAGCGTCTAAGTAATGAGTCAATCGACCATTGAGATAACTCAAGTTCTGGTCAATAATCTTCTTACGAACGAAGCTGTCTTTGCTTGTTAGAATGTCAAGCAAGAACTTTTGATGCTCACCTATCTTTGTCAACTTGTTGATAGCTTCAAAATCGATTTCTTGTAATGCACCTGATTCCATTTCAGTGATTTGTTCACTGTATGGGTCAGTTTCATCGCCCTTCTTAGCAATAGCATCAAGCAAATTGTTAACAGTAGACCTGTGCTCAATGGCTTTTGTTTCAGTATCATAGTGAGTCTTTGGCTGCGGCCCTAGAGTAACTGCGGTATGACTTTTTAATTGCTCTGCATAAGGGTCAGACTCTGCTTCTTTTTCAAGAATCTTAGTTCTGATATTTTCTAAATCACTACCGTGACGAATTGCTTCTGCTTCTGTTTTATAATGTGTCTTTGGTTTAACCTCTGCTACAAAAATCTCAACTTGACGTAACTCTTCCCATTGTTTCGTTAACGAGGTTGAGTGTACGGTAGCTTCAATCAACATTTGCTCTTTGTCTGCTAGAACCTGAGCATGTTGCTCGTCATGGAACTCTTGACCACACGCATAACACTTGTGGTCATTCAATGTAGCAATCTCTGCTGTAAGTTTTTTGATTAGCTTGTCTTCTTTGTCAATATCTTTAGTAAGACGAGCCAACTCTTTATCACGTGTAGCTAGTTCGGCAGTCTTTGTATTGTATTCTGCTAATGCACGATGGGCAAGAATTTCTTCAACGACATCAATCTTGCTTAGTTTGATAGTCTCGTTTTCTAAGAAAGTAATGTCCTTTGCTTGTTTTTGCTGCCAAGCAATTTGATGTGCAACTAGTGCATCATGTGTCTCTTGTTGCTTCTTTTGTGTATTCCAGATTACTAAATCTTTGTGCGCAAGCAACTCGGCTTCGATATCAATGTGAGACAACTCATCATATTGGGTAGCAAGATAAGCTAGGTCGCTGTCATACTTTGCTTGCCAAAGATTTCGTCTACGCTTTAAGCTATCAATTTGTTCTTTGACCCGCTTGTTAGCTTCTTCAACTGCTTTAACTTTAAATTCTTCTTGTTGAATGTTGTCTTTGGTATCCTTCAACATGCCTTTGATAATCTCTGCTTTTTCTGAAAGCAAAGTGACACCCAATAGCTGTTCGATAATCTCACGTTGTTCGTTATTCTTCAGCGCAAGGAATGGTGTCGAATATGTGTTCAACACCACGATGTGTTTGAACATATCGCTTGACATATTCAATATCTTTTCGATTTGAGCCTGCGTTTCTTTGTTCTCACCCTGTGCATCATCTTGCTTCTGAAGGGTATTGTTAACATAAAACTTTAATACGTTAGGCTTACGTCCGCGTTCGATTTTGTATTCAATGCCGTTGGCACTGAACTCAAGTGTTACCAACATAGCTTTACCGTTTGTGCGGTTTACTAAGTTATCTTTGCGAATATCATTAATGGGTACGCCGAACAACGCATAGCTAAGACCTTGAATCAACGTAGTCTTGCCCGTACCGTTACGAGCACCATCACCACCTAAGTCTAAGTTCTCACCTAGAATTAGTGTTAAGTCTTGTTTGTTAAAGTCTACTGCTTGTGTTACTTGTCCGATTGATAGGAAGTTGCGTAATGTAATGTTCTTTAAAATAATCATAGGTTGTTGTAAATCTCTAGCAAAATCTTTTTGTCGAATGTATTTGATTCAATACTGTTAATCTGGTCAATGACAATCTGGTCAACTGACTCAAACTTTAAGCTACCTGAGCCTTCGACTTCAACGTGGTCTACCTTCATAGGGATAAGAGCCATTTCACGTAGTTTGTGTTCGGGTATCATAGTTTCACGTATAAAGTTTGCTTCTTCGTAGCTAATATCAATGTCAAGATGTACTCTAACATGACTGTCGGGCAATAGCAAGCCAGCTGGGTTTTCTAAAATATCAGATAGTTTGTAGACACGATATAAGGGTTGACCTGGCCAACTGCGAAACTCTGGGTCTTTGTCCCACTCTAAAATCATCATGCCACGAGCATCATCGCCTGCGTCAGCATAGTTGTGAGGGAAAGCGTTACCAATGTACCAAACGTTTTTCTTTGCTTGACGTTTATGGAAGTGACCTGAGAATACCATTTCAAAACCCACTAAGTGTTCTGTATTGATTTCACCATGGTCTGGCATTTCTACCATAGCATTCATGTGAAAAGTGGGTAGCTCAAAATGCCCGAACAAATACTTGCCCTTCATTGTTTTGAGTTTTTTATAATCTTCCTGTACGAGCCAGGGAGCAATAACTACGTTGCCCTCTGTATGAAAGTCATTAATGATTTTAACATTCGGGAGGTGTTTCGCCCATTCCACAGAATGTATATCGCGGCGGTCACGATAGTACAAATCGTGATTGCCAGGGATAAAGTAGACAGTATCAAATGCAGCATTTAACTTCTCCAATGCTTGTAAGCCAAATTGTAATGTGTGAATGTTGATGCTTGCTCTGTGATGATTGAAATCACCTAGAAACAAACATGTCTCACAGTTTTCTTTCTTAGCCTCACTAATGAACCAATCTACGAAATTGGAACAGTCTTGGTTGTGAACTAAGCTGTTTGACTTTAAGCCAAAGTGAATGTCCGTGAAAACGGCAGCTTTTTTAAATAGGTTACTCATAAACGTTAGTATACAGGAAGAGGGGCTGCAAAAGCAACCCCTCTGGTTAAATTATTCTTCGTAAGTTGTGCTTGATGTGCCCTGGCGCGACCAGCTTGGGTTTAAGCCATTCATTTCTAAAATATCGTCACGAATGTTTTGGTTACGTTTTTCGGAATTTAGAACACGGCAGAAGCTGTTAGTGATAGCAGCCGTGTAGTATGCGAATGGATTAGCTGATTTGGCTTCGTTGAATCGTAGACCTACATATGTTAACTGTAGAATGGCTGAGTTGCGCATTTCATCGTTGTAAGTGTAGCCACGCCAATTGAACTTCATTGCGTATTTCTCACACATCATAATGTACATACGGGCAAGTTTGTTTGTAATCTGCCCATGATCCTTAGAGAACTCTCCGTTTTCTAATGAACCCTTCCAATGACTCTTCCCGATACAACGGGCAGTGTTTGTTTCGTCAAATCTAAAGTGCTGGAATGGCGGGAAATTAACTTTTACGTGGACCATGTCGTCAACTTCACCTTTGGTTGTGTGGTCTTCTAAATCAGCAAAAATCTCTTCACCGTCACCATCAAAGTCAAAAATATCTTTAGCAGTTTTTTTCTTGTCAGTTTTGCGCGGAGCCTTCGGCGCAACTGGAATATGGTCCCAAGTCATAACTCTAAACACTAAATCGGTGACAGGTATAGAATCTGGACTAACTGAGTCTTTCTCGCCTGCTTCTAAACTTAATCGAGTAGCTCTAGTTTCTTTTGCTTCTTGTATTACTGCAGGACTTAGGGCATGTGCAAGGCTGTTTTCGATAGACTCTGTGGGCATGTCTACGATGAAGTCATATCTATGGTCAGTTGGTGTTAAAAATGAGCAATAATGCGTCTTGCTAGTGTGTATTTCTTTCAGAATATCTTTGTTGTTTAGATAGTTTACTGGTTTCTTGTGGGGTATTAGGGACATAGTTCTCCGTTATTATGTTATGAAGATTATAACACTTTTGTATTCAAAATACAACGTTTTACGGTAAAAATGGGTGTTTTTTTATGCGATAAATATATTTAGTAAAGGTATAATCACTATGGCACTAGATACGGAATCGCTATTAACAGAAAAAGCTAGGCTTGAAAAACAAATTAAACAAGCTGAACTTGAAATCAGCTACAACGGTGGACTCGCCCAACTAAGCACCATCAACCCTAACAGTCCTACTGCCACCTCATTACGTGATTCAAAGGCGAGACTTGATTCTTCTACTTCTTACCTAGACACAATTAACGAAAAGTTAGCTGCCTCAGAAACAAGTAGTACAGCACAACAATCAACGACCACACAAGAAAATACCCCATTATCTGAGCCTAAAGTAGTCGATGTTACTTCACAGCCTCCGGTTGTTCCGGTAGAAGCCGGCACACCGGCTGAGAAAGCAACTCCCACTGAAGAAGATCCAATGGCTGCAGCCATCGCTGCAAATCAAGCAACCAATGAAGAAGAAAGTCCAACTGAACAAAAAGTAATTGACTCATCATCGGATGCAAAAATGTCACAGGAAGAACAGGGGCAGTTACGTGAGTACCAAGAGACTCAACGTGCTAAACTAAAAGCAGAAGAATCTATTGTACCTCCTAAGGCTACCCCTACCATCGATGTAGTAGCAAGTAGACCTAAAGATTGGCGAGTTAGAATGAGTCTTGCACCGTCCGCTGATTATCTATATAACGTTGCAAAAGAAGGGGACCTTTTATTCCCATTGCAAAAAACTCGTGGGGTCATCTTTCCCTATGTGCCTACGGTACAAACAGGTTATAGAGCAAACTACGAACCGGCTGATATCGCACACACTAACTATAAAAGTTATTTCTACAAAAACAGTAGCGTTGATGACGTGTCAGTAACTGCGGAATTTACAGCGCAGGATATCACCGAAGCAAGATATTTACTAGCAGTGATACATTTTTTCAAGTCTGTGACTAAAATGTTTTACGGGCAAGATAAAGCACCTGTAGCGGGAACTCCTCCTCCGCTAGTATATTTGAGCGGCTTTGGGTCATATCAATATGACAATCACCCAATGGTCATAACATCATTCACCTACTCTCTTCCCAACGATGTAGACTACATTAGAACTGAATCAACTAGTATATATAAGTCATCTAGTGGTACTACAACAAGTAAAACTGGAAGTTCTAGTATATTAGATACTATAAAGTCACGCTTGGGAATATTAAAGAAGGGTGGTGGCACGAACTCAACTGTACCTGATTACTCATATCTTTCAAGCAGCGAAGTAACATACGTACCTACTAAACTTCAAATCACACTAACAGGTCATCCTATCGTTACTCGTAGAGAAATTAGTCAACAATTTAGTTTAGCAGAGTATGCAAAAGGAACACTGAATAAGGGTTCAACTAGAGGAAGCGGAATATGGTAACTTATCCACAATCAAGCCCTTACGGGACTACGCAGGTCTATAACAACAGTTTCTTAGACTTAATGAACAACAGACCTATACCACCTAACCTAGATGATACTGTTTGGGAAATAACTCAAACGTATCACCTCCGTCCGGACCTATTAGCATATGATTTGTATGACGATAGTAGACTTTGGTGGGTGTTTGCACAGCGTAATCCAAACAAGATTCAAGACCCGTTGTTTGACTTTGTTGCCGGCACGACTATATTCATTCCGCAGATTCAAACTTTAAAAGATAGTTTAGGAATATAACATGGGATCAGATGCATTAGGTAATTGGATTCCAGATGATGACTCACGTAACGATGTTAGTACACCTACCATCGATGCGCAAATCGCCGAAACACAGACTCAACTTAATAAATTAAAAGAAAGCATTAGGATAGCTAAACAGAGTTTAGCAAATATCGATCCTAAGTACGAATCAAACAAAGCGTACATTGCTAAACTTAACACAACGATTGAAACTGACCAAAAAGCATATGATTCGCTAGAGGGAAAACTATCGTCCCTAAAAAAGCAAAAAGAAAATGCAACAAAGAAGCCAGCAGCAACAACTAACAAAAACAAACAAGCAGTTGCATCAGATGACGCATTACAAAAAGAACAACCAGTAACCGGTGAAGTAAAGAAAAACACTAAGAATAGAACATGGAACCCATTGGGTAAATTTTCAAGCTACACATATAAACTTAGTTTGTATATGTTGTCAGGTGATGCGATAAGCAACCATAATAAAACCGGTGTCTGGAATACTAAGCAGATGGAATTAGTCGCACAAAGTGCAGGTGTCAATGACAAAGTAGATAGCCCGAGAGCAGCCGGATTTGATTATGACTTCTATATTGACAACTTGCAGATAACTAATCAAATTGGCGCAGCCGCCGCTCAATTTTCAGGTACTACGACTGACGTTTTCTTTGAAATATATGAACCATATGGAATGACCTTCCCCTCAAGATTATTGAGTGCGGCTCAAGCAATTGATGCTAAAAGTAATAGTAAGATGGGTGCCGCTACTCAAATCGGAGAAGCAATGTCTCATTATTATTTGATAGTTATCCGCTTCTTTGGATATGACGAAAAGGGGGCAGTGGTAACTGCTTCAAAACCCACTGTAGGTGATAATGCTAAAACAGATAATCTTGGATCGTTTGAACGAGCTATACCTATTGGGATTACTGAATTTAAAACTAGATTAGATAATAAGATTGTCAAGTACCAAATTAAAGCGACACCGCATCCTGAACTCGCCGCGCTTAGTATGTTCACTGGTGTAGTTAATGAACAAGTTAATATTGCAGGCGACTCTGTTAGTGATGTACTATCAACTGGCGTAACTAGTTTGCAATCTATATTAAACGAAAAAGAAGAAGCTCTAGTTAAGTCTGGTAAAAAGAAAATAGCAAACAAGTATAAGATTGTATTTGAAGAACTCTCTGGGATTGAGTCTGCTTTATTAGTAGACAAGAATCATTATGTACCTGGACAAACTCCTATCTCTGGTTTACCTGGACCGGTTAACGTGAGAGTCGCTGAAAGTGGTAAAGGTGCTACTGTTAGTAAACAAAAGAGAACTATACAAGTTCCGGCACATACTCCTATCCCTCAAATCATTGAACAAGTTATTAGTCAAAGCACGTTTATCTCAGATTGTCTATCTATCATTAACAAAGAAGAAACACAACCGGTAACAGAAAACGCTAAAACGTTCTCAACAAACCCCTCTCCTCAAATATTCAATTGGTTTACGATTGTCCCGCAAATTACACTCTTAGGAAAAGACACTGATACTAAGACTGACGCTTTTGAAATCACATATTTCGTTGTGAAGAAATCTATGCCTTTTATCAGGTCACCGTATATACCTAAGACAGACTCTTATCCGGGTCCTCATAAAATTTATAATTACTGGTATACTGGTCAGAACGAGGGAGTGCTCTCGTTAGAAATCTCATATAATAATTTATATGCTTCCACTGCATCATTGTTTAGTGATGGCTTTGTAAAAAACGAAGATACTGCTCCTGTGAGATTAGTAGCTGCTTCTAGTAGTGCCACACCAGGCGTCACTCCAGGTACATCAGAAGAAGTAGCATCATTCAAGTCTTGGTTATATGCGCCGGGTGACCAGCAAACTGCAAATATGAAAATATTAGGCGACCCTGACTTTTTATTCACAGCACAGTATGGTACCTTTGATGAAATGACTAGTACCTCAGTATCTGATGAGGCTCCTATCAACCCACTAGATGGACAAGTATTCATTGAAGTTGACATGCGCTCCGTCAATGACTATTCTAACAAAACGGGAGTTATGAAACCAGAAAAGAATCTAATCTTCTGGAACTACACCGAGAGTATGCAGAAACAAACTGAAGGTAGAATGCTCTACATGATTTCTACAGTTAAGAGTAAATTTGTTAGAGGACAATTCACTCAAGAATTTCCTGAAATGACTATCCCTAACGTTTCAGTAAACGGCGATAAAACTTCTCCAAACGGTGAAACTCAACGTGAAGGTAGTGCTACTGCTAAGTCTACACCGACACAAGCAGACGTTAGAAAAATTGATAATAAAACTGTTAAACCTACACAAGTCGCAGAAGATGATAATTCATATGACGCAATGGGAAATTATCAAGGAATACCGTCGTCTACTAGTTATGCATCAGACACTAAACGAGAAACACCGGTATCACGCGGGCGTGGGTCAACACGCACCTACGAGACAACAAACAAAACTAGAATTTTAGGTAAATAAACATGGAAGATAATTTATCAGGCAAAGGCCCCGCAAGTGATTTTAGTGATAGCAAAGGTGGCGCTTCGTTATTAACTACTCCGGTTAAAGGTATTGTTAAAAACAATATTGACTCGACCCGCTCTGGGCGAATTCAAGTTTTCATTAACAAATATAAAGGCAACAACCCGGATGATACTAACAGTTGGTTAAAGGTTGATTACCTAAGTCCCTTCTTTGGTTACACCCCTAACACAGGCAGCCCCGACTCAAACGGCACGTATTCCGGTAACCCTAACAGCTATGGCTTCTGGGCAACACCCCCTGACATAGGTACGGAAGTACTATGTGTATTCGAAAACGGTGATCCAAACTTTGGATACTACATTGGTAGCATTGTTAAACCCGGACTGAATCACATGGTTCCTGCAATAGGTTCTACTGATAAAATTATTGCAAATGAAAGTGAAGCTGATGCATACGGCGGGGCAACTCGCTTACCTGCAGCAGAGTTCAACAACGCAAATGAATCACAAAGCGGCTCACCTGATTTATCTAATCAACCTAGACCAATACATAGCTACCAAGCAGCTATCTTAAATAAGCAAGGTTTGTTGCGTGATCCTGATAGAGGAACGATTGGATCAAGCAGTGTACGTGAAACTCCTAGTAGAGTATTCGGTATCAGTACACCAGGACGTCCTATCTATGGTGGCGGGTACGATGACATTTCTATTAAAGAAGCAGTAAAAGATACATCAGTACCGGATAGTAATTTTAAAGTAACCGGTCGCTTGGGTGGACATACGTTAGTAATGGATGACGGCGACTTACAAGGTCGAGACCAATTACTTCGGTTGAGAACCGCTGCAGGTCATATGATTATGATGAACGATAGTGTAGGTGCAGTTTACATCGTTCATTCTAGTGGTCAAAGTTACATTGAGTTGGGTAAAGAAGGTACGATTGACATGTACTCAACCAACTCAGTCAACATACGCACACAGGGAGATTTAAACCTTCATGCAGACAACAACATGAACATTCATGTTGCAAAAGATTTAAGTATTCGTGCTGAAAATATCAAATTAGAAAGTACTAAAGAAACTTCTCAATTAGTTGGAACAAATTTAAAACAGCATGTTAAGGGCAATCACACTGATAAAGTGGATGGTATGTTGTCTCTAGCATCTGCCGGCGACGGAAGTCTTAATGCCGGTGGCAATGCATTTATCAATGGTAAAAATGTAAACTTAAACACAGGTGCAACATCACTTACTCCTGAAGTCGTATCTCCTCTAGTGTTAAACAAAATGAGTGACACATTGTATGATGAGAAAAAGGGGTATGCATCAGCTCCCGGTAAACTCGAAAGTATTGCAAGCCGTGCCCCTGCGCACAGCCCATGGGAAGAAGCAGGCAAAGGCGTTGATGTTAAAGTTAATATGTCAGCATCAGCTAATTTACCTAGCGCACCTTCGCCGTCAGTGTCAGCAGCAAATGCAGCAGCTCCTGCATCTCCGGATGCATCTACAAGTCCTGCATTAACCGCAACTGTTCCGTCAGTTGCATCAGCTTCTCCGGCATTAGATAAAGCAACAACCGGAGCTATGGTGTCACAAATGGCAGTTAACGCAGCTACTGGACCAGCAGCCGATGCAGTGAAATCTGCGGCAGGTGTTGCAACAGTTGACGGAGTAAAAACTGCATCATTGGGCGCAATGGCAATGTCACCACAACAACTTGAAACTGCAGGGTATATTAAGCCCGGCGCAGGAGCCGCAATTGACGCAGCTATTCAAGGTGGTAAGAAACTAGAAGAAGCTATTCCGCCTAACATGATGACAGGTAAAGATGGCGTTAACACAGTATCAGATTTTGTAAAAAGTGTTTCAACTCAAACTAAAGCAGCTAGTGACTTGTTAGGCAAGGCATCTGACGGATTAAAGTCTGCTGGAATCATAACTGGTAAAGAAAGTCCTACTCAAACTGGTGGATTGATTATGGCAGCAGCTAGTGCAGGCGTCGGTGCAGTGGCTGGATTTATAAAGTCAGCGATGCCATCAACTGCTGGCATAACGTCAATTGCATCAGGCTTGGGATTAAATGCTTCTAAGATTCCTAATCCATTAGGAGGCGACATTGGTAAGCAGATTGCTAGTGGTAATTTTGCTAGCGGTCTTGCAGACAAAGCGTTGAGCGGCTTGGGAGGCTTAGGGGATAGTCTCAAGAGTGGATTAAACTCTGCAAAAGGAGCAGCGGCTGCGGCGTTTGATTCTGTAGTGTCTAAATTTAAATCATTTAAGGCAGGAGTCCCTATTAGTCTATCAGCAGAGAAGGCAAAAGTAGATGCAGAGAGTTCAGGATCGATGCTTGATTCTATCAAGTCTGGCGCCTCTGGTCTAATGAATAAAGCATCGTCAATGGCATCTGGTGCTGGATTAAAACTTCCAACATCGTTGACAAGTTTAACTTCAGGTCAAGGACTAAACTTAACTAGTGTTCTCAATGCTGCCAAATCATTGGGAGTACCTTCGAATATAACTGGTTCCATCGCACTAGGTGGCTCACTGGTAAGTGGAGCTTCGTCACTATTAAGTAAAGTATCAGGCTCAAATCCATTATCATCTATGTCTACTGAATTGTCTGGTGGCAAACTAGCTGTACCTGGACTAAGTGAAATTGGTGATAAAGTCAAGGGATTAGCGAGTAACATTACGGGTGGTTCTGCATCTGATATCATGGGGAAAGCAAAGAGTTTACTAGGTGGTGGCGCAACACCGGACGGGCTAATGAAGATGGCTACTGCTGCCTTAGGCGGAGCATTGCCACCGGCTCTTAAAGGAGCATTAGGCTCGCTGGGCACAGGCGGCGGCATGGGAATTAAGTTGCCTACTATTTCAATCGGTGGCTTCGACTCTGGCGCTATCGCAGCACAAAGTAAAGCATTGTTGGGTGATCCTAAGATTCCTGCACTAAAATTTGGAGATGCTCCCCCTCTATTAGATTCTTCAGAGATGCTTAGAATATCAAGAGCTAGAACAGCAGCCTCGGATAAAGCACTTGCGGCTCAGGAAGTGTATGAAAAATCATTGGCTAAAACTGGTAGTAGAATTGATCCTGCTACATCGGCTGCGTTTGCAGAGTGGAAGCAAGCAATTGCTGATATAGACAAAGTAGCATAAGATAAATATTATTATGGCAACATACATCGGCTTCAACTCTCAGTACACGGATAAAATCAAGACTCCACAACAACCTCGCGGGATAGTTCCTATCGTAGGTTCAATGAAAACTCCTAACCAAGTTGGTAAGAAGTTTAGATTGACTGACGAACAATTAGTAATACAAGACTTCATTAATGCGTTAAACATTAACTTGGGCGAGAAAGCTGGAAACCCTGCGTACGGAACCACTATCTGGGGTTTTATTTTCGAACCAAGTGACTTGGAAACTAAAGATAGACTTACGGAAGAACTCCGCAGAGTTGCCTCAGACGACCCTAGACTTACTTTGACGGATATCAACATGTACACCATGGATCACGCTGTCTTAGTAGAGATGCAAGTAACAGTAAATCCATATGATAACGCTATGGTATTACAAATCAAGTTCGACCAGGGAACTAACCAAGCCTACGCAAATAACCAATAAAACAGCACTTTTTTGTATGATAAATACATAAAAGAGAGCATTTTAACATGGCTAACAGTTCAAGACAAACATCAATCTTCGGTATAAACGATTGGAAATCAATCTATAAGAATTATAGTCAAGCTGACTTCCAAAGCTATGACTATGAAACTATTAGAAAATCGATGGTTGACTACCTTCGTGCTAATTACCCCGAGACATTCAATGACTACACCGAGAGTTCTGAATACGTTGCGTTGCTTGACGTTATGGCATTCATGGGTCAAGGTCTTGCTTTCCGCAACGACTTGAACACCCGTGAAAACTTTATCGATACCGCTGAACGTAGAGATTCTGTCGTCAAACTAGCAAATTTAGTAGGATATACCCCTAAGCGTAACAACGCAGGTCAGGGATTCTTAAAGCTAATCGCACTCTCTACCTCAGAGCAAATTCGAGATATTAATAACTACCCACTGAACAACGTAACAGTATTGTGGAATGACCCAGCTAACGTCAATTGGCAAGAGCAATTCAACTCAATTTTGAATGCAGCAATGATTGATGGTCAACGTGTTGGTCGTCCAGGACATTCAGCAAATCTATTAGATATTAAGACAGATGAGTACAGCATAAGATTACCGGATGGTAAGCAACCTACTTTACCATTCAACTCAACCATTGACGGAATGAATATGTCTTTTGAGGCAGTCAGTGTTTCAAGTCTTGGTTCTACTAGACTTTACGAAATTCCTCCAGGGGATAGTCAACGATTCAACATGTTGTATCGTAATGACAAATTGGGTTACGGAAGTTCTAACACAGGATTCTTTGTTTACTTTAAGCAAGGCACCCTACAGCAGTACCCTTTCTCAATCGAAACACAGATATCAAATCAACAAGTTGATGTAGACATTCAGGGCATCAATGATGAAGATACATGGCTGTATGCAATTGATTCTATTACTGGTGAATACACCGAATGGAAAAAAGTAGAAAGCATTTATGCAAGCTCGTCTCCTGAACGAAACAAACAAGTATTCAGTGTTGCGTCAAGATACAATGACCAAGTAACTTATAGCTTTGGAGACGGTGTGTTTTCTGATATGCCTATCGGTAACTTCGTATCTTACGTTCGTTCAAGTAATTCGTTGACGTATGTAATTGATCCTAGCGAAATGCAAGGAACTACTGTTTCATTAAGTTATGTTAGTAAGAACGGAAGAACCGAGACTCTTACAATGACGTTTGAATTACCATTACCAGTAGCAACTGCACAAGCACGTGAGTCTTTGGTGAATATCAAACAACGTGCTCCTCAACGTTACTACTCTCAAAACCGTATGGTTAACGGAGAAGACTATAACAACTTCCCCTTCACTCTGTACAGTTCAATTATTAAGAGCAAAGCTATCAACCGCTCAAGTGTAGGTGTTAGCCGTAACTATGACTTACTTGATCCTAGCGCAAAGTATTCAAGCACTAACGATTTTGCAGACGACGGTGGTTTATACTTAGACAGAAATGATGATTTTGTAGTGTTTACTGCCAACACTACAAATGACGTTGTTAAATTCTTAACAGAGTCATTAGCTACTCTATTGGGTGGTCATCGTGCATATCAATTCTATACACAAGCATACACACGCTTTTTAGTAGATGCAGATTCAGGTGACGGTACAACATACTGGAATCAGTCTTCATTCAATTCATCAAACAGTACAGGTTACTTTTATAATACGAGTGGCTCACCTATGCCAGTAGGATTGGTAACTTCAACTAATATCAAGTATTTTACTGAAGGAGCTATGGTTAAGTTCATTGCACCAGCAGGAAAATACTTCACTAAGAATAACAAATTGATATCAGGACTTCCTGGACCTAGCGACATAACAAGTATCTGGACTAGTGTGGCAAAGATTGACGGAGAAGGTAACAACAACGGTTTAGGCAATCTAGCTTCCGGAGATGGACCTATTGCTTTGACAAATTTTATACCCGACGGTGCAGTTTTATCCACTGTAATCCCATCGTTCACAAACGTGTTTAGCTCAGAGCTAATTCAAGAAATTGTTAATAAGATTCTGTTATCACAAAACTTCTCGTTAGTATTCAATAATACATTACTAGCAAATCAAGAAAGATGGAGCACATCTACTTACGATTCTACTGAATATTTTGTTAGATTCAGAAGTTTGGGATATGGTAAATACGTTGTATCATCTAGAGCAGTTGCTTTCTATTTTGGTAGTGTGTCAGATGTACGTTTTACATTTGACAGAGACAAGGTTATCTTCGATCCATCATCTGGGCAAGTAATGCAAGATAGCATTACATTGTTAAAAACAAACGCACAACCAGGAACTAGTAACTACCCACTATCAACTGATATAAAATTAAATGTGAAGGGTCAGTCAATGGAAGCCGACGGTTATGTTGACGACTTCAGTGTTGAAGTTAGTTCTGCTGATTTAGCTAGTCCAGGGACATACAAAGATCCTGACTTCTTTACCCAAGTTACTGGATACCAGTTCAATACTAAAAATCTAACGCACTTTACTTTCTTTAAGATTGTGACAGACTCAAACCAACTTACTCGTGTTGAAATGGTTCCGTTGGGTGATGTTGTACAAAATTACGGAACACAAGCAGATATCGCAATTATTAAGTATGAGTACCCTGTTGGTCAAGTGTTCTATGCTGTTTTAGAAGACAAGTTCTACCAATCAGTAAATGACACGACTTCGGCAAATATTGTCAATCTTGAGTTACTATCAAACTATACAGTTAAGATAGGTCGTCAAGGTTTGTTCTTTCAATACAAACATATTTCAAGCGAAACAACTAGAATTGATCCAGCAACCACTAACATTATTGACTTGTATTTGCTATCATCTTCATACAATACACAATATCAAAATTGGTTACGTGACACAACTGGTTCAGTTGAAGAGCCAAAGAAGCCTACGCTTGCAGAGCTATCACAATCTTATAGCAAGATTAACGACTATAAAATGTTGACAGATAGTTTGGTATTAAATAGTGTAAGATTCAAACCGTTGTTTGGATCTAAAGCAGAACCAACATTACGTGCCACAATCAAAGTGATTAAATCAAGTTCCACCAATGCAAGCGATAGCGAGATCCGCTCTGCTATCCTTACTGAAATGAACAACTATTTCAATATAGATAACTGGGACTTTGGCGATAAATTTTACTTCAGTGAATTGAGTGCTTACCTACACTCATCGCTTGGTGATTTAATTAGTTCTGCGGTCTTGGTTCCCAACGACCCATCACTAGCATTTGGTGACTTGTATGAAATTTCAAGCGCACCCTATGAGATTTTTGTAAACGCCGCACAGGCATCGGATATCGTTGTAATCTCTGCACTTACCCCGTCAGAACTACAACCAGCAGGTTAATATATAGGTATAACTAATGACATCTAGAATTAGAACACTTGATTTCTTACCAGAAATCTTTAAAACAAAGCCAAACGAACAATTCCTTTCTGCAACGTTAGATACGCTAACGCAGCAACCTAAAGTAGAAAAGTTGCAAGGGTTTATCGGTAATAAATTTGGCTATGGGGTAAACTCAAAGGATAGTTACATTAACGAACCAACAAAGAGTCGTAATAACTATCAATTAGAACCAGCTGTAATTTTTAAAAAGAAAGACACAGACGTTCCGTTAGACTTATTGACTTACTCTGGATTAAACGATGCGCTCCGCTTAGCCGGTAGTAACCTACCTGAACACTCTCTGTATTCGAATCAATTCTATTCATGGGACAGTTTCACTGACCTTGACAAACTAGTAAACTACAGCCAATACTATTGGTTGCCTACAGGTCCTGACCCAGTTACTGTAACCAACTTGAAGTTATCTACTACTGTGAGCTACACTGTCACTTCTCTTCCACTCTCTTATTCATTGAGCGCAAAGTCACAACTAGTAGGAGACTACAATCCTAAGCTCACGTTAGTGCGCGGTGGTGTGTACTATTTCAATGTGGATCAAACTACTCCCTTCTATATTCAAACGTCACCTGATATTTCAGGGAAACTAACTTCGAACCCAAGCATTAGTACAAGAGACATTTTTGGATTAACTAACAATGGTGCTACTACTGGAACAATTAAGTTCGTAGTACCACAGCTTAATGAACAGTCTGATTGGGAACTGACTTTTGGTTTAAATGCAGACCTGACGACTGCAATGAGTTTGTCTGATATTGAGGCGAAACCGGTAGGCTCCGTGAGCATCGACGGCGTAACTGATTTAGAAGGTAAGACAATTCTATTTAGGTCAAACACTCCTGGCACTAGAGCTAATCTAGTGTCATTATATGATGAAAATGATATCGGATTCGATGGTACTGAGTTCGACCCTACTACCGAGACACAATTAAACAATCAACTATATACGGTGACGTATGTAGGAGATAATACTAACGGATTCTTTATCAACCTAGTTGAAGCAGATTCTCTTCCAATCAACAAGTTAATCAAAATTCAATTTGGTGATGAATTCAATGGAAGAAGTTTTGTTAAAAATGCATTCGGTGAAATTTTACTAGTGCCACCAGTGACAGCTAACACTGACACTTACTACTATGTCGATGGAGTAAATCCCGATAAGTATGGTGAAATCGAAATCGTAGATAGCATCGATAGTAGTTTTGTAAACGTTGAGCAAATTCTAGGTAAGAAAACGTACACTAGCGCCAACGGCATCACATTCACTAATGGACTGTGTGTTCAATTTGCCGGTAATACTTTCCCAGCAGAATACACTAGAGGTTCGTACATCGTTGAGGGTGTCGGTGACAGCATCAACTTAATTTTGCTCTCTGAACTTCTTGTACCTGAGATATTTTCATATCAAGTATCGTCACCGTTCGATGCTCAATACTTTGACACTTACTCGTTTGGCGAGACCTTCTTGTACCCTAAGGACAAAGACTATATTACAATTTCACGTAATGCAAAAAATAAAAATGCATGGAGCAGAAGTAATCGTTGGTTCCACGTTGATGTTTTAAAGGCTACTCTTGAATATAATCCTGACGCAGTTATTGTGTCGGAAGCTCTAGGTAATCCTGAAAAGATGGCAAAGCGTCCAATCATTGAATTCTATCCAAACCTACGCTTGATGAATTCTGGAGTCTCGTCAAAGAATAATGTATCTTATATTAATTTTACTGAATCTCAGGCATTGTTCACGGCTGCAGGTACTTCTGACTTTGTTCCAGATGGTTCTACTAGTTACTTGTATGATGGCGCGACAATAATTTTTGCTGCCGATGCGGATTTAGCAGTGCGTTCTACGGTATACAAGATTCAAGTATCAGAAACGGTAAATACTGAAGTAATCTCAATCATCTCGTTATCCGGTTCATTGACAAATGCTGATGGTAGCAAAGATGTAACATATCAAGTCTCTCCACAGACTAAATCGCTTCCTGCAAATAAATTGCTCTCTGTGTATGGAAATGAGAATGCATCGTTTAATGGCACATTCAGAATTGTTTCAACGACCGCAACCACTATTACGTTGCGATACCCTACTGGAACATCGGGTACTTGGGATGAAATTAGTCCAACATATTTAAAAACTAATTTAGAAACTACGTTGACTGAGGATTCTACAGTAAACTACCTAGACCAAGTAGCAATTATATCTGGTTCAACTTACGGTGGAAAAACTTTTTACTTCGACGGATCAAATTGGGTCTTAGCACAGCAAAAAGACAGAATTAATCAACCACCGTTATTTGACTTGTTTGATAATAACAATCATAGCCTTTCTGATACCAACTTTTATCCTGCTAGTGATTTTGAAGGTTGCACGTTGTTCGAATATGCAATTGGTTCAGGAGTCAATGATACTGAATTAAACTTCCCTATCAAATATAACTCAGTGGAGAATATTGGTGACATTGTTTTTAACAACTCACTTAACACACAGAAATTTCATTATGTACTAGGTAACGACTCAATCGAATCATCAGTTAGTATTGGGTATGCACACATTAGTACTTTTGAAAATGAGTTTACCCGACATTTAGGTTGGCAAACTGCAATTGAAGAAAGTTTTCAATATCAAGTCTTCAATATGCAATATACTGGCATACCGTTTACACCTACATTCATTTGTGATGTTCCGGTAAAAACTACGACAGCGTGGACTCCTATTGTAGTCTATGTTGACAATGCACGTATTGCTGACACTGAGTATACTGTTTCAGTTAGCGGTGACATGACTACTATTAAACTAGTCAACTATCCGGTTATTGGTACTATGGTTGATATCATGTTGCTAAGTGATACCCCTAGTAAAATCGGGTACTACCAAACACCTATCAACTTAGACCATAATCCATATAACTCACAAATTGAGACTTTAAGTTTAGGTGACATTCGTGGTCACTATAAGAGCATGTTCAACAATGCACCAAGTGTAACTGGTACAGCGTTTGGTCCTAACAATTTCCGTGATTCAGGTAATCTTATCCCTTATGGAACTCGCATTATTCAAAATAGTGCCCCACTAACATTGCCAGCTTCATTCTTGCGTAACAATGATTACAATTTCTTTGAAGCACTAACGTTCAATAGTATTGAGTATATCAAGTACAAAGCAACAATGATTAATGCATTGGACAATAATGATTTCTCATATATTACTAGTGATGCTGCGTTGTTAGATGAAGTTATATCTATCATCACTGAACCTAAGACAGAAACAAGTCCCTTCTTTTGGAGTGACATGCTTCCATCTAAAAACATCACACAGTCAAAGACGTACTCGTTCAAGACCGTGCTCGATACTTCAATCTTCCAATTGTTGAAAGTTTATGATTATAACAATGCAAACTACAATAGCGTATTAGTATACCTAACTAGAAAAACTGGTTCAGTAGTTAGCACCAAACAATTGATTAACGGAATCGACTACATAATTTCTGCGGAAGTAGCAGAGTTAACAGTACTAACTGATTTGATCCCAGGTGATAAAATTGTCATCAACGAATATGCACAGACGTTTGGTAACTTCGTGCCTAACACACCGACTAAGTTGGGATTATACCCTTCGTTTGTTCCTGAACTAATATTAGATAGTAGTTACTTAACACCTACATACTTCATCAAAGGACATGATGGTTCTTATTCTAAGTTGTACGGTAATGTTGTCAATGGATACATGACTGACGCACGTGACAGATTAGTATTCGAATTTGAATCTCGTATCTATAACAACTTAAAAGTATTGAATAAGACTATCTCGTTGAAGCGAGAGGATATTGTTCCTGGTTATTTTAGAAGTAACCAAACACAAGTAAACTCATTCAATGAAGCATACGAAACTCAACTATTAAATTGGGTAGGATTAAATCGAATCGATTTGAATTCACAGTTCTATGACGCTACCAATGAGTTTACTTGGAACTACCGTGGATCTAAATTTAAGTTAGACAAAACATCCCTGTCGCAAGGTAACTGGAGAGGAATTTACTTGTGGTTGTATGATACTGCTACTCCTAATGCAACTCCTTGGGAAATGTTAGGTTTGTCAAACAAGCCTTCTTGGTGGGATACGCATTACGGTGCAGCTCCTTATACGTCTGATAACTTAATAATGTGGACTGATATCGCTAATGGCTACGTATGGAATAACGGTGAGCCCTACACATCTGAAAACTTAAAGAGACCGGGCTTATTGGAAATTTTACCAGTAGACTCTGCTGGTAAATTGATTTCTCCGTTCACTAGTTGTGTGGCTACCTACGATGCAAACACATTCAACACAATGTGGGAGCCGCTTGACATGGGACCAGCAGAATACTCATATATCAAGAGTAGTTCTTGGCCCTTTGACATGGTTCGTATGATGGTACTAACTAAGCCGGCTAAATTCTTTAACTTAAACGTTGACTTAGATTTCTATCAATACAGTAGTGAATTCAATCAATATCTAGTTGGTGAGAGAATGCGTACACCTCCTACTGGAATTAAAATTTACGGTACTGATGAAACAACTTCAGCACATAGTTATATCAACTGGATAGTTGACTACTCTACACAGTTTGGTGTAGTTGGATCAGATGAAATCAAATCTATTTTCTCAAACACAGATGTTAGATTAGTTTACAAGGCTGCAGGATTCACTAGTAAAGATATGATTAAATTCTTTACAGAGAATAGTTCTTCTTCGTCAACTAAAGCATCGTTGATTCCTGAAGACAGCTACAGCGTTTTGTTATATAACAATCAGCCAACAGACACTATCATCTACAGCTCAATCGTTGTGCAAAAAACTTTGGCTGGATATAAAGTATACGGAAACAAACAGTCAAAGGCATACTTTACAGTTAGAACTCCTATATCTGGGTTGTATGAACCAGTAACAGTTAACGGTAAAACAGTTCAAATTGCAAAATCATATTCTCAGCAACAGATGAATGTTCCTTACGGTTTCGAGTTCAACACCATTGAACGATTGTTAGAATTTGTTAAAGGTTACGGTTTGTATCTTGAAAGTCAAGGTATGATTTTTGATGACATTGAAAATTCGCTAGAATTATCTTGGGATCAAATGTTAGCTGAAGTATTGTATTGGACTCAGTCTGGTTGGGAAGTAGGAAGCACAGTAAGTATTAACCCTGCAGCTAACATCCTTCGTATTGATACCGGCAACGCATTAGTTCAACCATTGACTCTAAGTAAGCAAAACTTTGTATTGAATCAGAACTTACTTCCAATCGCACTTAATGACTTATCAATCCACAGAGTAGGAACTGAGCTAAGTATCAAGGCTTTAAATTCAGGTGATGCACTTAGTTTCTTTGTAGGAAATGTAAGCTCTATCGAGCACGTGATTGTATTCGATAATACAACTATATTCGGAGACTTGATTTTTGATATCGTAACCGGACTAAGACAGCAGAGATTGTTTGTCAAGGGAACTAAAACAGCAGAGTGGAACGGCACACTAGATGCTGCTGGATTTATTATGTCTCTTGATTCTATTACTGACTGGATACCTAATCAGAAATATAGTAAAGGCACTGTTGTTAAATTCAAGAGCGAGTATTGGATGGCAAACGTGTCAATCGTACAACCTAAAAACACATTTGACTACTCTGAGTGGTTAAAGACTACATATGAAATGGTTCAGCAAAGAATGTTACCTAACCAAAGCACTCGCTCGGCAGAAGCTGCTTTGTACTACAACAAAAATACTGCTAACCTAGCAAATGATGCTGACTTGTTAAGTTTCTCATTGATTGGATACAGACCAAGAGATTATTTAGATAGTGCAGACTTGGATGACTCCTCACAGGTTAATTTGTTCAGTAACTTCATCGAAGGCAAGGGAACAAATCAGACAGTTAGTGGTTTGAACGGAATCACATTGAAAGATGATTCAGTTAATTATACTGTCCATGAAAATTGGGCTATTAAAACATCTGAGTTCGGTGGCGTACTAAATCATAACTACCTACAATTCACACTAGATGAAAGTAAACTAGTTGGAAATCCTTCCGTAGTCAGCATCATTGAAGCAGACGCAGTTGAAGGTGCGCAACAACAAGTATCGATGCACAATCTTACAAACTACGGTAGAACCTTAGCATCTAACAACATTTTACCTCAAGTTGATCCAGATTCAATTGACTACTTACCTAGCGCTGGATATGTAAACTTAGATGATGTCATCGAAATCGGATATAGAATCAACGACTTTAGTGATGCGGCGATAACCGGTGTCTACAAGAATGATTATCTATGGGTAGCTAATAAAAACAGCACTTGGGATGTTTACACACCGGTGTCATCTGGTGCACTAGTTACTAGTGTAGTTAACAACTTAAACGATACTGTTGCTGTTATTTTTGATAAACCACATGCATTACTAGAAGGTCAGTCATTGGGCATTCTAAACTTTGATTCCCGTATAGACGGATATCACACAGTAGATTCAGTTACTAGTTTGACCAGCATCGTAATTTCAATCACCTTGTCGGCAGCAGTTACGAACATCAATGGTTCAGGATTAGTCTTCTTGCTACAAAGTCAACGTGTAAGCACACCTAGAGACATACCAAATCTACCGCTACTTAACACAGAGTACGATTCAACTAAAGTATGGGTCGACCAAGGTAAAGACGGGGGTTGGAAAGTATTCGAAAAGACTAACAACTATGAACTTACTGATATTGAAAAAGAATTTCCAAATTCTTCTACAGGTACTGCGGTTGCATACGTACACGGTGTAGGATACCTTACAGGAGATCCAGCGACTGGTGAATTGTCAGTCTATGACACTATCAATGACGACGGAAGATATTACGAAAAAGCTAAGATTAGCAAACCAAATACAACCTTTGGTCAAGTTATCGAACATAACACTGACGTAATTCTTGTTGCTGCTCCTAGTGACACTACAAGTCAGATTTTTGTTTATCGTAACGCATCTAGTGAAGGCATCACTAGACCGGTGTTTGAACAAGTATTATCAGTATCAGGCGGTAAAGCAGGTACTGCACTTGCGATTTCAGGTGACAGTAACTATATCTATGTTAATGCAATTGACACTGATGCTGAAGGCGAAGCTCTACTAATGTTCTCATTAGATGCAAACTTATTGAAAACTGGTACAGGCATGACAACTGTATCTGACATTGCATTGTACTCAAAGACTTTTGTAGTTTCAGGAGACCAACGTGCTGCTATACAAGATGGTCAACGCATCTCTTTCATTACATCGTACTCATTAATTTCTACTATATCTGATACATTTAACTATCTAGTTACTAACGCATTCGATGGTACTAATTCTTCATTCAAGTTATCAGGTGACAAGAGAAGTCTATTAGGCAACGGCGATGTTGTTTCGTTTGGTAACTCAGGTGTCGATAAAAACAGATTGTACAATATCACATTGACTGGATATGACCCAACGTCAAATAAAACTACATTCTATGTAGAACAGCAACCTATATTCTGGGAAGACCCTGTGTTTGTTCCTCCTGTCGCAGGAACAAATGTATACAAGGTGTCATTTGCTACTGACGCGGTTTACACTGTAGCTACCGGAGCATACAATACTCAAACACAGCAGACAACATTCTATATAACATCTGAGTTTAATCAAAGTATTGCAAGCGGTGCACAGGTTTACGTCGCCTCAATGAACTACGAGTTAGTTCAATTGTTTAACCCTTCACAAAGCTGGGTGTTCGGTGATGAGTATGCGGCAAGTATTGCTACTAACTATGATGGTAGTAAGATATTCGTCGGAGCTCCGAAGCACGACCAAAGTGCATCACAACAGTCTACTGGATTGATGTATGCATACGACCGACTATTCCAGAATTTTGAAATTCAACGTGACCAAAAGCCAGGGGCAATTTATGTTGTTAGATTACCTTGGTACCCTGCGATTTCATCTAAGGTATACTTGAATGGAAAGCTATTAGCATCTAACAAGTACACTCTAATTTTGAACGCAATCATATTTGGACCTATCGGTATTCTTGCCGGAGACATTATTAAAGTAAGTAGCGACAATTTAGTATTGACTGGTACGTTTGTCAATGGTAATCCTAGTGACTTACGTTCTGGACAAATGTTTGGCTACGCACTTGATTGTAACAGAGAAGGTAGTGAGATAATTGTAAGTGCTCCTTATGCAGTTACTTCGGATAATAAAGAAGGAGCGGTCTACCGCTTCACTGACCAAGGTAAACGTTACGGTACTTGGGTTGGAGTTACGTCTGCTGCATTAGTAGAACCTACTCAAATCTTATTGAACGGATACAGAGCTAATTTGTTTAACGTGTTTGCTTTAAAATCAACTGTCACGAATGATTCAGCAGTTGGCGCAACATCTCATTCAGTATTTGTAAACCCAGCAGAAGCAGCATTAATGCCACCGTCAGGTTTGATTGGATTCAGAAAGATAGTATCCGGTGACACATATAACATTGCGTATCGCAGTGTTGATGCTACTACCGGAGAAATTAAATTTGCATACGCTGATGCAAACGATACTTCTTCTGATTACTTCAACCCACAAGTTTACGACTCTGTGCAGGGTGCATGGGTATCTACTACTGTAACTCTTACAACCGATGACACTCAGATATATGCTCCTCTAGGAAGTGCAAGAAACATCGCTGATGCAATCGTTAAAGCGAACATAACTAATGTTTTTGCTTACTCGACTGAAGACAATCGTTTGGTAATTCGTTTACGTGATATGTCATTAGCTCCTAACATGAACAAACTATCTGTAGGTGTGTTCAATGGTAATTATTGGACTATGCTAGGCATGCTACCGTATCCAATTGCTCAGACTATCACACCACCGCATGACGTTGCTCAAACAATGTTTGGTGCAGCATTAAAATTTAATGAAGCTAACTCTTTCGTAGTTGGAGCACCGACTGCTAAACGTTTACTACCTACTAAGTTTGACTTCAGCAACGATAAAAACGTACACAATGATACGGTGTTCGATAATAACTTGACTGGATGGGAAGATAGTTTTGACGAAGCTGGCGCAGTGTACATGTACGATTATATTGATTCATATGATGAATCATTGGACAACATCGGAAAATATATATACTCTCAGCCTTGTACAGATTTAGTGTCTGACTATGGTGTTAGACCTATGTTTGGTTTTGCAGTAGACTTCAACAACTATAACGTTGTAGTAGGAGCACCTAAATTCAAAACATCAACAGTAGGTGGTAAGGCAGTAATCTTTAGAAATTACGCTAAGGAACCAAACTGGAAACTATTCAGAGAGGCTGACCAAGTAGTTGATATTCATAAAATCAACAAGGTGCATTTGTTTAACAATGTAACAGATGTTACTAACATGGCTCTCGACTATATTGATCCTCTACAGGGCAAGTTACTTGGTGTTGTCATTGAAAACTTAGACCATACTTCACCTGTAGATCCTGCATCATACAATAGTTCTGCGTCAACATCTAACAAAGTATCTTGGAACAGTGCTCAATTAGGTAAGTTGTGGTTTGATACTAGTAACGTTCGTTTCTTAAACTACCATCAAAATGATGTAGCATACAACAGTAAATATTGGGGTCAAGTTTTCCCAGGAAGTGATGTTGCAGTGTACACTTGGATAGAAAGTTCAGTGCCTCCGGCTAGCTATACTGGTAACGGAACTCCGTTCGAACTAGAAAGTTATTCAGTCACATTCACTACGGATTCCACTGACACATTGGTACCTAAATATTATTTCTGGGTACGTGACACTAATATATTGAACACCAAATACGGAAAGACTCTTTCGGATCAAATCATTGCTCGTTACATCGAGACACCTAAAGAATCCGGAGTTGCATTCTTAGCACCATTACGTGCAAACACATTTGGATTGTATAATTCATACGATTACATCAATAACACATCTACTAATATCCATATAGGATTTAGCACAACTACAAATGACGTTTCAGGTCATAGTGAATTCAAGCTAATTAGAACCGACTTCACAGAAGACTTCTTGCCTGGTTTCGTTGATATCAGAAAAGGATTCACTGAGCCAACTAGCTTGTACGAAAAATATATTGATAGTTTTGCTGGTGCAGATAGTTCAGGTGCAGTAGTACCGGATCCAACTTTACCGTTGCTAATGCAAACTGGTATCAGTGTTCGTCCTAGACAGAGCATGTTTGTTAACCGTTTGAGTGCGTTAGAAAATTATCTAACATACATCAATTCAGTATTAATTAATTATCCTATATTAGAGACTAGCCATGCTACCTTCTTGTATTCAGCGACTAATGAATTTGACACTACTGCGTATTGGGATGCAGTGTACTGGTGGGCAGAGGGATATTCTGCTACTACTCGTGCCAATCTTGAAGTATCAGTTTATGACGACTTATATTCAGTTACTGCAAAAGAAAATCTAATAGTAGGAGTTTCTGCGAATGCTGTAGGAAAACGTGAGGTATATATTTACCAAAGCGGTACATGGAATAGAATTGGTCTAGAACAAGGCACCGTTCAATTCTCCTACAAATTATGGGACTACACAGCGAACAAAGTAGGCTTTGGTAATGAGTTCTTTGATACATCATTGTTTGATGCTTATCCATCGAACGAGACTAGAAACATCATTCGAGCTATTAATGAGCAACTATTAGTGGGTGAACTATTTGAATATCGTAACAAGAGTTTAACTTTGATGTTTGAGTTTATTCAAAGCGAAAACGTTGAATTACATAATTACTTACCTTGGTTAAACAAGACACGTTTTGCCGATGTTAGTTATGATATCCGCACGTTGAAGCAAACTCCTAGATACAAGGTAGATAACTCTCAGTTGCTAGAAGGTTACATCAATGAAGTGAAACCTTATAGTGTTGTAATCAAAGAATTCTTTGCAAAATATAATGTGATGGATACTGTTGCTAGTACTATTTCAGATTTTGATTTACCTTCATACTATGATACAGAGTTACAAAAGTTTGTGTCACCTCAAGTAGTATTTGGATCAACTGCTAGTCTAGATGAAAAAACTACAACTGATGCAATATGGAATGACTTTAAGTACTCAAATTGGAAAGACAACTTGGGTATGTTAATTAAAGGTGGCGAAACACGTTTAGTATCTTTCTTGAAAAAGTATGTCAGCTTAACATCGACCGACCTTGAAGTTGAGAATGCCTACACGTTGCCAGTTGAAGGTATCTTAAAAATTAATTCGGAACAAATTGCATACAATAGAATAGACCGAGTTACTGGGAAATTAGAAGGCGTTACTAGAGGAGTTAACGGAACAAGTACCGCAGTATACCTTACTGGAACCCCTGTCTATATGGACACACCGGATGTCACAGTGTTGGATTCAGGTAGAGATTATGAATTTCCTCCTACTGTTACAGCATACATCAATACTACTGAATACCCTGCACCTCGCAGAGAAGCAGTATTAGAAGCAGTTATGAATAATGACCGAATGGTTGGTGTTAATGTAATTGACCCGGGTGAAGGGTATATAGTTGCTCCTGAAATTAAAATTTCAAGCAGCGTTGAGTATGTTTTTGACAACTTCGATTCATCCCAAGATGGTGCTACTAATTTTGTTGACCGCGAAAACAGTCAACTTCGTACAACAGTTGCCAACGTACTAGAAACAGGTGACACTGTACTAGTTACTAATAACTCATCTTCATCAGTGCTAATACCTAATGGTTACTATTACGCACAAGTAGTGAAGAACACGTACGGTACTACTATTACCTTCTTCGATACTTTCCTTGAATCTTTCAATAGTTTAAATCCTATCAGATTCAATACGGGTGTAGTTACTTCTGGTTTCTCACTAACAGTGGGTATTGCAGCAAGAGCAATTGCAAATACTGATACATCAGGTGTTAGAAACATATCGACTACTCTTAAATTTGACAGAGTAAGTTATACTAGTAGAGTAAAGAATTGGCAACCATACAAGTTCTGGTCTTCTGCATACACTAGTATTGGTAATGACGCATCATCTTCGGTTGACAGTAGTACTAATACAATGTTGTCTAGTTTACAGGGCGTTGTACTACCAATTCAATATTTGGACCCAACTGAAGAATTCGCAGTAGTCACTGTTGATTACAGCTATAGTAACATCTTACCAGGACAAGTAAATGAATCAATGTTGCAGTTCTACAAAGTAACCGGATCATACACTCCTGAGATTGTTGATGGTACTAATGGTAGAGCACACATTGAAATATACAGACCTAAATTTAGCAACGGTCAATTGTCTGAAGTATATACTATCAAGATTTTAGATGCAGGCTCAATCTATGCTAATGGTGATACTATTAGAATACAAGGATCAGACTTGGGCGGCGAAGACGGTACCAATGATGCAACTATCTTAGTGAAGTTTGCAAATAAAGATACTGGTGCAATCCAAGTTGCTTCTATCTCAGGTCGTGCATCAGGCATCTTTGCAAAATATTATGTCAAAGCTATTGACAATACTAGACTGCAAATTTACTCAAACCCTACGTATACTCGCAAAGTACCTAGAGCGTCATTCGTATGGGGTGGTGAATTAAATGCTACACAGAGCTTTGGTGCAGTAGGTAATGACTACGCATTCATGCCCGAGCCAATTGATGACGATTTCAGTGATTCGCATGATTCAGTTTCTTTAGTATCTTACGCTGGCGTAATTTGGGCGTGTACTCAGAGTAATGCTGATGCTGAATTTAACCCAGCAAAGTGGCAACCTCTGACAACTACAGACTTGTCATTAACTGCACTAGAAAGAATTGACGGATTCTATCAACCGGGTGTTGGAATGGTTCCAAAAGACCACCAACAATTATTGAAGGGTATCACTTATCCTAACCCAGTATATCTAGGTAACAAATTTGCTCCCGATGAAGCGCTTCCAATCGATGTGGTATTGAATGATAACCAGTTTATCAAGAGTACATCAAACATTAAAGGTGTTGTCTTTAACGGTGAGACATATGTTGCTGTTGCAGAGACTGAAAACTCAATCACAGTGTTGGTCAGAAACGAGAATTTAACTTGGGATCCTGTTCCGTTATCGTCTGAACGCAAAACAGTTACTGGTATTTCATATTCAAATGAAATGTATGTAATCACAGTAGATGATGATGTGTGTCCAATGTATGTAAGTTTTGATTCTAAGAAATGGATTTCTACTTCTAAACAAACCTCATTCGACTCTTTAGATTATGATGACGGGTTATTTGACACATCATCAATCACGATTGAATCATTGGGACTGTTGGCTGTTAACAGAGTAGGTAATAGATTCTTTGTTAATAATACAGCTATCTCAACATCAGAAGATGGCATGATTTGGAAAAAAGTACACACGTTAGGTAACAGAAAATACAGTATTATCAAAGATATCGCTTATGCTGAACTATCTGGATTTACAGGCTATATTGCTGTCGGAGAAGGGTACATTGTAACATCAGGGGCAAATACTCCTGCCCCGGTAGTAGAACTATCATCTAAAATCTTAATCAGTGCTGATGGATCAACATGGGAAGAAGTGTTGCCGGTGACTAGTGCATTTATACCAGTCGCTGTTGCAACAAATGATGATGTGATAGTTATTGTTTGTAGAGATGGAAAGATATTTACAAGTGCTTCTCCTACTTCATGGGCAGAGTCAGTAATTCTTGGTGATGATGTGACTGAGAATCTAATTGATGTAGCATTTGGTAACAATATGTTTGTTGCTATAGGTGAAGTTAATGCTGATGGCAATAGTGTAATTCTAATGTCATCTGATGGATTAACATGGACACAACAAACTAATGAGTTGATTGCAACTACTGCGTTGCATCACGTATACTTCGACGGCAGTAATTTCATCATCAGTGGAGACCTTGGCACATTGATACAGAGTACAAACGGCGTAAACTGGGAGAATATCTTAGTTGTACGAAGCGAAGACCCGGTATACACCGTTAAGGGTAGTGACTTCTTGTTTGGTTATGGTCCAGAAGAATTAGTAGCGGGTGTAATCTCTGACAAACTTTCAATGAAAGTTAATACTGCCCCTGGTGCATATTGGAATCGCTCTGGTGCAGAAGAAATTTGGTACTATGCATCTGGATTTGGAATGAATCAGCAGTACTACACTGTTGATGGTCAACAGACTGTTAATTTTGATGGGCTAGCTGCAAATGGTATCGGGATGTCAGTATTCTTAGCTAATGTCGATGGAACAATGCAACGTTTGTATGAGGATAGAACTTATCCTAATATGGATTATACATACAATGTCAACTGGAACTCTAAAGTTATTACATTTAATGATGTAGATTTAATCGGAGCTTCTGTCTTTGTTGAAGTGTATGAATTTGGAAACGCTGTAGAGAAGGCTCGCTCAAGTACTGATGCTCAGCCTCTTGTGCTTGATAGTTCTACTGGTCATAGTTCAATCTATACTGGTTTAGATTATGTAGCTTCTCCAGTAGATCCTGTGATATTTGCATACACTCCGACAACAGGCATGAAACAACTTGTACTTGGTGAAGATTTTAATATCGCAATAGAAGACGGTAAGTTGAAACTCGCCCTCACAGAGGCATATAATCAAGAAACTGATTATGTTGTCTATACTATTCCTCGTACAGGTAAGAACCCTGATAATGTCGATGAACATTATGTATCTTTCCCAGAAACTCAATTCTTTGTTAGCGGTGGTTCAGATTTTGTAATTGACCTTGATGTTTCACTACATAATATCCCTAACGCAATTGTAGAACTAAATGGTTCACGCTTGGTATACGAGACTGATTATGTTATTGAGTTTGTAATTGATGAAGTTACTAACACATACTCTACTAAACCCGTGCTAACACTTGCCGGGGATGCGACAGCTCCTGGAACATTATTAGCAGTAACTATGTTTAATGGTACTTCTCGTCAATACTTAACGACTGCAAGTGAAGTCTTAGATACTGATGCGTCAGAATTTATAGTATCGCTACCTGCACCGTCAGTACCGTTCCCGATGGCTCCGATGACTTACACAAACGGAAAACGTATGTGGGTAACAGTCAATGGTAATAGAATTGATCCGACATTAGTTTCAGTTACAGGAACTACTGCGACAATTCTACATCCAGTCGAAGCTGGTGACATTGTAGTGGCAACAGCTATGGTATCAAGTGCATCACCGAACGAGTCTAGCTTTAGATTCGAGATGGATAAGAATTCAAACATGAAGGTATATCGTACTAATGCCGAAGACACCTCTTGGCTAACTGAAGATATTAACCCAACTGATGAAATCATCAGTGTACGTGATGCTAGATATTTGGTTAGCTTGCATTCTACAATTTCTGTAGTACAGGAAACTATCAACGGAGAGTTGTTTGCATACTTAAACGCAACGTTCCCTGACATATCAAAGGTAACAGTGTATGACACAACCTTAGCTGAATCAGTACCGCAAGCAAACGTATTGACAAAATTAGTCAACGGCATCCCTGCAGTAGTGTTTACAGACTTTGTGCAAGTTGGTGATAACCTAGAACTTACAGTTTATCAAGGTGACGTATTAGAAATCAACGGTGAGAAGATTCACTTTACTGATATTGACTTGGATACTAATGTGATTTCAGGCATTACACGCGGCGCTTATGGAACACAAGTAGCAATTCAGCACCCTAAATATAGCAGAGTGTTCAGTCTAAGCCAGGGTAAGATGATGGATCCATCATTATATCGCAGAACCTGGACTGATACTACCATCTATCAAACACATACATGGGATGTTCCGTTGCAGTTAAGCAATAATCCAGCAGCTAACTTCTTGAAACTCAACAATATATAAGAGATAAATATACTATTATGAGCGATAAACCAGAAGAAAATCAAAATCCTAAAACAGTTGAACCGTCTAAAGTAGACGAGTTCAACGGGGTTTATTTTAGTTCAAGCGTGAAGATTCACGACCCTGACACTCAGGAAGTGTTAGTACATATACGAGGCGACAATTAATGACACAAGTTCTAATCCCTGTGCAAATCGAGGGCTTTTTAAAGATTCACGACCCAGTTACTGGGGAAGTTTTAGTAGATAAAAAGAACGCAATCCACTACGAAAACATGAGTATTGCACTAGCTAATGCACTAAGTAATCGAGGTACCGGCGCAATTTATAAAATGGCTTTCGGTAATGGTGGTTCTAGTATTGACCAAACTGGTGTCATCACGTACTTACCACCGAACACAACTGGTTCTAGCGCAGCTTTATATAACCAGACATTCGCTAAGATTGTCGATGATACAAACATTAGCAATATCAACCCATCACGTAACAAAATGACAATTAGCCACCCATTAGGAAAGGTTTACACTGACATTGTAGTTAACTGTTTGCTTGACTACAGTGAACCGGCAGGTCAGATGGCTTTTGATAATGGGACACAAACTCAGTCTCCGTTTGTTTTTGACGAATTGGGACTACTTAGCTTTGATGGAGTAACTAGCGCCGGGGAAGAAATGACAAAAATGCTAACGCATGTTATCTTTCACCCGGTTCAAAAATCATTAAACAGACAGATTCAAGTTGATTATACCGTCAGAATCCAGTCATTGACTAACTTGATTACAGGTTAAAGATAAATATAAGAATAACGGAGCAATTTCATGGCATATACGATTAAAAGAAGTGATACAACTACATTAACTACGATCCAAGATGGAACACTTAATGCAAACGCAACATCACTAAGTTTACCAGGACGCAATTACGCAGGTTACGGAAACGTAATTGATACTAACTTTGTGCGCCTACTAGAAAACTTTGCATCAGATACCCCTCCTGCTAACCCAATTAAGGGTCAGTTGTGGTTCGATAAGACAGACTCAAAGTTAAAAGTTCTAACTGACGAGACACGTACTGCTCGTTCTGATTGGACTGTACTCACTGCTTCTAACTCAGTGGGTGATACTGCTGTTGGTAATTTGACAGTTTCTGACGCTATTATTTCTAACACAATCACATGTAACTCTGCTACTGTTTCTCAAAACATTATCATTCAAGGTAACGCTACTATCGGAAGTAACATTACTGCTTCTTTGGCTAACGTTGCAACGGCAAATATCGGAACTACCCGTACTAGAGCTATTACTACTGGTAACCCTTCAACTTCGGGAACATTAGACGGTTCTTGGACTGTATCTGCTACTGGTAATGCATTCAATATCACATCAGGTAACATCGCACTAGGTTCATCTCAGTCGATTCGTTGCGACAACTACTTAGATTCTACTGGTAATCCTTGGGTTCCTTCAGGCACGTACACTAATGCTAACGTAGCAGAATACTTGACTGGTTCTAATCCGGGCGTTACAAAGTTCATTGGTAACATCTTCCCTGGAATTGTAACTACATCAAACATCACTACTGGTGGCAACACAGTTTCTGGTAATATTACTGGTAACTGGTCATTGACTGCTGGCTCACGTTTATTAGCAACATACTCTGCTGACATTGCAGAACGTTATGCGGCTGATGCAGCTTATTCAGTAGGTACTGTTCTTGAAATCGGTGGCGAGTTTGAAGTAACTGCTGCTAAAGAAGATGCAAGTTCAGCAATCTTTGGTGTCGTTTCAAATACATACGCACACTTGTTGAATTCTGCTGCTGGTTCCGATGAGACTCATCCACCGGTAGCATTAGTTGGTCGTGTAGCAGTTCGTGTTGTTGGACCAGTTAAGAAGGGTGAGCGTTTAGTTTCTGCTGGCAATGGTCTTGCACGTGCAGGTAAACTTGAAGAACTAACTGCTTTTAACGTAGTGGGTCGCTCTCTAGTAAATAAGACAGACGACGGCGAAGGTGTTATTGAAGCTGCCGTAAGTATCAAATAAGAGGCAACTATGACATATCAACAATACGGGCAAGTTCAGGCATCTGATTTTAACACTCTGGTTAATAATTTCAATGCCGTATATGGTCCAGGATCAGGCAACTCGGGTTACGGAATGACTCCTTTAAGTCAAGTAGCTGTGGGAAGCAACGTATCGTATGCTGATTGGGCTAACCTAATTAACGCAATTTATAGCGTTGACAGGCATCAAAGCCCGTCTACTGCTATTACTGCAATCTCTGCACCCTCAGCTGGTGATTCAGTCAAATATCTATCAGAAATTACCTCAAACATTACTACTATTACTAACAATAGACTTAATGCATCGGTTCAGGGGTCTACTTCTACGACTACTAAATCTTCTGCTTCGACTTGGTTGAATGCTATAACATTCACCACTAGAGTAACGTTCCCCTCAGCCGCAGCCGCACGTTATTTCTTTAACGGTGGCGGTCAGATTGCTATTTCAGCAAGTCACGGTACTAGTGGTTCTACTGGTATCAACAAACTGTTTTATGATATTGCTAATGCAATGGGAACAGTCACGTTGAGCAGCGGGACAGCTAATATTGCTGGTTCTTCTTTTACTGGTGTTACTAAGACAGGTGGTTCTGGTAGTCTTGGTACTAACTTTACTATTAGTACTGGTACAGGATACCATGCATTAACAACAACTCCTACAGAAATTTTCAAACAAACAGCAGTGGGTGCAATTGCATTGTATGTAACATCATTTATCAAAATTTCAGCAAACGTTGATGCAACGGGTGGCGTAATCACTATTACTACTGTGTTTGATGAGAATTGGTCAGCCGGAACCGGACTAACAGTTTCTACTGGTACTACAGTTAACGCATCAATCAAACCTCCATCAGCTACCTATATCACTTCTGCTCCTTGGGGAACTCCGACAGTTGACACTACTGTAGCAACTGTAGCTTAATAAATATTTTGGGCAATTGGTATTCATTTAAATATTCTACGGAGTATATTAAATGGATACCAAAACCATATTGAGCCAGGCTAAAGCTAGATTTAGTCACAACCAGAATAAAGAGTACTTGAAGTCTAAGTACAAAGGTAAGCTAATCTTTGCCCAACAAGGTGGAATGTGGACGGCATCTCCTGAGCTATTATCACAATTAGCAAGTAGCACAGCTAAATCTCTAGTGTTGTTAGACAACTATGAGAACCCTATCAAAGTAGACCGTTTCGATTTGCTGACATTTGCTAACGACCTCTATCTGTCAGTAATGCATGAATGGCATGAAGAATATACTAAACTACAATCACTAAGATGAGAGGTGTTTTACTTTTTGCCTTTAATAATCCTACCACTGATTATTACAAAATGGCAGTTGCAACAGCAAAGAGAATCGACTTCTTCTTAGACCTACCAGTGACTATTGTAACTGATTCACAACCAGAGAACCCAGAGTTCAACATTATTAACGTTAACGCTGAGACTAGCAACACTAAGGATAGTAACCCCTGGTATAATAAGGGTCGTTACAGGGCATATGAATTGTCCCCATATGATGAAACAATCATTTTAGACACAGATTATCTAGTGAACAGCAGTCAATTATTAAAGTTATTCGATATCTATGATGGGTTCATGTGTCACGGATCAACGTTCTTTCTAACTGAAGGCACTGACGTAGAATATATTAGCGAACACAGTTTCAGAACACTATGGGCAACTGTGATTATCTTTGACAAGTCAGAGCGAAGCAAGCATATATTTGAATGCTTGGAGATGGTACAGAACAACTACAGTCACTATATTAATCTCTATCACATAATGAGTCCAATGTATCGCAACGATTATGGAATCACAATCGCTACCCGAATAGTTGATGGGCAACTAGATAACCCCGCTAACGTCATTCCCTGGGACTTGACACACGTTGGTAAAGATGTTATAGTGTATAGAGATACGGGTGAGCTATTCAACACTGAATACACAATACTAAACACAAAAGGAAAACGACCTGAGTATATTAAAATTAAAGATATGGACTTTCATTGCATGAGCAAGACGACATATATGGAGCTAGTCGATGAGTAAAGGCTTCGTTATTATGGCACAGAACACCGACACGACCGACTACGTTGCATGTGCAGAACAACTAAAGAACAGTATCCATCGTCATATGCCCGACGCCAATGTGACTATCATCACTGACTTACCTTATGGTAACTTGGGTGGCTTTCAGAATGATTGGCAAGTCTACGAAGCAAGCCCGTACGATTACACGATTAAGCTAGAAGCCGACATGGTCATGACAAAGAATGTTGACTATTGGTTCGATGTGCTGGCTATACAATCAGTGGTTGTCTGCGATACAATCAGAGACTACAAAGGTAACATCTCACCCGTAAAAGCGTACAGAGAGTTCACGCAAGTCAATAATCTGCCTGACGTATACAATGCCATGACGTTCTTTAAGAAGTCAGAAGAAGCAAGACAGTTCTTTTTATTAGTGAGAGACATATTTGAACACTGGGACGACTACAAGGCAACACTAGTATGTGATACTGACGAAGAGGTAAGCACTGACTGGGTATACGCTATCGCTTGTCATATTATGGGTATAGAGAAGACGACATTGCCATATGATGACTTCAGTATGGTTCATATGAAGCAACTGATTAACAACACTGCAACAGAAGATTGGACACAATCATTGGTGTATGAATTGAATGATTCGGTCAGAGTACAAACGATTCCTCAACTGTACCCATTTCATTACCATGTAAAGACGTTCGCTAAAGAACTAGAGAAGCATTATGGTTGAATTCAGGCTTTATTATGATGACACAGGCAGAGCTTTATGTTATACTTGTGAGAATCTTGAGGGTAACTATTTGGTTATCGATGCCGACACATATCATCAATGTAGACCTGATGTTTACGTAGTCGATGGTAAGCTAATTAAGCGTGAGCAAGCAACAGTGATACAAAAATTAAAACCCTCAAACACTGGAGTAACTTGTAGTAGTGATGACATTACTATGATAGCTACTGAAGGGACAACATGGGAACTAAAAACGAATGAGTACAGACATAATTGAAGTACAGGACTTAGACTGCATCTATCTTAGCTATGATGAGCCACAAAAAGAAGAATTCTGGGTCAAGATTAAGAACATGGTACCCTGGGCCCGACGTGTCGACGGTGTTAAGGGCAGTGATGCGGCTCATAAAGCAGCCGCACAAGAATCTGATACTGAACGATTTATTCTAATCGACGGTGACAACATGCCCGACATGAAGTTCTTTGATTTGACATTTGACTTCACTGGCAAAGATGAATCATACAAGAATGCACAATACCGATGGAGAGCACGTAACGCTATCAACGGTTTGCAGTACGGCAACGGTGGTATGTCCAGCTGGACAAAAGACTATGTGATGAACATGAAGACACATGAGGCTAGTGATGGTAACAACACTACCACCGTTGACTTCTGCTTAGACTACGACAACAGTTTATACTGGAGTATGCACGATTGCTATTCGACCACTTACCCTAATCAAAGTCCCTTTCAAGCATGGCGTGCAGGGTTTCGTGAAGGTGTAAAGATGTGCTTAGTCGGTGGGTTGACCCCGAGTATAAATGAGTTCAAACGCTCAGTACCTGGACGTAACTTCGACAATCTTACTATCTGGCACAACGTAGGTGCAGACGTAGAGAACGGCATCTGGGCTATTTACGGGGCAAGACTTGGAACATACATGACAATGTTACATGACTTTAATCCACAGCATGTTCAATGGTTCGATAATCTAGCTAAACTCTGGGAAGATTATAAGGACAGAGACCCTCATTATTCGTCAAAGTTCTTCGGTGAAGCGTTAAGTGATAAGCTAGACTTGCCAATGTGTACACTCTCAGCAGAGCAAAGTAAGTTCTTTAAACGTCACTGCGCAAAAGATAAACAAAATTTAGGTCCGTTAGTTAAAGAGATAGATATTATTAGAAAGTTAGAGGGCTGGTAATGAACCACAATGAACGTGCTAAAAAAGTACAACAAGAGATAAATGATGTAAGCCCTAGCTTCTGTGTAGCTAAGTGGAAGCAAGTTACAATGCACTTGCAAAACGGACACACCCACTCGTGTCATCACCCGGGGACTCACTATGTCTCTGTGAATGAGATTAAACGCAACCCAACAGCATTGCATAACAGTGAATTCAAAAAGACACTAAGAAAACAGATGCTTGAGGGTGTTAGACCAACTGAATGTGATTACTGCTGGCGAGTAGAAGATGCCGGTGAGATTTCCGACAGAACTTATAAAAGTTCAGACCCTTCATGGGCTTATGAACACATTCAAGATATCGCAACTAGACCATGGGATGACAACATCGATCCTAGCTATGTTGAAGTTAGCTTTAGTAATGTATGTAACTTTAAGTGCAGTTATTGCAGTCCTAATATCTCTAGTCAATGGATGGAAGAAATCGAGCGTCATGGTGCATATCCAACATCGTCTAACTATAATGACTTGACATACTTACAGTCTAGAAATCAAATACCTATTCCGAATAGAGAAGAAAATCCCTACGTGGATGCTTTCTGGAACTGGTTCCCTGACATGTACAAGAGCTTGAAACACTTTAGAATTACTGGTGGCGAACCTCTATTGAGCAAAGATACCTTTAAGGTATTAGACTACATTATCGCAAATCCTAACCCAGACTTAGAAGTTTCTATTAATACTAATATGAACCCGCCTAAGGAATTGTTTAACAGATTCTTAGAAAAGGTAAAGATTATTATCAACGAAAAGAAAGTAAAACGATTTAAATTGTTCACTAGTGCAGAAGCACATGGGAAACAAGCAGAGTATATCCGTCATGGCATGAACTATAATGAGTGGTTAGAGAACATCCATCATGCTTATAAAGAAATTCCGACGCTGCAATTTACTATTATGAGCACTTACAATATTCTAAGTCTCACTACGTACATTCCTTTCTTGCAGGATATACTAGCTATCAAGAAACAATACGGTACTGCAACATATGACCCTGTACTGCTAGATATTCCATACTTGCGATACCCGAGCCATCAAAGCATCTTTATCATGGAGCCATTACAATTAGAATTGATTAAGTCCCACTATGAATTTATGTGCAATAACACAGAAGGTGCGGAGAAAAATCGAGGATTCCATGACTATGAGATTGAGAAACTAAAGCGCATATATAACACTGCTGTTAGTACACTGAATAACCAAGTTACTGACACTACACTTTATGCGAACCGCAAAGACTTTACTATATTTGTAGATGAACATGACAAGCGCAGAGGGACTAACTTTTTAGAAACCTTCCCCGAATTAGAAGATTTTTATGAACTTAGTAAGGGAACTTAAATGACACAGCCTACAAAATATACTGTACCCTTTCTATATGATTATGTGTTCCCTAGTTACGTATTACCCAACGCACTGATTACAGAGATGGGTATCATTAACTACATGCATACCCTACATTCGAATAAAATAGAAAAAAATAGAGATTTTTTCGACAAGGTTGAGGGTTTTAAAGACCAGACCCCGGTAGTAGCACTATTCGGGGATGCATTTGGATCTTGGCCTAATAGCCTCTCAAGTTCTAATCTGTATAGCCCTTGTTATTCAAACCATTTGGATGCAAAGATTGAATCTGTCTTTCTTGGTAAACCAAAAGGTGAAAACTCTCAGTTTAAACGTTATGTCTACTTAATACGAATAACTCCGCATTTAGATATGTTTACGGGAGTAGCACCTATCGGAAGTAAGATGAACGGTGAGTATTTCTGGAAGCACATGTCAGCCGAAGCATTACGTGACGCCCAACAAGGTACTGCTGTTATCTTATTAGACTATGGGCAAGAAAACTTTGTTGAGAGAGAAACGTATGTTAACTTACATAGAGGATTAGAAAATTCAGGAATACATAGTTCTAATATTATTTTAGCAATTAACAGTTTCAACGCAAAAGAAGTATACGAGTCTTGGTTTACACCCGAAGAACGTCAAATCGAAGTTTTTAATTGGCCCTTTGTTATCGTAAATTCAATCGAAGAATTTTTCAAGAACCCTAGCATCCGTGTTAGTCTTCAAGATTTCCAAGCATCACGTAACACCCTGCGAGACAACCATTATTTATTGAAGATTCGCAGAGCAAGGGTCCATCGTCAGGCACTGTTATTTAAGTTAGCCTCGGAAGATTTATTGCAATACGCAGACTGGTCGTGTTTGTCCCCGATAGAATTGAATCAATACGAGTTATTAGGTTTAACCCAGCGTTACAGATTCGAATTCAATGAATCAAAGATTAACGAATTATTGACACAGATACCTAAAACATTAAATCACGAAAGTGTATTAGATTATACACAGATTAGTGCATGGACAGATACTAACCCTGACGCACATATTTCATCCTACTTCTACGTGTGTACAGAAACATATACTCACGGTGAGCATAAGTCTTTAACTGAAAAGGTCTTTAAGCCTATTGCTAACTTTCAACCATTCTTGTTCATGGCTTATCCCGGAGCACTCAAACTATTAAAGTCTTTGGGTTTTAAGACCTTTAGCCCGTTTATTGACGAAACATATGATGACGAACCGGACGAAGGTAAACGTTTGGGTATGATTTACCAAGAGATAGCTAGATTATCTACTATGAGCAAGGAAGAAATTCATAATTGGTATTGGTCAATGGAAGAAATTCTAATACATAATCAACGTCATTTATTAAGTCTCAGAGATGATGAGGGTCTTACTACCGGATTGATAAAATATCTACACACGAGGGTAACTCAATAAATATTTTGCTATGAATTACAAAAACAACAGTTGGGACCATTTCGCTGTATCATACTTGAACACATTTGGCACTGACGTTCCGGTATATTCCCCCTCAGTATACCGTGAATATCGCGGGGAAATCTTCACAACATATCACTCAACCCAGCACCCTGTAAGCAAGTTATTGCCCAATCAAGTTAACGTTCACGGAAGATTCTCAAAGTCATATAAGAATGTGCTCAGAGGACTACATTATGACAACAAGACTTGGAAACTAGTTCAAGCATTAGTAGGGGACATTTACTTAGTTGTATTAGATGTTAGAGAAGACAGTGCGACTTTCGGTAAATGGGAATCATATATCATCAGTGAAAAGACAAGAGACCAAGTATTAATCCCACCGGGGTTTGCTAACGGGCATTATGCTCTTACAGACTGTATCTTTCACTATAACTTATTCTACGAGGGCGACTACGTAGACGAGAATCAGCAGGGCGTTATTAAATGGAACGACACACGATTCAATATCGAATGGCCTACAGATAAACCAACATTACAAAGACGAGACAGATGACTAACTTAGAACAATACCCTATCGTGCGTGAAGCACAATATACCAAAGATGACTTGATTAATTTTGAGAATTTAATCGTAAGTCACTGGGAAAATGCTAAAATTAGAGGCCCAGTACATCTATCTAGTAACAATGAAGAACAACTAATTGAGATATTCAAAAGAATTAAAACAACTGATTGGGTTTTTAGTACTTGGCGTAATCATTATCATGCTATGTTAAAAGGTATCGATCCTTCATATATTGAGAACGAGATATTAAAAGGTAAATCAATCAGTGTGTGTAATATTGACGAGAAGTTTTATAGTTCCGCAATCGTTGGCGGCACACTCTCTATTGCATTAGGAGTAGCACAATCTATTAAATCTAAGGGTGGTACGGACAAAGTCTGGTGCTTCATCGGGGACATGAGTTTTGAATCAGGTCTTTTCTATGAAGTACACAAATACGCACGTAACTTTGATTTGCCATTGTACTTTATTGTAGAAGACAATGATGTTTCTACGTACACACCCACTGTCGTTACTTGGGCAAAGAAACGTGAAATCCCTTCAGATGTGATTCATTATAACTACACAAGCAAATACCCTCACTACGGTACAGGTAAATGGATAATGTTTTGAAGTTAGTATATGATAACTGGATGCTTAATGGATTCCCGTTACCCAACGGTCGTCATCCTATTGTCAATCAACTAATTATTAGAGATAGTAGTGAAGCATGGCATATAGCACAAACTAACGTACAACAAACAATTTCAGGTAATATTTACGCCTTTGACCACTCTAACTTTTGGACAAACGCTAAGAAACACCTATCAAGAGAAGATATTGTCAATCCTGCACAAGTAGAAGACAGTTCTTGTGTGTATATCTGGCCTATTGAGATTGTAACAACTATTAACTCAGTATATGAACCAATTGAGATGACAGTTGACGGGAACACTATTACTTACACAATAGTTGATACAATGAGCCCGGAACTTCTCAAGCTAGTACAACAGGGCAAAGTCAAGATAATGATTAACTTGGCACATGATCCTTTAGATGATGGGTTCCACTTAATTAAAATTGAGACATATTTTAATCAGTATGGAATAAAAGGCAGTGACATTATATTTGTTCCTGGTAACGACCTACGCGGTGAACGAAACAAGTACTTCCCTGAATGCACAATAAACATTGTACCATCAGTGATGATGATTACTAGACAGTTCGCAGCAATATCACAGGATTATCCCTCAGTAACCAGTCTGGGATATGTTTCAGATATCATGCGAGAAGAGGATTTAGATAGAAATCGAATAAGACCTAAGGTCTTTTTATGCTTCAATCGTAGTATGCGCCCACATAGATATCTAATGGCTTACTATGCGTTGAAACTAGGCTTGCTACCTGATAGCATTTTCAGCTTTTTGAACCGTCATGGACAACGTGTTGGCGATATTAAGCAAATGATTGAACGATACCATCCAGATGAAACTGATAGCAACATGTATGCACAGACTATCCATGACATGATTCCATATGAGTTAGATACCCAACATTTAACTCAGGATGAGCGTCAGGGCTTTAGTATTGCAAACAACCGCAAAGACTTGTACAATGACACTTACGTTCATATCACTATGGAAACTAGATTCATTTACGGTGAGACCCCGTTCATAAGTGAGAAAACATGGCGCCCCATTATTAATCTACAACCCTTCATATTCGTAGGGAACGTTCACTCACTGAAACTATTACAAGAACTTGGATTTAAGACGTTTGCACCCTTCATTGACGAATCATACGATGATGAAATGAACCCCGTGATTAGGTTCAATATGATTTATAAAGAGATAGAAAAGATTAAAAATCTACCAATAGAAGAACTACATAATTGGTACTATTCAATTACTGATATTCTTCTACATAACCAGAAACATATAGACACATTTGCATCAACTAATCCGTTTTTAGAAGTATTTGAAGAAATTAAGAAAGTATACACATGATTAAAGTATTAATTACCGGGGGAGCAGGATATCTTGGCTCTACACTAGCAGAACATTTATTGAATAAGGGTTATTATGTCACAGTACTTGATAACCTAATGTTTAAACAACTGTCAGTATTACACCTATTCAAATACAACTGTTTTAAGTTTATTCAGGGTGATGTTAGAGATACTGAGAAGTTATTAGAGATAGTAACAGAGCATGACGTTATCATTCCCCTAGCTGCCATTGTGGGTATGCCTGCTTGTAAGGCTAATCCAGAACTAGCGGTAGATGTTAACTTTAAACACATTGATAACATTGTTAAAGTATTACGCAAAAATCAAAAAATAATACTACCCAATACTAACAGTCAGTACGGGTCATCGGACAAAGTTATCACAGAAGAATCACCCTTCAAGCCATTGTCACTGTATGCACAAACTAAGTGTGACGCAGAAGATAGCGTATTAAAGAATGGGAACGGGGTAGTTTTACGATTGGCAACAGTGTTCGGGGTCAGCCCACGAATGCGTCAGGACTTATTGGTCAATGACTTTGTGTATAAATCGGTCACTGATGGGTATCTAGTTTTATTTGAGGCACACTTCAAACGCAACTATATACATGTACGAGACATTGCCCGCACCTTTGAATTTATGATAGAGAACTATGATAAGTGCAAAGGACAAGCATTTAACGTAGGGCTATCAACTGCTAACTTGAGCAAACTTGAGTTAGCATTAAAGATTAAGGAATTTGTTCCAAACTTAGTTATTAAGCAAGACGAGTTTAAAGAAGACTTTGACAAACGAAACTACATCGTTTCCAATGAGAAACTTGAGAGTTTGGGTTGGAGACCTTACTATAGCTTAGACTATGGAATTAAGCAATTGATTGACGCTTATCCTTTAATCATAACACACAACAATAGAAATTTCACAAACTTATGACACAACGCAGATATATCCAAACACTATCAGAATTAATTGACCGTCTATCAATCGTTCAATTAAAAGAAGTCTTTATTGTCGAGCATAAAAAAGAATACGCACAAGAAATTAGTGATATTGTACATGATATTCAGTTAATCCTTGACGAGAATGATGGTAAAGTAACAGCAGAAACTATTCGTGCTATCATTGTTGTATCACAGATGAATCTACATATCTGGCACAATGAATCAAACTACCGTCGTGGAATCAAAGACGGAAACAATCTTGAATTAACTCACGGATTGAACGGTATTCGTAACACTAGTAAGAACATTATCCAAGAGTGTGTCGGTGGACGCAAAGACTATAAAGTAGATTGCTTGGCGGCAGACTTTAATGGTTGGGAAGTCTCTTGGGGTCGTGACGTTACAGAAGATAATAAGCCATCAGTACCATGAGTCAACCACAACTTTCCCCATATAAAGACGCATTAACAGATGCAATGACTAAACTAGCACAAGATGACAATGTTGTGTTTGTGGGTCAGCAGATTGTATATGCGGGTAACCCAATGAGTACTACACTTACCAACGTTCCTAAGGACAAAATGATTGAACTTCCTGTATTAGAAGAAGTACAGATGGGCATGACTTTGGGGTTAGCAATGGAAGGCAAGACTGTAGTATCATTCTACCCACGTTGGGACTTTATTGTTTCAGCTACTAATCAACTGGTCAATCACGTTGACAAGTACGAGATTATGACGGGCAAACGCGCCAATATCTTAGTACGATTGGGTAAGGGCTCAGATAACCCACTAGACCCGGGACCTCAGCACAAGAACAATTACTTCACTGAGTTTAGTTCTATGTGTCCTAATATTACCTTCCATGACATGCACAAACCCGCAGATATCGCCAAGGCTTACGAAGAAGCTAGTAAAGGTGGTGTGCATGTGTTAGTAGAATATCCTGAATTATATTACGTTTAAATGGACGATTTTAAAAAATATAAAAGATTCTTTGCATTCGGGTGTAGCTTCACAAACTATCATTGGCCAACATGGGCTGATATTATCGGTGCAGAGATTCCTGAATATTATAACTACGGAAACCCCGGTTCTGGTAACACATACATATTTTCAAGTATAGTAGAAGCAAACATTAGACACAAGTTTACTAAAGATGATTTGATTATTGTAATGTGGTCTAGCTTAGACCGTGAAGATAGATATATTGACGATTGCTGGCAAGCAAAGGGCAGTGTGTTCCGTTCACTTGACAACTTCTACGACAAAGATTTTGTTATGAAATATGTAGATTCTAGGGGTTTCTTTATCAGAGATGCCACTATGATTTCAGCTACATGTGAGATGTTAAAAGAAATAGACTACCATTTTCTAAGCATGGTTCCAATTAATAACGCAGAGTTCAAGGAGAAAGAAAAGACGGAAGATTATCTACAAGTCTTTTTTGAAGAAGGCTTGACTCAAGTTAAACCCAGCGTTTGGGAAACTGTTTATAACTGTGACTGGACGCAACATAGTATTGTGAAATATTTGGATAAAAAGGGTAAGGAACAGAATGATTTGCACCCTACTCCCATGCTGCACTTATTATATCTGCAACGCACATTTCCTAAAATTAATATAAAGTCAGAGACTGTAGAGTACTTAGAGGAACAAGAAAAAATAATATATTCTGAGAAGTACTTTGACCGCACTAAGTACTCTTTCACTAATACAAGAAAAAAGCACAACAGAATATGATTGATTTTATTAAAAAGTTAATTGACCGTATTAAACGAGAATACAAGTATCGCAAACGGTTAAAAGAAATGAAAAAACGAGACCCGTTTATCTACTGATATGAATTATGTGGGAATTAGCTGCGGGTTCCACGATGCCGCCGTTACAGTTATAAATGATTTGGGTACAGTTAAGTTCTCGGGGCACAGTGAACGATACAGTAAGATTAAGCACGACAAAGACCTATGCGTTGATTTAATTAACGATGCAATGAGTTATGTGTACGGACAACACGAACTACACTATTACGAAAAGCCTTTATTAAAGTATCTTAGACAAGTACGTGCAGGAGAGAATCCTAAATTAAGTAATCTATCAGTCAACAATATTATTGGTTCAACGAATGTAGAACTCTTGGGTGATAAGAAGATTCACACACATAGTCATCATTTAAGTCATGCGGCAGCAGGATTTCAAACAAGTCCCTTTGATGATGCAACCGTTGTAGTTATTGACGCTATTGGCGAGTTTGAGACTATTACTATATGGGACGCAGTATATGTGAATGGTGTAGCACAATATAAAAAGTTATGGAAACAAACATACCCGGACAGTATTGGGTTATTGTATAGTGCTATGACTAAACGGGTAGGACTAAAGCCACTAGACGAAGAATACATTCTTATGGGCATGGCTGCATATGGTGAGCCCAAACACTATACTAGTTTACATTTAGATATGCTAGAATCTACTAGCGAAATAGAGTTTAAGCAGAATCTGCATGTTGGAGTGTCAGAAGATTATCTATTAAATGCTGATAACATGGATATTGCAGCCAGTACGCAATTACTTACTGAGCATTTAATTAAGAATGTAATGCGTAAAGCAAGAATGCTAGGCAGCAGTAAAAATCTTGTATATGGTGGCGGTGTAGCATTAAACTGTTTAGCTAATAGATTATTAGGGGAATACTTTGAACAAATATGGATTATGCCTAATCCCGGTGATGCTGGTAGTAGCCTTGGTGCTGCCGCTTTGGGTTATGGGGGTAGAATTAACTTCAACAGTAGTTATTTGGGGCATCTTATTCCTGGCAGTTATCCTGTTAATGATATACTTGATGAGTTACTTACTAAGTCTATTGTGGGAGTGGCAAGCGGACGTGCCGAATGTGGCCCTCGTGCCTTGGGGAACCGTAGTCTCTTGGGCGATCCAAGAGGGATACATATTAAGGAAAAAGTAAATGCAATTAAAAGACGACAACAATTCAGACCCTTTGCGCCAGTTATTCTGGAAGAATTGGTGCATGAGTATTTTATTATGCCTGATAATTGGGATAGTAGTCGGTATATGCAAGTCATCGCTACTTGCAGGTATCCTGAGTTATTTCCTGCTATCGTTCATCACGACGGCACTAGTCGTGTCCAGACTGTGCCTAAAGACGGCTCAGGAATCAGAGAGCTCCTTGAAAAGTGGTACATAATGACTGAATGTCCTATGTTACTTAATACAAGTCTAAACATTCGCGGAGAGCCAATGGTTAACGATAGAAGTGATGCAGATAGATTTGAAGAATTATATAACGTAAAGGTTTGTACATGATTGACATTGACCGACGAATCGAATTATTCAAGCAAGGTTATTGGGAAACTCCTGGGGGGTTAGACACAAGTAACTTTGATTTTGATTGGCGCCCTGAACCATGGGATAGACCGTTTATTCATCAATTTGGTACACAGCATCAAAAGACAGGTGGACCAAGATTTGTGATTCCAGAAGCAGAAGGAATCAAACATCACAGTCATCAACATGCTATTAAGTTACCTGATCCAGCTAATAGATGCTGGAGACCGTTGTTAGCAAATTGCACAATTGATTATAGCTGGCATCCTGACGAGACAGAAGAACCCTACATATATATTTTCGGTAGTCAATGGTACCCTGCTGAGATTATGAAAACGTTTCAGTACAGAATGCCGGGAGCAACTGAAAAGAAATATGTTAGCAATATAACTGCTACATTATTACCCAACAAAGACCGATGGGAAATACCCGAAGATATTAGTGATGACTTTGATTATAGCTGGGTCCCGCATCCGTTCGACCCTCCTGAATATAATTATCAATTTGGTACACAGCATCAAAAGACAGGTGGTCCTAAGTTTATTAGACAAGGTGCGACTAGCGTAAAATACGTATCAGACTTAGTTGCAACTAAACTACCTAATAGAAATAAGCGTAACTGGAGACCGTTATTACCTAACATCGGCGATGAAAGTTTTGATTGGTCTTGGCATCCAGATGATACTGTGCCACCTAGCACATATGTATTTGCAAACCAACATCACGCACATCAGCCTACACTATTGTATAGAGTACCGGAAGCTACTGAAAAGACATTGATGCCACAGGTAGTTAAACTTCTACCTAAGCCTGATAACTTTGAAGTCTTAGTAGAAGACGATATTGAGTTTGATTTTAGTTGGTTGCCTGACCCTAACGAACCACCTATGAATTTTGTGTTCGGAAATCAATGGTATGATAGTGTAACGATGCCTACAGTCAAGTTCATTAACAATGAAACTAGTGTTGTAAAGTACATGGACGATATTGTAGCAACTATCAAATCTAATCCTAGAAAGTTCAGAGTAATTGAACCAGTAAGTGATTTTGATTATAGTTGGAGACCCGACCCTAACGAGCCTGCATATAACTATATCTTTGGTAATGAGTATCACTCAGCAGAGTTTATGCCAACATTGATGTATAGAGTTAAAGGTGCAACGGAAACCAAGTACTTAGATACAGTTAAACCTACTCTAGCAATAGAGAAAGTATCATTCGAAGACAGTATATTTGATGCTGTAATGGAACACGACTTTCAAACCAAGTACGTTCATTTTCAGAATACAAATCATCCGTTAGATTATAAGATGGCTATCCCTAAGTACGATCCTGAGCGTGAGTATGTACACTTGTATGAAGATTGTGCAATCGTACCTAATGGCATTAAATCGCATTTGTTTGATAAGTTAACAGACTATCCATATGTAGTAACAGATAAGTTGATGGGTTACGTTAAGCCGCTGGATATTATCTTTATCAGTAACGGAGAAAGTTGTGCAGAAGACAATTACAATCACTTAGTAAGTCTAAACTTACCTAATCGCATTGTAAGAGTATCTAACGTTAATGGACGTGTGGCTAGTCAATATGCGGCTGCAAATGCTAGTGAGTCTCCTTGGTACTTCTTGATTAATGCTAAACTTAAAGTTAGTGAAGACTTTGATTTCAATTGGCAACCTAATATCATGCAGACACGTAAGCACTATATCTTTAGAGCACGTAATCCTATCAATGGGTTAGAGTACGGTCACATGGCAATGGTAGCCAACAACAAGAAACTAACACTAGCAACTAAGGGCTTGGGTCTTGACTTTACTATGGAAAGCCCGCATGAAGTAGTGAATATTCTGTCAGGAACCGCAGTATTCACTAGTGCATGGGATGCATGGCGTACAGCGTTTAGAGAGATGATTAAACTATGTTGCAACGATGACCAAGAATCTATTGATAGAGGCTCAGCTTGGATCAATAAGGGTGAGGGCGAGTTCGGTGAATATAGCAAGAATGGTGCAAGAGATGCAGTTGACTATTATACTCATGTCGGTGGTGACTTCGACAAGCTAAAACTAAGCTATGACTGGGCCTGGCTATACGATAGATTTGCTAAATAGTAGATGACTTACTTATTCTGGCTTGTTATTTTGGGCATTGTTGGTGGAGCAATCTACTGGATCATGGACTGGAAAAAGCAGTTCCCTAACGGCGAATAAGTGAGATAAGGATATAAACAATGGCAGCAGGAATTACATTTAATGGTGGAGTAACAATTACTGGTGGAATACTTCTGGGACCTACCCCAGACTCTATCGAAGTTGTTGCCACTGGCCCGTCAGCTCAAGATGGTTCATATGCATGGGGAGCCTCAGCAGGCAGCTTTGGAATAGTTAATAGTAACTATATCTCAGCTCTGTTCAATTTTGAGATGACTAATAACGACAGTAACGGATACACGTTCTTGTATGTAACACCTGGTTCTTATTCTGGTTTCTCAGTTTCAAATAACGTAATCGATGGTGACTTACCATCTTACCCTAGAATATTCACAATCGGTGGCACTAATTATGAATTTAGTGCCTACCCTTATGGGTACTTTGCTACAAGTGATGTAGCAGATTTAAAAAATAAAGTAGGTCAAGTAGTTAAAGTAATTTACAATCCTGCAGTGCAGGGCGCTGCGCCCACACCAAACACAATGTTGATTAAGTCATATTATAATCCATCAGGCATGGGTAACACTAGTTACGGTGCATCAGGATACTTTAACTACATGACGTTTGGTGGATTGTATAGTCAATATTTCAATGCTATTGTGTATAACACTAATACGGCTGATACTTTGATTTCATTACGTGAAGGAAATTATACTACCTTTGCAGTAAACAGTAGCGGTGCAATCGATACTGACACAAATGGTTCAACAAGAAAGTTTACTTTCGATGGCGTAGAAGTTATTGGCACGTTTGCTTCTTCTGCATTTGCATATATTGCATCTGGTGATGCATTAAGTTTAATGTCAAAAGTAAATTCAACTATCACAATAGTGTATGATCCGGAAGCACAAGCCGGCGGTGGCGGTGGTGCAGCCGGCGAATTAGCATCAGGTACTATTACTGTCGGCGACCAGTTCGGTATGGTTTACGGTTGGCAAGCTGGGCAGTTCGGTGACTCAACCTTCTCAATGATGGGTCCGATTATAGCAATTAAATATGACTCTAGCTACCCTAGAACACAAATTAATTTCTTAACAGGAACTTATGGTAGCATAGTTATTGATTTTGACACAGTTGGCGGCGAAACTTCGGTTACTGTTGTAATCGATGGAATTACTGAAGTACTAACTATTGCAAGCGGAACTGCCCAAGCAACTGTAACAGGAGATCCATTCGGATTAGCTAACAAAGTTGGGCAAACTCTCAACGTGTCAGTAACACCCGGAATTCCGCAAGCCGGCTTTGTTGCAGGTAATGCATACACTATGAATAATGATTATAGCTCGTTAGGTATTACAATCAATGGTAGCACGAGCGAATATGAAATTCGAATAGTTTCATTTGCATGGTACAATAGTGCAGGCTACAATGAATTGCTTGCATTGACCACTGGATCTCAGTTCCAAGTACTTGCTAATCTTGACGCAGGCGGAACCGGAGACTCTCTGTTCACGTTAACAAGTGGATTTGTTGACCAAGGCCCGTTCTATCAAGCAACTGCAACAGCATCAGTGGCACTCCAAACAAATGGAGTTACACCGGAAACTGTAACTTTACCTGCAGCAGCCGCAGGCACTACTTATACATCAAGTAACTGGACTAGTGGAAGCTGGGAAGATATGGGAGGTTGGAGAGTATCTCTCAGCTTAGGCTCAACTCCTGAATCATCTTTCTTAACTGCACTTAACGCATTAACTACTGGCGACACCATCGCTATAACAGACAACAATAACGTCACTGAGACTAGAACTATCACTAGCATATCGGGACAACCTTATTCTAGCTACAGTCAAGTAATCATTTACACAGATAGCGCACCTCCTGGTAATACATCATGGTGGACTATTGATAGTATAGCTATTTAAAACGGGCAAGTTACTATTGACACAATCGAAAGGTTGTGTTATAGTATGAGTTATTGCTGTATGAAGCAAAGAGAAAAGTGTTCTGGACGCGGGTTCGAAACCCGCCAGGTCCACCATAAAGCATACTAGTCGGCGACTAAGCGTAATTAATGCGGTCTCTACGGAGTGAAAGGGTCAGTGGTTCGATTCCACATAGTGTGTTTTATAATGGGCCTGACTTGGATTCGACAGGGCAACAAGTAAATTAGTGGACAGCTCGGGAATGTGAAACCCGTAGGGTTGGGGGAACTCGGCCGCAGAAGCAAAAAACCATAAATGCAAACGATTCAGTTTACGCATTGGCTGCTTGATAAAAGCATCCTAGGGTAAGACATACCTCGTAACAGAAACTCAAGAAAAGGCTCTTCGGAGTCTTTTCCTTTGTCAACGTAATGTAAGGCAAAGGCGTTGTATATGTATGGAGCTAATATGCAACTAACAAAACCCAAAGAACATTCTGACGATAAGCCTAGCAAGTATGAGACAATTTTTTTAATTAGAACTTGCTCACGAGGTTGCCCTAATTGCGACAAGAAACGCATAGGAACATGTCAGTGTAAGTAACCTTTTTTGTTGCACTAGTCCTAGAATAATATATACTAGCACTATGAGTAACGAAACAGCTAAATTTATCAACTCTCAACGCCGTCACAAAACGGACGTTCACATTGCTAGACAAGTGAAGATTGCCAGACAAAGTTTGACACACGACACTTCTAAAGTTGCTAAACAACCTCACCGTCTAGCAAAACGACACGCTATGGATTGTGGCAGTCCAAAATGCTATCTATGCGGAAATCCCCGCAAGACCCATAAAGACAAACTAACCGTACAAGAGAAACGATTGTTTCAAGACTTGGAAAAAGTTACTGACAAGCACAGTAATGGGTTACTATAAAAATATTTATAGAATTTTACCCAAACAAACTAGTGTTTACACTAACATTAGTGTACACTACTGTTATCAAGATTATCTTGAAAATTAATAATACATAAAGGAAATTAAAATGAAAACAGTCGGCGATAAGTTAGAAAAATTTGCAGTCACGGGTGTTAAGCCAGGACAACCAGAAGATGCATTCTTCGACATTACAGATGAAAGTTTCGCTGGTAAGTGGAAAGTAATTGTTTACTATCCAAAAGACTTTACATTCGTATGCCCTACAGAAATCGTAGCATACGACAAGTTGACTGGTGACTTTGCGGATCGTGACGCAGTATTGCTAACCGGTTCAACAGACAATGAGTTCTGTAAGGTCGCGTGGCAAAAGAGCCACAGTGATTTGATTAAAATCACCCACAACCAATTCGCTGATACACAGCGTGGCGAGTTGAGCTTGATTGAACAGTTGGGTGTATTCTACGCACCAGCTGGTGCAGCACTCCGTGCAACATTCATTGTTGACCCAGAGAACGTTATTCAACACGTGACTGTAAACAACTTGAACGTTGGTCGTAGCCCAGAAGAAACATTGCGTATTCTTGACGCATTGCAAACTGGTGAATTGTGTGCATGTAACCGTACAGTCGGTGGAGAGACACTATAATGGCATTCATTGACGCAATTAAAGGTGCGTTGCCAGAATACGCAAAGGACACCAAGTTAAATCTTGACGCTGTTCTTTTGCGTAGTACATTGGATGCTGATGTTGCTATGGGTTGTGCCGTAGCTGCATTAGCTGCAACTGGTAACGGTAAGGTACTAGCAGTAATGTTAGCAGATGCTCCTGTTCACGCAGACAGCGCAATGACAGCCGCAAGCATTATGGCCCAGAACAACATTTGGTATCCCTATGTTGAAATGGCAGATGACCCTGCTCTCAAAGGATTGCCGGCACAGTTACGCATGAATGCTATTGCTAGTCACGGCGGAACTACTAAGTCAAACTTTGAAGCGTTTAGCTTGGCAGCTAGTATTGTTGGTAAATGTCACTTCTGTGTTAAAGCACACTATGAAACATTGAAGCAAGAAGGCTACTCGGTGGAACAGCTTCGTGACATTGGTCGTATTGCCTCTGTAATGAACAGTGTTGCTAAGGTTTTGAATAGCTAAAATTTGCCCATAAATAGATGAAAGGAATCTATTTATGTTCGCAATATTAACGTGTTTAGCCATAGTCATTGCAAGTTTTGCATTTTCGTGTATAATAGTAGGTACACAAGAGAAAGACGAAGATGACCCTGGCTGAATACTTTGACACAGTTTGCTATCACGGAACCTACAATTTAGGCGATAGAATATTGGGACGCTATAAAGGCGTCCCCTTTATTGGCACTGTCGGTAACGATAACCAACTCAACCCCATCGACGGTCCTTTCTTGACAGTGCATCTTGATTTGCCCATTAAGATTGATGAAGAAATAAAAAATGTTATAATTGTAAAACATCACGAAGTCAACAGACTGAAGGAGTATGCGTCTGAAGCTGAATGGATAGCGAAAGCCTCTAAAACTTCTGGTAGTGGGTTCGATTCCCACCAGACGCACCAAAAACCCAAGAAGGTTGTGAAAGAAATATCTAAGAGAGAATCTTTACTAGACCGACTTAAAACACTTAAAGGTAAAAAATAAATGGATATGGATAACGCAGCCGTCTTTTTAGCCGGTACAATTTTATATGCAATCGGGTTGATAATCATCTTGGCTGCAACTATCATTGCTAATAACTTGATTCATAAGTTCTGGAAAAGTTTTGGATGGTCATTCATGCCTAATTACTGGACGCAAGAAACCACGAGATTCGCAACACCTGAAGAAGCAGCGAAGATTGCCCCTACATTAGACGAGAAAAAATGAAGACTTGGTACTTACTTCCACCCTACACAGAAGCAGACATCGAGTGGCTTGCTAACTGTGGATTAGAAGTTGAAGTTGAAGTACCAGAACTTCTAGGATTGAATGACAGTGGGTGGTGTGACATGGCTACAGGCCATCACATCCTCTCAGACTATCATAAAATCTATGTCAGAACTTATGATAGCAAACAAGAAATGTGGCTCTCGTTGAGATACGACGGTAGAGCAATTTTTAAGTATAACAACGAAGAACTAAATAATATTGACACAACACAAGGAGATAAAAATGTCACAACAATAGATTGAATACGCATGTAAAGACGTAGTGTTCCACTTTAACAAGGCACACTTACAAGACGAGACCATTCCAATGTGGGTCTTAAAATCACATGGAGAAACCTTTTATGTTAATCATGTGGAATGCAATGTTCCATGGAGTACGAAAGAGACCCCAGATAACCCAAGTACAAAAGGTAGTATCAAAGTCAAGAATGTATTATTGACGATTGATCCAGACAACAACGCAAACTTAACCAAGCTAACTGTTTTTGATAAAGTACGATTACGCAACCAGAAGATGGGCATTACTCGTATCATGTTCTTGCCAAACTCTGACATTCATACTGCATTATTAGAGAACAAACTAAAGCATGGACCAATGAAACGAATCACTGCACCTTGCACTACAGCATACATTGTGTGTGACTTGCTTGATAAAGCAGAGGCTACATTCGCTACATTGAAGTATGACACTTTCAGAGTACTACAACCCAATGACAGCTACTACCAACGTTATGACGAAGATAAAGACTACATCAGTCCTGACTACTCGGATAAAGACACCCCGTATGAGTACAGTTAAACTTTTTGTACCTAATAGTGACTTCTCTGATGTGTGTAAACATGTCAGTGAGAGTGGGGTAAAGTATTACCCCATTCGTAGACACGGTGAAATGGTTGGTAGTCTATATCGTGCCGGGTATCTCTTTGAAATGGATAAGTATCACCCCATTGTGTCCTTTTTGATTCTCAAATTTGACCTAAAAGTTTCTGATTGAGGGAGTTTGTGTTATAATAAATACATTACTAGATAGGCTAGTAATTCAACAGACTTTAACCAACATGCTCTTAGTCTGTGAGCAGTAAAAGGAAATTATGATGTACGCAAACAAGCTCGTGGCGAGCCTAAAAGCCAATGGTAAAATTCTCCGCGAATTCAAAGACAATGTTTATATTCCCTTCGGCAGCGAATATAGCTTCTTACTAAAAAACCTCAACACAAAACGAGCATTAGTCAATGTATTCATTGATGGTGAAGACATGACACCTGGTGGTCTTGTTCTCAATGCAGGTCAAGAAGTTGACTTGGAACGCTCAATCAAAAACGGCAATCTACGTGAAGGTAACAAGTTCAAGTTCATTGAACGTACTAGTGCAGTAGAGAAGCATCGTGGTATCAAACTAGAAGACGGATTGATTCGTATTGAGTTTCAGTTTGAATTGAATCACCCGATGCAATCGTTCTTTGATAACAATGCTAACAGTTGGGCGAAGAGTCCTATGCGTGGATTCACCGATATCACTTACGGTGTACCACAAGGCACCGGTTCAGCATGGTATGCTACTACAAATGCTTCCACTGACGCTAGATGTATCAGTGCGAGTGGCTCAACCTCTATGAACGTTTCAGCACAAGCACAATCAATGCCAGCTAACGATGTTGGCATCACTGTAGCAGGTAGCAAGAGTGAACAACGATTCACTACAACTACAATGGGTGTGATGGAAACTGAAAAGCATTCTATCATCTTTATGTTGTTAGGTGAGACAGAAGACAACAAGCCTGTATTAGAACCCGTCAATGTCAAGATGAAGCCAAAGTGTACATCATGTGGTAAGCAAAACAAAGCAACTGCAAAGTATTGTTCGGAATGTGGCACACATTTAGAACTATTTGCTTAATTGACTTATACCCTAAGTTGTGATATACTTGGGGTATGCAAATAGAAAACTCTCTCGACTGGCAAGCTGTCCATTCTGAATTAAGAACTCAGATTGGGCAGCTTCCGTATAATCCCGATTTGCGTAGAATGTTGAACAACATCAGCAACATGGTATCAGAGTTAAGTTCTGCCGAAGTAGAATCAAGACGTATCAATAAGCCAGAGTACAATAAACTAAAGGTCGATGCTATTAATAAAGCCATCGACCACTTAGAGAAACTATTGCTTATCGCAAAATTAATGAGTTAGAATGTTCCGGTGTAAGTTGTCGGGAACTGTCTAACATCACCTGGCCAAATGATTCTGACTGCTCCATTTCCAGGAGGCGTCACTGTATCAGAAGTACTTGAACCTCCTCCGCTTCCCCCTCCGTATATTCCACCTACAGTACCCGACACTGATGCAGGATTTGGGTCTATTCCTCCGCTACCAGGACCGCCCTTACGACCATTCGCTGTGCTGCTTGCGCCACCAACACCGTCAGCGCCTTGACCTAGTAGACCGACTCCGCCACCACCTCCACCGTACACTGTAGTGTTAGTGTAGCCAGCTCCACCACCACCGCCACCTCCACCTGCACCGTTTGCACCTGGCAATGTGCCATTACCGCCAGTAGCACCTGCGCCACCTGCTCCTGAATAGCCACCAGCACCACCTCCACCACCACCTTTTGTAACTGTAGCACTGCCGCCTCTGCCACCAGCACCGCCTGTTCCAACTATAACGGTGCCTCCTAACGTAGCATTCGCAGTAGGGACTGAGCCACCGCCACCAGCCTTACATATCACTGTGCCATCGGATTTGGTTACTGCACTAAACCCACCGTCTACGTTGTATCTGCCGTACGCGCCTGCAACAACTGTTAAAGATTGACCCGGTGTGACTGCATAATTATTTACGTAAGCTAAGGCACCGCCTCCACCGCCACGATATACTGTACTGTTTGTTAAAGAACCTCGACCGCCACCACCGACTGCAACCATACTGATTGATGTGACACCTTCAGGTACTACCCAAGTAGATGTGCTGGAATTAGTAAATTCTACCTGCCCTGCATTGTCGAGAGCATCAGCTATACCAGTAGAGGGATATAGTCTTGATAGTCCGGGATATATTATTCGCACCGCACCGCCACTACCAGCTGCGCCCGCAGCAGCACCGCTACCACCAGCACCACCGGCTCCTCCACCGTAGCTACCACCTATACCGGTATTAAACGGTGTGAGGTGAGCATCGCCACCGGCTCCTCCACCCGAGCCACCGAAACCTGCATTACCGGCTCCGGTGCCACCGGTTCCGCTTGCTCCCTCTCCGAAAATTCCGACACCACCACCGCCACCGCCACCTGGTCTAGTAGTTAAATTATATCCACCGTTACCGCCGTGACCCGCACCCCCTGTACCAGGTGAGCCTCCGTAGTTGTTGGCACTATTATAAATGTCTCCACCTTTGCCGCCTGCCCCTGAGTAGCCACCAGCTCCTCCACCAGCACCACCGGCCCCTGCTGCTTGCGCACCCCAATTATTGGATCTACCACTTGCACCACCGGCACCACCACCACCGCTTGATGATAGTATTGAGCCACCTGCAACTGAATCGCCGTTAGTTGCGCCACCGGCACCACCACCTGCTCCGCATAATAAAGTTGCGCCACGCATTACTTTAGTATCACCACCGTTACCGCCGGTGCTTGTACCAGATGCTCCTGCTGTTCCACCAGAACCAACTATGACTGTTAGTGTTTCTCCGGCGGTGACTGAAATAGAGTTGACATACGATAACGCACCACCGCCTCCACCTGCTCCACCGCGAGAACCAGTTCTACCACCGCTTCCACCACCAGCGCCGACAGTAACAACACTAATCTCAGTGACATTAGATGGAACTGTCCAAGAATATGTTCCGGCAGAGGTATATGCTACCTGTCCAGTTAATGTTCCGGATGTTATTGAAGTTCTGGAAAGGATAGCTCCTGCGACAGAAACCCAAGAGAACCCGCTAGTCATTGATGAAAGTCTTGACATATTCCTTTAACCGTATGATGCTGATTGACCAAGAACAGTCCATGTTCCTGAACTGCTTCTAATTAGTGAGTAAGAAACAACATCAATTTTATTGCTTGAAGCAGTGGGAGCAGTAGAACTAATCCACTTAATTGTTTGCGATGCACCTGCAATCTGAAAATCTGTTGGCAGATATCCAGTAGCCCCTTGAGTTACTATAAATGTTACTATAGTTGTTCTATTAGTTGTAGTGGGGACGTTAATTAAATTTATTGACCATGATGCTGTCGTAGTCACATCAAACACTGACCCGGTAGTTAAGTCATATTCTTTGAGACCCGACGGGGATGATGAAAGTGTAACATCTTGTGTTGCCTGAAACGTAACGAACCCTGTAGTGAAATTAGTATTTCCTGCAACGTTTAACCCAGTCAGCATACCAACACTAGTGATATTGGGTTGTGCTGATGATGTGACGGTTTCGGCAACTAATGCGTTAGCGACTTGACCTGATACATTAGCACCTGCTACTGAATTAGCAGTTGTTGCGTAAGTAACTGCACCTGATACGTTTGCTCCAGCTACTGCGTTAGCGATTGCGGCATAGCTTACTTGACCGGTTACGTTAGCACCCTGAATGTTACTTAGATTGTTACCGGCACCTATGAAGTAATTAGCTGTGATTTCGTTCACGCCAGTGATAGAACCGCCTGATCCTGATCCTGCGACAATTTTTGTAGTAACTGTTAAGTTGCCTGAGATTTCGGCACCTGAACTAGAAACTGATAACACATTTGCAACACCTGCTACGCTTGTTGTAACTTCACCGCCTGATGTGCTAACGCTTACATTACTTGTTCCGTTGCTAATGATTGAGGATGTACCACCTGCTACTGATGCCCAAGAAAGAGTGCCGCTGCCATCGGTTCTTAAATACTGACCTGACGTGCCCCCTGCAATATGTAAGTTACCTACACTACCTAAAGTGACGTTCGCAGTTGTCGTAAAGTTAACGACACCGGTTGCATTACTTACAGTCAATCCAGTTAATGAACCTACACTGGTGATATTAGGTTGCGCATTTGTGTAAACAGTACTAGCAACTAATGCATTAGCTACTTGTCCTGAAATGTTTGCACCTGGCAAGCTAGTTAACAAGCTACCATCTGCACTGATTTTATGACTAAAGGTAAACGAGTTAGTGCTGTTGATATACAACATATTTGCACTAGCGCCGTTGATAATGATACCGGCACCGTTTGCTAATGTAGAGCTTGATGCGTCATTTGCTAATACTAATGCCAAGTCATCAACTTGTACTATAGTGGAATTAATAGAAGTTACTGTACCGTTAACAGTCAAGTTCCCACCGACTACTAAGTTTCCATTAATGCCTAAGTTAGTTAATGTGCCAACTGATGTAATGTTAGGTTGAGCGTTAGTGTAAACCGTACCCGCTACCAATGCGTTAGCTACTTGGCCTGATACATTTGCACCTGCAACACTGTTAGCAGTCACCGCAGTTGTTGCTACTAAAGCGTTAGCTACTTGACCCGATACGTTAGCGCCGGCTACACTGTTGGCTGTTGTTGCGTAAGTTGCTAATCCAACTGCACCTGTTATATTTGCACCCTGAATGTTGCTTAGATTGTTACCGGAGCCTGAAAAATAATTCGCAGTTACTAAGTTGCCTAAGTCGGCGTTACTAGTGATTAGCTTGTTGTTAGCGTAATCAAACACTAAGCTACCACTTGCCCCAAAATCCCCTGCATAATTAAATTGAATTTGAGTATCTGCACCTGCTACTGTACTAGTGCCACCACCGCCACCGGTCGTAGCTGTAATCCAAGACAACTGACCTGCACCATCCGTAGACAATACTTGTCCTGAGATGCCTCCCGTGATATGAATATTACTGACGACACCTAAATTAACGTTACTTGCTCCTGCAAGATTAACTACTCCAGTGCTAACTAATCCAGTAAGAGTGCCAACACTCGTAATGTTGGATTGGGTAGCATCAGTTACAGTATTAGCGGTACTGATGATAGTGGGCTTGTTAGTTAAATCAGTATAACTACCGCTGAATAGAGTTGGCTTATTAGCTAATGATGAATACTCTCCGTCGAACAGTGTAGGCTTGTTAGTTAAATCAGTATAACTACCGCTGAATAACGCCGGCTTATTGGCTAACGATGCATACTCCCCATCGAATAACGCAGGGGTATTACTTAAATCGGTGTAGTCACCCGAGATTGCTACTGCTGCCAAGTCACTAGTATCTGCTTTATTGGCAAGACTGTTAGTTATTGTAGTTGTGAAAGAAGCGTCATTGCCTAACGCATTCGCAAGTTCATTTAAAGTGTTTAATACTGCAGGAGCACCACCAACTAAGTCGCTGACTGCACTATCAACGTATAAGGTAGAAGCAAAGTACGTGTCAGGGTGACCATTCAATGAAACAGCATTCACATTAGTAACTGAGCTACCGTTACCTGCCAAGAACGTAGCTGATAATGTACGTGAAGTCTTGTTAAATGTTAAGTTACCGTCTCCGGCAGTTGTACCGTTATCGTTAAATTGAATTTGCGTATTACTACCTGCAGGATCACTGACACCGCTAGTACTAACCCCAGTCAATTGACTACCGTCACCAAAGAAACGTGTAGCAGTGATGTTGCCGTTGACTGTTAACCCGGTCAGTGTACCTACACTAGTGATGTTGGGTTGAGCGTTAGTAAACACTGTACCGGACATGTGAGAACTAGGCACTTCACCGTATATGTTTGCCGCTCTAATATTACCTATCATGTAGCCATCACCCTGCAAGAATGATGCTTTTAATACATTTGTAGTTCGGTTGAAGGTTAGATTAGAACTAGCACCTAGATTACCGTTGTTATTGAATTGAATTTGAGTGTTACTACCTGCAGTCGTCTGTCCGCCTGTCAGATAAGTAGTAACCTCAATAACCTCACCGTTTAATGGTGTACCCGTAAAAGTAACTACATTACCAGAAAGATTGAAGGCTGCACTTTGCTGTAAGATACCATCAATGTTGATAATAACGTGGTCAACGTCAGTGGGTATGGAAGTCAATGTGAACTGAGTAGCGGTTCCGTCTCCGACAAAAGAGTCTCTACTGATTCCAGTGAACCCGTTAACAATTTGAATTCCACCACCAGTATTTTCTACCCAAGATAGATTACCACTACCGTCTGTGCTTAAAATATGCCCGTCAGACCCACCGTCAATTGTGATATTTGACGCAGGTCCTAAATTAGTTAAACCTGAAACGTCTAAGTTGCCGGTAACATTGGCATTAGCAAAGGTAAATGTTGCACTGGTATTTACACTGTTTGGTTCTAATTTTGTGAATGCCATTCTTTTTCCCTGTTTATTATGTATTTAGTCAAAAATGAACTAAACACCTACAGGGAGTTAGATGAACCAAGTAATGATGCTGTATCTAGTACCGCTAGTCACTGGCATAATCTCATGAGGGTACATGAAATTGCTAGGAAACATGATAATCGACCCCTTTTTCACATTGTAGGTCTTTTCTCTATTCCAGAATGCCCACTCGCCGCCTTCGTAATCGTTATTCAATGCGATACTACATGATACTGCTCTTGGTTGTTGCATGAAACTATCAGTATGTTCGACATAAAACCCGCCTGTTTTGTATCTAAGCAAGTCATATCCGGTATCTTGCTGGATCATTGCCAGTGGAAATTTCTTATTATACTCGTTGATAGCCTTGTTGGTGCAGTTAAAGATTTTAGTATCAAGTTCTTTTCTTACTTCATAGTTTCTGTCAATAACTTCAGCTATGCTTATACCTATAATATCATTGTTTCGAACATCTTTGTTTGAAGTTCCGGATGATATAGTTGATGGATACCAATCGTTACCGTCTCTATACTCGTTGAGAATCTGGTCACAAAGTTCTTCAGGAACTGCATTCTCTAATACCACTACATAGTCTTCGATGTTTCTACTGAATGTAGTAACCTCAGGTTCTGATACCTGAATAGTTGCAGATGGCTCGTCTTGAATTAGTTTAGTGTTTTCTTTATCTCTGTTATCAAAAAATGCAAAGTTTCTGTCTCCTCGGCTTCTAACATAATGTAAGAAAACCTGAACATATTTAGAGCCTTCAAATTTATCTCGCCAGTGGTCTGCCTCGCAACCTAAGTACATCATCGCATCACCTGAATTAAGACTTAATCTTGCTTCTTCTCCGTTTGGCTTTGTGATACAAATAGGCCAGTCACTGTCACCTGCTAAATGCAACGTCAGACTAATTTCACATGCGTCACGGTCTTTGTGATGCTTCAAATCACTTCCTTCTTTATACACTCTAGCATATGAGTAAGTTGGTAGAACCGTCTCCCCTAAAAATTTACTGACTTCAGGTGTCTTCTCGCAAAGCAATTCTAAAAAGTCAATATAGTTATACGCAGTGTGAGAGTTTTCTGCTTGCCCATCACCTTCTAAATTATTTGACACACAAAAATTTAGAAATTTATTAGCAAGTTCTCTAGCCCTATCAGTTGAGATAAAATTAGGAATGTATATGAAATTGTTGTCTACTAGTTGTTGATTCATTTTATAATGTTGATAGTCGTTGATTCTGATTCAGGTGGGTATAACTTATATGCAGTCTCCCACAGTGCTAATGCTTTGTGTGCCCATTCAGGAAGTTCAGTGATGATTTGATTATGTCTAGTGTCTCTGAATTCTAATTGACCCTCACCGTTTAGCCAATGTAGTGCGTGAATGTCTTCTGGTATGCCGCAAGTATGTAAATCTAAATTGATGTAAGTCCATTCATCTAAGTAGACTGCATTATCGTCAACTAGGATAGTGATTCGATTACTCTGAACCATTGTCGAGAGTCCTCGGTAGCTTGGTAAAATCATTGGTCGCAGCAGCAAGCAAGATTTGTTGTGAAGCCTCGTTTGACTTAACCATTTCGTTTCTGAAACTTTCAACGGCTGCGCCTGTTTGTCGTTGTTGCCCTGAGTTCTCAATCAATAACATAGGTAACATTGCGATTGCACAGTTCCACTCATCGACACGATTTCCAGTATTCATGTCGTAACCTTCAATCTTCATAAACCATGCACAGTCTAACCCTATGCATTCTTTTTTAAGAAGCGGGCAAAGATTCTTTCTTTTTAATTCCATAGTAAACCTCGTTTATCAAGTATTTAATAACTTGATATAGAGTTACTAAATTTTAGTCTTTAATGCAGATTATCGAGTCAACGTATTTCACACTAAAGTCAGCGCTGGAACTTGATGAAAAGTCAACTTTAAGAGTACCTGATAGTGTGTGAGTATGTCCAGTGCCGACACCGGCTGAACCAGACTGTCCAGTGCTAGGGGCTCCAAACCATCCAGTGATAGTACTAGGAGAAGTGGGACCCGCGGTGTACGGATATCCACTGTTAGGAGAATTAATCGGGGTTCCAACAGAACCTGAGAAAGGATGCGTGTGTGCAGGTATATCCATCTGAGCCGAATTAACCGTAACTGTACTTGCGGATGCCGGATAAGTAACTGAACCTGCTGTCCTAGTTGATGTGAAAAAATCAGTAAAGTCTACTGTGCCACCAGATCCAAATGTACTAGTAGTTATAATCCTAAGAGTGTGGTTATATGAGTTACTGTCTTTAGTCCAACCAGTAGGCGAGGTTGTATGTTTAAAAAATGTTCTAGTTCCTGAAGGAAATGCTGCCATAGTCGTTTAGTCCCTCGTAGCTATTATTGCATCAATGTATTTAACTGTCAAACCAACAGACAGAGTAACACCGGGCGTAGCACTAAATGCCAGTGGGTGTGTATGTGCTGCTGGCGCAGGAGAGCCTGTGCTTCCTGAAGTAGTCCCAGTTGGAATTGGTGAGATGCCTGCTCTTCCTGACGCAGCACCCCCGGGATATTGTCTTAGAGAAGAAGACGTATATGAAATATATCCTGATGTGAATGTGTGAGTATGAGAAGCTAACTCGCCGACTGCCGGGTTAACTGATAGAGCGGATCCTGTTGGGTTAGTAATAGTACTAGCCCAAGTCCAGCTTTTTTGTGCTGCCTGTCCCACCGTTGTGGTCCACCCTGACGCAGATGTATTATCTGATCCTGCAATATTTGTAACACGTAGCCCATAGTCATCATATGTTAAATCTCGTGTCCAACCAACTGGCGACCAAGATTGTATGAAAAGAGTTGTTGAACCTGAAGGAATTGAAGCCATTTAATTAATACCTCGTTGCCATGATTGCGTCAACATATTTAAGACTGAAATCTATGTCGGGGATAGTAACCGGAATAGACACACTACTTGCAGTGTGGCTGTGTCCCGATGAGCCTGATGCGATTCCAGTACTAACAGATGTTCCAGAAATTGGACTAGCATTACTGTAACTAGGTGCAAAAACGCTCGGAGTAGGTGGCGAGTTTGGTTGTTTAAAGTTCGCAAAGTATGTTGCAGCACCAGGGGGGTTACTTCTACCGCCCATCACGTGAGTATGTGCTGGCAACATTGCAGTCGTTACTGTAGTTGCACCCAATGAGACTGAGATTGGATAACTAGTTGAAACACTTGTTATCGGAGAAAACACTGAACTGAAGGGTGATCCAGTGCCTGTGGGCTTGAACAACCCGCTAGTTTTGTTAGTGATAGATAACGCAGAGTTATCCATTGAAGCGTTAGTTTCTTTAACCCAACCAACTGGCGCTGCTGCCTGCTGAAACAGCATAGTTGAGAATGAGTATTCAGGTTCATCTTTTGACGTAGATGTAACGCTAGTATAGCCAGCGAACCCACCGTTGACAGTATTAATACGTGACATTTGATTTATGAATAAGTTGAATAAGATCCGAGAACATGTGCCCAAGCAGCGCCTGTTCTGATTAAGCCAAACGAGAACACATCAACTGAATCAACTTTGCCCGGGGGCGTTATACCACCAGGCCATTTAATAGGTAGAATAGTTCCGTCAATTTGTAAAACGTTTGGTATATAAGGAGTTGCACCTTGTACTACCATTATAGTAACTATAATTGATTTAGCATCAGTAGTAGGCACGTTCTGAAAATTCACAGTCCAATTAGCACCTAGTGTGACACTAGGGTGATAAAAGGTTGCACCATTGTTCATGTTGTAATTAATAGTAGACGCTGCGACTGCTCCCATTGCATACACGGACTCTGTGGCTTGCGCGCAAGAGAACCATGAAGATATTGCTAAACTAGATAAAGTACCAACTGATGTAATGTTGGGTTGAGCATTAGTGTAAACTGTACCTGCAATCAAGCTGTTAGCCACTTGCCCTGTTATGTTAGCACTGTTTAAATTAGTTAACGCACTACCGTTTCCGTAATGATTACCGGTTAAATTAGCACCGACTATATTTCCAGTAACTGCTAGACTAGTTAATGTACCAACCGATGTAATACTAGGTTGTGCCGCAGTATATACCGTGCCTGCAACTAATGCGTTAGCTACTTGTCCGGTTACGTTAGCACCAGTGATAGAAGTTAGTAATGCACCGTTCGCTGTAATAGGGTGACTAAATGTAAATGAGTTACTAATGTTATTATACAATAGATTAGCGGATGCACCGTTGATTGTAATGCCAGCGCCGTTGGCTGCTAAACTAGTGGTTGCATTGTTTGCTAGAACAACGTTCAAGTCGTTGATTGTCAATGTCGTTGAATTAAGAGTAGTAGTAGTTCCCGATACTGTTAAGTTACCAGAAACAGTTAGTGCGCCACTTATCAATGAATCACCGGCAACAGCTAAAGAACTTAACGTACCTACACTTGTTATGTTTGACTGGACGGCAGTGACAATATTACCGGTTAGATTTTTAACAACCACATTGTCAGTGGCTAATGTAGTTGTTGATTTGTTGAATGTTAGATTAGCGTTTGATCCAAATACGCCTGCATCATTAAACGCAATCTCTGTGTTGCTTCCTGTAGGATATGTAGTAAAGTCATATGCAACACCGTTAGCATGTAAAATGTTATCAGTTTTGACCGCATCCCCCGATACGTTTCCAGTGACGGCTAAATTAGCCATACTAAATTGAGCTGTAGCGGCGATGCCGGTGGGTTTTAAACGGGTTAGTGACATTTATTGTTCCTGAAGTTGAATACTCTAGTATTTAGCTTAAAAACTTGAGAGAACTACCCAAAATAATTGTTTATCGCGGTGTGATGTTAGATTTTGGTATAATATTCATATCAAAAATCCAGCTATCTAATAACTCATTAGATATGTAATCGAAAGGTATCCAGCAATATCCGTTTAAGCCCCAGTCAGATCCGAAACTGTTTCTAGCTAGTAATATTCTCTTTTTCAAGTTATACCCTACAAAACACATAGCATGAGCACCTATGGGAGATTGTGTCTCGTATGCTTGTGGCATTCTAATGGTTGTATAATTATCGTATAAATCTTCAAACGATTCGTAAACCTTCATACTAAACACTACTGGATACTCTTTGTTAATAGCATCTAGGATATCATTTAAGTCTGAAATTCTATAGTAATTCTTGATAGTTCTATTTTTTGCATCTTCATAGCAGGGAATACTAGGAGTCATGGCAAATGACTCTACTAGATAGGGCCAAGCAGCTTCGCTACAAATACCAAATTTTTGCACAGCCTTGACTGCATCACGTAGATATGCCCCTCCATCTTGATTGATAGTGTTTTCTAGCGCACGTGCATTGTAGTAGACGAACAATCTACTAAGGTCCGTAAACTTATCAGGTGCTTCCTTATTCATCAGTAACTCATATGCGCCTACGACTGCCTGGCCTGTACAACTGCCCAAGTGGCCTTGATCCTCAATGGGACTAGCCCATTGTCTCAAGTCAACATACTCACGTAGAGGTAGTCTGGCAAAGGAGTAAGGCAAGTCTCTCCAATCACTTGGGTCTTGCCTTACATTATATTTTGCTTTGAGCAGTAGCATTAATCTTCAGCTTCTATCTTAACAATTTCAGGATAGTCTTCCATTTCAAGTACGTCACCTTCTTCTGATAAATCTACTAAATTTTCAGCAATAATATGTAGTTCAACATCTTGCCATGCGTCTTCTCTCGCCCATTCTAATAAACGAATCATCAAAGGTACATTGAGTTTAATAACGTCTTCTTCATTTTCGTTCGGCTTAGTTAAAGTTCTTTTACGCATTGAAGCCGGCATTACGGCCGGGTCAGCAAAGTGTTCTTCGACAATTTTATGTGTGATTTTTTTATACATGGTATATCCTATTATAGAATCAACCATTGTGTACCGTTGTACACAAATGTTAGTGAACCATACGGTGCATTGATAACGGCAGTTGCGGCACCATCAATAGTACCAGCTGTTGGTGTGATAGTGATAGGAGTTGCAGGTGCAGCCAATCCTAATCCATCTTTGATTGTGAATTCTTGACCTAGTACGCCAGCTGGCAATGTTACTGCCACAGCAACCGGACCCGGTACGGCTACATCAATTACGTTATCAGTTGCGGCTACTACTGTGATAGGAGTCGCAACTGCGGTTCTGATATCAACTAATGCAGCACCGCTGGCACTGATTGTAATTGTATTAGCACCTGTACCTGTTGTTGGTGCTATCGTGATACCTGTTCCTGCTAGGATTGAGGTTGGGTTATTTGTATATGACATTTTATTTTTCCTTTAGTTAAATGTTTTGAAAGATTATGATATAGTCTTCCAGTTTGTGCCATCATATACAACTTGTATATGACTGTATCCACCATTAAGAATAGCGAAGGAAACACCGTCTATGTTTTTTCCTCCGGCACTCGTAATAGTAATGGGATTTGTTTTAGCCTGACCAGAATAGTCTTTGATGTATAATGCTCGTCTATTGTTATCGTCACCGTTGCCAGTTGCCGGTAATATAACAGATGCAGGCCCAGGTATGTCAACCATGATTACTTCGTCGGTATTTGCGACAGTATACGGTGTTGTTGTAACGATTCTTACTCTATATTCGATTGCCATGTTATCTCCTTAACTGATTCTAGTTAGTGTGACCTTGACACTATTGCCAGTTGGTCTTGTTGGGGTTACTGCGGCTGGTAAAGCTGTGAGTGCAGCGGTGATATCAGCACTTGACCAGCACAGTTGAATGAATCCCCCTGCTGGAATGTTCAAGGTAAAGTTACCCGATGTAAAAGTCAGTGCTAACGTGTTGACTAGTTCAATGTCTTGTCTTGAACCCACTACGTCTACTCCGTTTAGTCTAAGCCATATGCTAATGTCAGTAGTTCCACCAGAAGTCTTGGACAAAATAAGAGTGAACAGCTTTGTGTATGTGCCAGCATTTACTACAGTAATGTCTGTGCCACCTACCACACTAACGCCATTGGCAGGTCCAGTGACGTTGAATGTGGCAATATTAGTAGTACTGGCTACTGGATTAGGCTGTGTAGTGCTGTCAGTAAAGAAACCGTAGTTCAACAAGCCAGTACTACCAGATATCACACCGTCAGTGACACTGATGCCAGCGCCTACTTTTACGATTCCGTAGTCTGTAGTTGATGATAGAGGTGCTTTGTATGACATTTTCTTTCCTTATAATTGTATGATAGTGCATCTTACACTAGGGGTTACCGGTCTCACCGGAGCTACCTGTGCTGGTACTGTTAATAAACGCATGGCAATGTCTGCACTGGACCATGCTATTTGAATCGTGTCGCCGGCTGTTAATGCCAAAGTAAAATTCCAACTTGCCACCAATACACCAACTGCACCAATGACAACACTCTGCGAATTTGTATCAGTATAGTTTACACCGTTGCGTTTAATCCAGAAATCTATTAAGTCATCACCTGCATCAGTTTTATCTACCTGTGCAGTAAATTGTAAATTGTAGTTGGCAGTTTTACTAACTGTTATATTTGTTCCACCGACTAGCGTGATACCAACATTGACAGCGGCGTTGTTAAATGTAACAATATTTTGTGTGTTGGCCACAGGATTGGTCTGTGTAACTGTGCTGTAGAAATACGCTTGGTCCAACAGTCCTATAGGCACAACATTGAGCACTCCGTTGGTCACAGTTAGATTTGTACCCGGTGTTGTTATACCTGGAGTAGAGTTAGTAGCCAATGGTTCTTTATAGCTCAAGTTACACCTGTTGTAAAGTTAATGTTCTTGTATTGACAGTTAGTGTACCTGTTATAGCAGTTGCCCTAGCAGTAACAATATCACCTATCACTAATGCTACAGGTCCTGTTGTTGTTATACTAGCTGATGTAATTGTTGTTGGACCTGATACTGTGACTAACGTGCCTGGAATCAATACACCATTCTTGTAAATGCCAAAGTTAGCACTAACTGGTCCCGCAGCTAAACTTCCTGGAATGTATACGTTGCCGTTTACAATTGTAGGTAGACCGTAGCCAGTAATCAATCCTAAGTTGGTTCCAATATTACCATTAATTACACTTGTCCCTGTATTTGCTACCGCACCGCTGTTAGTGAACAGTGCAAAGTTTTCTAGTACACCTAATATGATAGGAGTCGTAGTAGCGCCAGGCTCGGTCACGATGTTTGTATCAGTCGTCACTGCCCCGAGTGTAGATAATAATCTGCCATTTAATATACCACCATTGCCAATGCCAGCAGCACCGGCTACTGCTAGTGCTGTGCCTGCAAATACTGTGTTAGCACCCAGTGCTGTCGCACCTTGGCTTACCCAGAATACGTTTTCTGCACTGGCACCATTGGTCAATACTACTTGACTTGCGGCTACACTGGTCAATGCGCCAGCGACACGGACAACAAACAATGCGTCAGGATCGCCGCCGCCGTCTAGTGTCAAGATACCTTGAATAGCAGCAGGTGTAACAACATCGTACACTCCTGGTAGTAATGTTTCCCCGTTACCAAACACGGCACCGTGTAGTACTCCACCTGGTAATGCTGCTAACTGTGCAGCAAGTGCAGTGGTTGCGGCTGCGGCTGCAGCCGTGATATCAATAAGGTCCCCGACAATACCGTAGTCTGCACCAAATGTTGCTACAAAGTTTCCATTGATTGGACTAACTAATGTCATGCCGGTAAGTGGTGTTAGACCAGTGCCAGCAAGAATTGTTTGCGGAGTTGTGCTAGTAACTGTCAACCGTAGTAGATTCGTACCAATCATGGAGTTGGTATTAACTATGCCACCTCTACGGTTGTTGCTTGCAAGTTGTGTTGCTCGTACCGCCGGTACTTGTTTACGTAAGTTGATTCCAGGACGTAATGGTCCTTGGGGAAAGTTTGCTGAAAATATACCTAACATTTTAGTGCTCCTTGTTTCTAAAAATTTGTCATTGTTGTTACACAATATTCCATTCTGTGCCGTCGAATAATACTGTAATACTGCCAAAATTTGTGTTAATAGTAGCAGTTGCGCTACCGTCAATTAATTGTCCGCCTGTACCTTGTACTGTGATTGGATTAGTAGCAGCCAAGCCGCCACAATCCTTAATAATATAAACTGTTCCAAGTATGCCCGTAGGTAAAGTAATAGTAACTGGTCCTACAGTTAATACACACAGGAAGTAATCAGTGGGTAATGCTGTGTATGTTGCGGTAACAACATCTGTTACTGCTACTGGACTTGGGTTACCGGCAGGCCCGGGTGGTCCAGGAGGTCCAGGCGGTCCCGCAGGACCAGTGCCCCCATTAGTAATAAACACATCGTTACCGGCTCCTCCAAATTGTGATGCAACCGGATACAGTGCTCTCCTTACTAGTGGTCTTCTGATAATAGGACGGCGGCGTATTTGTGCAGTTAGTATTCCTAAATTGTTGAACATCATTATGACTTATCCTTCTCTTTTGCTAACCAGCCACTAAGTACAGTACGCAATAGTGAATGTTTTACCGGTGCAGGTTCTTCTTCTACTACGGGTTCTTGTGTTACTGCAGGTTCTTCTTCTACTACGGGTTCTTGTGTTACTGCAGGTTCTTCTACTACTACAGGCTCTGCTATTGGAGCTGAGTTATCCAAGTTAATAGGTTCATGAATGATAACAAAATCCCCACCTGATTGTACTACTCTAGTAATCGTAGGTACTGAAGGAGGCATCTCAGTTACACCACCGGTGTCAATCATACTTGTTTGTACAGGTAAATTGTATGCTGCCTGCAATTGCTCTGTTATTGAAGGTGTTATTGCATCCTGATATGACATAGGTGTTTCATCCTCAAGTATTACTTGAGGCGCAGTTGGTTCTGATATCTCTACGGGAGTGTTAGACTCACTTGCTGCAGGTTGATTTGATTTATTATAAAGCTCTAATGCTTTAGCAACAACCTCTTGCTCTGTTGGGAACAACTTTGCAGTAGGATATGGAATTAATACACCCTTAGTCTTCCATGCTATTTGACTTTCACGCAGCCATTGTTGATGGTGCGTCCCTCTCAATGCAAGATAATCTTGTATTAAGAGTTGCTTTGCAACTTGAAGTAATTCTTCTCGTTTTTTAAATTCATCTGAATTAATCTGGCTCATAATGCTTTACCTGCTAAATGTAATACCAATGCAAACGCACCACTCAACCCACCTGTAACAAACGATAATGCTGCTGCAAAAATCATTCGCTTATGTACCTTGTTCTGTTCAATAATTTCGTTTAGTTTATTCTCTAACGACTTATGGCGCTGGGCACACAGTGCTACGTGAGCCTCAAGGTTAGTAGATTCAATTGGCTTATCACCGGAAGAAACAGTAATCATTGACATATATTACTCGATAAATGATAGTGGGTACTGAGCAATAACTCCGCGACTTAACACATCTGCTAAACTTGGATAACCTTTGTTAACATGATTTGCAATACCGGTAATAACTAGTTTATTGATACCATCAATACTTTCTGCGTTCATAATAACATTGTTTGTGATACGTGCGTTGATGTTATCAGTCCACAACTGCGTTAATGCGTGTAGCATTTCTTGTATCAACGATACAGGATACTGTCCTGGATTTAGCTTATTGAACAATTCAGCAAGTTGAGTAGTCTGTTCTGCCCACTTAATTTGCAAAGGCACAATGTCACCTTTTTTCTTTGACACTTCTACTACTTCGACTCCGGTTTCAAATATAGCATTCAACATTTTCCCGATATCACTACCGGCGCGAATGCCATAGTATGGTATAAAATAATCACCAATCATTGTTGCAGATTTAGTTAAACGTTCTTCTACACTAGGAGTTGTTGATAAGTCAGCAACAGAGCTAACAGCATAGTTAACTAGACCCAAAGAATATTTCGTCCATAGGGTCCTGCTATCCATCCTGAAGACTAATGTTTTTTCATTCACTACAACAGAAGGTAGTGGACTTAGCGTAGCTTTAGTTGGTACCATACTGGCTTTTACTTCCGTAGGTAGTGCTAGTGGACTATCAAAGTGTTCTTCGACTATATCGTGTGTTATCTTTTTATACATTTTAACAACCCATATCGTCTAATGCATCGTACATTTCATTTTCTATTTTCTTTGCTGTGTAGTCAATTATTCCCGATGAGAACACATCAGCAAAACTAGGATTACCATTTTCTTGCTTTACTACTAAAATGTTGTATGCTCCGTCGGCAGCAATGTCCCCTGCTTCCCATTCTCTTTTCATGCGTGAGATTGCTTGCATGATATATAAATTTTCTACTTGAGTGAGGATATCTACTACTGCGGTAGAAGGCCACAATGCGTTTGCGCTTTCTAAGAAGTCACCTAGTGATTTTGTAGCATCAGCAAGAATCTTCATAGTGTCAGTTGTGTCTTTGTCATTCTTAACTTGTACAATCACGTCGGCTAATGCCAACGCAACATTAGTTAACAATGTTTTAAATTGTGTAGCTGCTTCTGTACCATAGCACTCTGAAACAATGCTAGTGATATTATCAATGTCAGCAACTAGTTTAGTTTTCAATGATTCTGTATCTGTACTACCTGATGTGATACTAACTACAAGACTGCGAATTCTCCAAGCTAATTGAGACCAGTAACTTGTACTATCTTTTTCGATTTGACTTAAAGATGAATCGTCATATACTTTGATCCAACTTTTACTTTTTGCATCATATCTGTTATTTGATTGTGATTTAGATTTTGCGGTATGATATACAATCTCACCGGTGACAGGGTCTACGACTCCTCCCATGTTTTTAGCAGTCTTTGATTTTCTTTCAATCTTTGCTTTTAATTCTGCGGCGATAGGGTGCGCAAAGTGTTCTTCTACGATGTGGTGTGTGATTTTTTTGTACATGATTGTTCCTTACCAAACTACTGTTGGTGTTGATGTTTGATTGACACCGAACATATTGCCGGTGTTTACTAAATTTTGATTGGAGATTGCACTGCCAATGACATTTGAACTAGAGTAGTTGCCATAGCCATAGGGAATGCCATAACTATAGTTTGGATAGGCATATGGAAAGAAGTAGCTGCTTCTGTAGTTGGGGTATAAGTAACCATAAAACATTTTTTATTTTCCTTTAAAAAACGTGAGCCAACCTTTTGAGTCGGCCCACTATCTTAACGTTTAGTCGTAAGTTGGATTAATAGTAACCATAGCCGCCTAAGCCGCCATACCCACCGTAACCACCATACAAACCATATCCGGGATACCCGAAGCCATAGCCATAGAAAGGTGACGCTATACCGCCCATATAGGGATAACCTATACCAGCGCCTAGATAACCTCTACCAAGACCAAGACCACCGTAGCCCATATAACCATAATTGGATCTAAACATATAGATACCTCCTTATAGTTAATTAATTGATGCTAGTTGGTGTTGAAGTTTGTGTTGTACCAGTCATTGTTCCAGTATTAACTAGACCTTGACTAGAGATAGCACTGTTCAACGAGTTCAAAGCACTGTTTGTACTTGCAGATTGGAATGCAGAAACTGCACCGCCGTAAGCAAGACCTAAACCACCGTACTGAACACCTAAGCCACTGTATGCAACGTTGGTATTAATCAATGCTGTGTTCAAGTTTTGTGTATTCAATGCGTTGACTAGACCGCGTGTCAATTCGCCTTGTTCCATTACTGCACGTGTTGTGGCAGCTGCGGTTTGAGCGACTACTGCATCTGTGCGGGCAGCAGCCAACATTGTTTGCAATGTACCGTTAGATACTTCTTGCTTCAAGTCAGCCAATGCTGATGCATCGTGTAATGCAACTTGCATAGCGCGGTTGTTGATGTCGTTTGTTTGTGCGACTTGTAGTTTGTAGTTTTCGAATACACTATCAGAAACTTTTTCTCTTAAACTTGCAGTTTCACGTGAAAGATGAAAGAACGGGTCAGTTGTTAAAAAATCAGCCATTTTATTTTTTCCTTATAATAAGCCGGGACATTACATCCCTGAAATGCTGAACGATAGAACCTATTTCTATCACAGCATATAATTACTTAAACGAAAAAATGACTGTTTCCATATGCTACAAGTATTGCATGTACTTCAGTACGGTAAAAAACCTGCCGAAGCAGGTTTTTATATTGCAAGTTTCAATATTAATTGATACTTTGTGGATTACTAGTTTGCGTAGTGTTTGCAATGTTGCCCGTATTTATCAAGCGTTGATTTGAGATAGCACTGTCTAAAGCATTAATAGCACTATTTGTTGATGCGATTTGTGTTGCATTTACTGCACCACTATACGCAAGACCCATACCACCGTACAATGTGTTCAAGCCACTGTATGCGACATTGGTGTTAATCAAACCTGTATTCAAGTTTTGTGTATTCAATGCGTTAACTAGACCACGTGTCATCTCACCGTTCTCCATTACTGCACGAGTAGTTTCAGCAGCAGTTCTGCCGATTACTGCATCAGTACGAGCGGCAGCTAACATTGTTTCTAATGTGCCTTTGCTTACAGCGCCTTTTAAATCAGCTAATGCTGATGTGTTGCGCAATGCTACTTGCATACCGCGATTGTTAATGTCGTTTGTTTGTGCGACTTGTAGTTTGTAGTTTTCGAAAATACTATCAGATACTTTTTCTCTTAGACTTGCGTTTTCACGTGAAAGATGAAAGAAAGGATCGGTTGCTAGTGTTGAAATTTCAGCCATTTTATTTTTCCTTAAGGTTTTGATACTTCATATAGAACCCATTTCTATTGTAGTATATTATTACTTAAAAGAAAAACACTTTCAAAATTACGTAGCATTTACTAGCCTGTACTTGAGAACTACGGCTAAAGGAAATCCTATATGAGACCCATATAGGATATTTTATTTTGAGAACATTGCCAGTTGAGTGCGATTCTTTACATTAAACTTTTCGAGCAGCTTGCCTACATGTAGTTTCACAGTGCTTTCAGTGATGTTTAGAATTTTTGCAATTGTTTTATTGCTTGCACCACGCTCTTGAATGAGCTTGAGAATCTCACCTTGCCTGGGAGTCAATGTGATTTCACTGTTATGTTTGATTTTAGTAGGGCTACCGGGCAAGTTATCTAAGATATGCTTCGGCCAGTAAGGAATGCTATTAGATAGTGCATTGATGCTTTTATTAACGTCATCAATTGAGTAGTCCACACCATCTAGCAGAACTCCTTGGCATTGAGTTCTTTGTAACTCTTTGATAAGACTTCTGGGTGTATCTTTCTTGATAACAATGCCTATCCTTAGGTCATCTTTACATGGCATAAATTTTGTAATAGTTGTCAATGCATCCATAAACTCTATCGCGGAACTTCCCGGAGGTCTAGCTAACATGTCAACGTGAATTGCCAACAAGGTCACTTTGCTTGCACTCTCTTGCAGTGCATTGGCAAGTTCAGCCCATGTACTAGGCATTGTCCACGTAAAATTAAAGTCTTCCTTAATTCTACCCGTACATTTGGGAGTACTACTATGGTCTTCTCTAAAGTAAATAACGTTTGGTTTGAGTTCTATGTTCATATCAGTACTTACAGAGTCATCTACTTCCGCATCAAATACAACAGTATAGGCTGTACTACAGTCTGGCAGTAATGAAGTTGACACAGAAAAAAATGTGTCTGGTAGTGTGCGGAAATTAATCTTCTCGGATGAGTTTATCATTTTTGTAACTTTCTTTCTATTATTGTAAGATACCTTCGAGTTGCCGTCTGTTCGGTATCGAACATACTATTAGTTATTCGTTATCATGCCTATAAAAAAAATAAATGTCAATTTGACATGGATACCTTAGTAGTAAATTAGTTCTAGAACTAAAGTACTACCTTTAAAATCAGTTGACAATAAATCACTTTCCTGCTATACTACGTTATGGAAATCGAAATTGTAACTCGTTCAGTCAAGCGCAAGTTTGTACTTGAAAATGCAACCAAGTTCTTGCGTAAAGAACTAAAATTGGAGAAAAGCAAATATGCGTTAACAGTTTACAATGCACCCGGATTGCGCAAGCGTGAAGGGTTTAATGGTATCTGCTCAAAAGTAGGAGACCGCGAAATCGTCATTATCGTTGACGGTGGTTTGGGAGAGTGTGACCTCATTCAGTGTATTGCACACGAAATGGTTCACGCCAAACAAATCGCAAAAGGTCAACTACAACTCGACACCAAAAATCGTCAAACATGGTTGGGTCAACGGGTGTCCAAAGAGTATCACGAACGTCCTTGGGAACAAGAAGCGTTCGCACGTGAAAGAATCTTGGCTTATCGTGCAATGTCATTCTGTCAAAAAGAAATGACAAAACGGGCAAACAAAGTTCTAAAACAGTTTGACAAATAATCCAATCTGTAATATACTACGTATTCTGAATTAATCAACGACATAATCAACAGGAGTTAAAATGTCAAAATCTAGTGCTGTTAGCGACAATCACACAATCACTGCTACGCAGGCTGCTCGTTCACTCAAGCAGGCAATGAAAGCAAAACGTCCCGTATTCTTGTGGGGCCCTCCCGGTATCGGTAAGTCTG